CCCACCCACCTACCTACCTACCTACCTACCTACCCACCCACCTACCTACCTACCTACCTATCTACCTACCTACCTACCTACCTACCTACCTACCTACCTACCTCACCCCATACACACCCCATACACCTCGCATACACATACCCTTTACCAACACCCCACCTAGTAGTACCCTCGCACCTATGAAGGGCACACCTTGTATCCACCACCTATCACCTAGAGCAGACACCATTAGAGGTATCAGGAGACTTCGCCTAATCAACCCACTACACACATACCAACAGGTAGTAGAGGAGTGGCACTACATAACAACCTTTATGAGTAATGTCTTTAGAGTAATGAGCAAGCAACGCATAGTGAACGACATACTCACACCACAAGTGGATATGAGCGCACTACACATACGCACAGAGAAGCAACTAGGTATATACCAGACAGTCGATTACATAAAGACAATGACACCAGAGCAACAACACACAGTAAGTAATGAAATAAAAAGACGACGCATAAGGGCATACACCACACTCTTACGCACTACCTCAACAAGTGAGTTCTCCAAATGAGTTCGCATACACACCTACCCAAGTTCGTGATAGCACAGCGCACAGTGTCATATCAGGTAAGTGACCTACTAGCCGATATGAGTAGTGATGAGGTGAGTGTTCTCTCACTTCGTGACCTACTACGCATAGCCAATGAGTTAGCCGTAGTTGAGTTTGGTAGCACGGACTATGTCACCTATACAGATGAAAACGGCATAGACCTAGCGTCAAAGGCGTACTTAGAAGCGTCTTACCCCACAACCACACCATAACCACACAGGGGCAGGGGTAAGACGCCAGAACAGCGTACAGGGGATATCCATATTTCTGGAAAAATGCGTCTAGTCTGATACTCGCCAACTAGGCTACTGGTATGACCACACACACATATACAACTACATACAACCAAGAACGAGGTGCTTACCGTAAGGGGGCACTGATACAAGCCAGAGTTATCCCAGAGCGTATGAGCGCCTACGGAATTCGTACCGAGTGGGCAGTGTCGCTTACCGTAGCCTCACCAACAGGTGACAGTTCAGACTTCATTGACCTACCTATTCCTTGTCTCTCACTTTCTCAAGCGTGTGATATCGCAGATGACTACAACAGTGGATTATCGCCAGAGTTGGTAGGACACTTTCACGCTTTGTACAGAGAGCAAGGTGCTTTGTGACAGTCGCAAAGAGCGCACGGGTGTACTCGGGTAACCTACTCATACTTGAGAACGCAGTTCGTGTCGCAGGTATGACGAACGATATAAGTAGAATTGACCTAGCGTTGAGAGGCTTTCTCCCAGAGAAAGTAAAGAGGTCTGCCTATCGTAGAGAGTTAGTCGCAGGTGAGTGGCAAGAGAACACCTCAACCTCACACGCAATATCTGACAGTCGGCGCTTGTATCCAGATGAGTGGAGTGATGACCTAGAGGTATTCACTTCCAGATACGAAACCAGACTTTCGTACATAATCGGCAGGTGCTACGGTTTCACCTTTGCCAACAACACAGACACACACAACTCATACAGCAGTGAGGTTCTCTCGCTACTAGTGTCCTCACTCAAGACACAGCCAGAAGAAATACATAGTTCTTTCGGTCTCGGTGTTGTTACGGGTAGAGACGACAAGAACAAGAGAAACGAATACCAGAAGCAAGAGAGACTAGATACCCTTGTGTCTATCCACCACCCAGTGATGTCGGACTTTGAGTAATCTTCGCACTTGTTCTGGGTGTGGAGAGCAGTGTGCTTGTACACAGCAGGAAAACTACCCAGATAATGGGTGGGTCTTACCCTTTGATACTTTCGGTTACTACGGGGGCTTTGATGACAATGTTGATGTCCTACTCACTGATGTCCCGAGTAGGCAATGGGTACTGTGTCACGACTGTGTAGTCAAGTTTCTTACTTTATTTCCTCGCTTACGGGATACTTTCAGCAAAGGTCTACACCTATGCGAGAGCGAGACACCTTGCTGTGAGTGGGCGTGGCGTGGGACTGACAGGTTCGGCGAGTATGAAACCAATGAGAGTGGTGAACTTGTACCTGCCAGTGGAGCGCACTACCAAGTAGTCGAGAACGGCTTATGGGTAGACGCCAAACAAAACAATGAGTGACCACTACGTAAAGCCGTATCTCTACGACCAGACAGATGATGTCATAGCCAGATACGAAGCGATAGCCCTTGAGCGAATAGCGCAGTTAGCGTCAGCAGAGGGTCAGAGCCACTTTGATTATATCCAGACTGCCTTTGACCTTATTCACGCAGTTGCTAACGAAGTGTGGCTTAGCGAGATTACTTACGAATAGATAACTTTTTCGAGAAAGCCGGGGCTCCTCACCACCCAACCACAGGTGTATCCAGTTATCTATTAGATAACTATTTGTCCGACACTCACTGTGTAAATAATTCCACCCTGAACAATGTAGGCGTATTCCTTTTCAGTTCCTTGATACTCAATGAAGGTTGCCTCAACCGTTCCAGTTGTGTGTCGTTTTCCTTTTCCGTTATCAGTTATGTATCCGAACGATACGGGTATCTGGACAGTCGTTCCCTGTTTTATTTCTGTTCTGTTCATATGTATCTCGGCTCACCGTGTGGTGGGCAGTCCTCGTACGGGTTCTCATTACCCTCGTTGTCCTCGCACGAACAAAAGCCGAATAGGGCTACTTGTGTTTCGTGTGTGAGTTCAGCCATATCGTCATAAGACGGTGAACCACCGAGTTGGTCAATGACAACACTCCAGAAGTCCACAAATAGTTTCTCTTGTGTGTTCATTACTTACAGTCCTCTATCATCTGTCCACCATCAGTTAGGCGAAGTTCACAACTGTTATGGGTAGGTAGGTAGATGGTGTCTCCAATGGTGAGTGTCGTGCCGTATGTCTTTACAAGCCTGTCCACTGCTTCCATAAAGTTCCCGTCACAATTCATACGGGCTATCCAGTAAAGCGTGTCTCCCTCTTGGATTTCTACGGGTGCGCCAGTACAAAAGAACTCTGCGTCTCTCTCTGACTGGTTCTGTATGTATGTAAAACTAACAAGCGATACGAAAATAACCAGAACCGTAATGAGTACGGCTTTGACTGTTCTATAAGTTGCTTCGTTCATTTCTGTTCTCCCTTTGTTGAGTTATCTATTAGTAGTGGTCACGGGTTAGTTGGTCGTGTACTGCGTCATCTTTCATCTGTTCCTCAAGGCTCGTAATCTTTTGAGTGAGAGACAGGTGTCTGTTGTTTAGACCCTCAAGTTTTTCTGTTTTTGTTTGTGTGTCTGGGCGTGAGTTCCAGTACACAAGTTCGGACTCTGTCTGGGCGATAGCCAGTAGGCAGATTTCGTAAGTTTTAGTAAGTGTGGTCATATCTATATTCTAGGGAACACCTGACAAGAAGTAAAGCATTTGATGAAAGTTCTCACGGGTTGCTAGTTAGCAAGTCTTGCGAATTAGAACTTATCGGAAGCCCCCCGTGTGATGGCCATAAAAGCACACAGGGGAAGCCCCGGCTTTTCCCCTGTGTGCTTGGGCGTGTGTGAGTTATCTATCAGGGAACTGGCGCACCCTTCGGGCTTGCCCTCAAAGTGGGGGGGTGGGTTTGGGGAGAGAACTCTCCCCTCGCCCGTCAGTAGCCCAAGACATTTTCGGCTGGAGTGCCTTCAGGGATGTACCCTGCGACCCACTCTCGGTTGAGACCACAGTCTGTCAGGAACTCGGCGAACTCGCTTGCCGATGTGTCACGCCAAGAGCCTGCGAGAGCCTCAACCATGCCGAACGCAATCTGTGCGATGTGGAAGTGTGCGTCTCGGGAAATGGTGTCGTTCCAGTCGGACTCGGGTGTGTCCTTCTCCCAAGGGAAACCGCAGCGACCCTCGGTTGCGTCACGGTAGTCCTCGTAGTCAAGGCTGTCACGGCGCAACGCTTCGGTCTCGTAGTCGTGGTACGGCTCGGACATCAGACGCACCATGCGAGCGTGCGCCTGAATTGATTTGGCAACAATGGATTTTGCTTCATTGAGGTTCATGGTTTTCCCTTCGGTGTGTGGTGTGACATCAGCGTATCGGAAAGGGTACAGGCTTGACGAGTTATCTATTAGAGAAGGTCGGGTGCGTTTGAGTTTGGCCACAGAGAAACATCTGGGCTTTTGCGAAACATCTGGGCTTTTTATCGGAAGCCCCCCGTGACCAGAGCAGGTCAAAACATCGGGAAGCCCCGGCTAAAACTCGAAAAAAAAATGAAAGAAAACTGGCGCACCCAACGAAATGAGTTGGGCTTGCCCTCGGGGGGGGAGGGCAAGCACCAGTTATCTATTAGTCACTCCCAACTGATGAAGCCAGTATCTGGGTCGGTGTAGTTCGGAGCAGAGTGGTCTACTGCGACTTCACTGAAACCCATCGGCTCGACACGGTACAACTTCACACCAATTCGGATTTCGTCACCAACACTCAACGCCGTGTGTGTCCGGTACGAAGCGAGTTGTGGCTCGATTTGTTCCCAGAGACGACCGGTGTACATGTTGGTCGCCATGAAAATCGCCTCGCAGATTGCGTCATGATTTTCCTCTGATGTGTCAATGTCTCCGAAAAAGAGCGTGACGCTCGAGTGGAAACGTCCGGCGTCTTTGTCCTCCGGAAAAGCCTTCCAGTAAATCGTTCCTGTGTTCATGTGATGTCCCTTCGTTGTGTGGTGTACCACCACCATATCGGGAGCGTTACAGACTAGCCAGAGTTATCTATTAGTAAATCGAAAAAACGAGAATTTGTTATCGGAAGCCCCCCATCTGCCACAAAAAACCAGACCTACACAGACAGCCCCGCTCTACCTATAAGCTGTATTAGATAAATCTATCTAGAAGGTAAGTGAGAGGACAGACTATGGCACACGGGTTAGAGATAACAGCAGATGGGGTAGCCCGTATGGCGTACTCCAATAGAGAGATACCGTGGCACAGGCTTGGGGTATCAATGAACGGGTTGCAGACAGTGGAAGCAATGCTTCAGGCTGCGAAGGCTGACTTCGACGTGGTTACAACACGGGTTGCTGTGTGTGACGATAACGGTGAGCCAATTAGAAACCCAGACAATTCGCCAGTGCTCATCAATGACAGTCGCGCGACCGTACGGGTGAACAGCGACGGCACATTTGACGGGCTATCTACGGTTGGAACTCGCTACGTAGTCCAACAGAACAAAGAGTGCATGGACTATGCGCTTGCGATAGTCGGCGCTAGCAAGGGTGACGCAGTAGTGGATACCTGTGGCGTTCTGAACGAGGGGCGTGAGTTTTTCGCCTCGCTCGACTTGGGCTCGCTAATCATTGACCCAATGGGCATAAACGACAGCATTGAGCGTTATCTATTAGTGAGAAACGGGCACGACGGCAAGACGCCGATTACCTTCGCAAATACTTCTATTCGTGCCGTATGTAAGAACACGGTAATCGCTGGTATGAAAACTGCGAAGCGTGTGTTTACTGCTCGTCACACTAGAAACGTTGAGAGCGCAATAGAGCAGGCGAACGAGGTTCTCAATATCTCTAATGTCTGGGCTGCAGAATTTACAAGAACAGCAGAGAAACTTCTTTCGGTGAAAGTTGCACCTGGAACAAAGATATTCGGCGACGTGCTTGACGCTGTATTTCCTCTGGAGAGTGGCTCTACGTCAAGACAAAAGAAAAATAGAGATAATGTCTTGTCTCTTGTCAAGGGTGTTTATGAAAGTGACAACAATGCAAAGGGCTATGGGTATAACGGTTGGTCAATGCTGAACGCAATTGGTGAATACCTAGACCACTACCGAGAAGCAACACCGATAGAAAGAGCATTAGCGTCAATGGATAACAACTCTTGGGTAACTCGAGCCAAGATGATAGCTCAAGACAAACTCTTGTCAGTATAAAAAGCATTTTCGGTTGTATCATTTATCTATAACCCCCACGAAGTGAGGCAGTAGTGAGCGAAGAACACGACGAAGAAGCATCGGACTTCCCAGATGACTTCTCTGATGACGCGCCAACTAGAGAAGAACTAGCTATTTGGCTTAGTGAGTTTATGTCGCAGTCGCAAAAAGCAACGGCAATGTACCGTAACCACTTCTGCAACCTACTAGTCGCAAAGCTTCACTACGAATTCGGCACCGAAGGTATGTGTGAACTGATGATGGCTATCGACAAGAGGGCTGGATGGGTGTCTGACATAATTATCGAGGACAACGATATTCATGATGTTCTATTCCGTGAATATGGTGTATTCGATAATGAAGCAATAATCAAGGCACGGATGAGCAGCCAACTTACCGAAATGAATAAGAAAATATGGAGACTTAGAAAGAAGTACTCCAGACTTATCGCCGAAGAAATAGTCGCTGGCGCTAACGCCAGACACACAGAAGCGTAATTACCTCTTAGAGGCTCTCTCCATAAGGTTTAGTATCAACTGAACCGCACCCTCTGTCTCGGCGAACTCTCCGCCTTCTACTGCAGCGTTTACAACTGACCTTTTGTTATCTATTAGTGTATAAATGTATTCATCTATGGTTCCGCTGGTCAGCATGTATGTAGCGGTCACAGAACCTTTCTGCCCGAGACGGTGAAGTCTCGAGTAGGTCTGGTCTACGTCTGCGGGTGTCCAGGGAAGTTCTATGAATAGGCACTCCTCGGATGAAGTTAGGGTGTGTCCTGTCTTTGCTGCCTGTATGGATAGCACGATTACTGGCGCTTCCTCTACCGATAGCGTCTGGAACTTCCTCTTGTTCTCCTCTACTTCCTCAACCTTCATGCCACCCTGGATACGCAGACCGCCAAACTTTCTGGCTAGTTCGTCGACCACGTCTCTGTGGTGAGCAGCAACGACGACTTTCTTTCCATTATCTACTCTTTCTTGTATCCACTCCATGGCTGCTTCCATCTTGGCTTTAGCAGCAAGTCTCCTAAGGACTGATAGTCGTACGAGGTGTTCGTTCGCTTCTGCTCTAATCATTGCTGACATAGCAGCGTTGTACGAAGGTAGTCCTTGCTCTATCGCCAATTGACGGGCTCTCTCTGCGATGTACATCAAGATGTCTTCTTCCGCCTTGACGTATTCCTTCATTGCCGGCGCTGAACCGTCTACAACTAGTCGGCTATGTACTACGGGTGGTAACTCTGATAAGACTTGGTCCTTGGTTCTACGTATGTAGCATGCTCCACGTAGTCGTTCGTTTAGTTCGTCGAGGTGTGAGTTGCCACTTAGGTTCCATTGACCGAACCTGTCTTGATACGCTGCGCAATACCTTCGATAGAAGCCCCATAGACCACCGAAGTCCTTCAGCCTTCCGAGTATGTCTAACTGACTTGCGTACTCTGCTGGTCTATTGGTTACGGGTGTTCCAGTTAGACACAGTACGGGTGTATTTTTCTTTGTACTTCTGGCTATCTTGACTGCCGCCTTTGTTCTTTGCGCTGTCGATGTCTTACAGTAATGACTTTCGTCAAATACGTACGAGCCATGTTCCATTAGTTGGGACTGCCACGCTTGTATGTTGCTGTACCCAACGACAACGACGTCATAAGAGTTCTCGAGTGGGAAAGACTTTCTATTGGTTACTGCGCTCACTCGTCTATGCGGTACCCACTTGGATATCTCGTATGACCAGTTCAGCACAAGGCTTGGTGGACAAACGATTACCGCTGGATAGATATCTCCCTCACGTGACGACAGATATTCCAACGTTGCTATTGCTTGTATCGTCTTTCCTAATCCCATCTCGTCTGCGATAAACGTTCGTCTCGCGTTCGCAGCATAAGCAACTCCAGCTTTCTGGTACGGCAATAGTTCTCCGGTCAAACCGGGGACAACGATGTTGGCGTCTGTCGAGCGAGAAGCTTCTATCAGTGTATTTATTTCAGTATTTACTCTTTGTAATATTGCTGTCACGCCGGCGTCTACGGGTACATCGAAACCGTTCGCCCACTCGATTACCTGTGTTATCGATGACAATGGTGCGCGCCACGAATATCTATCGCCATCCCAGGACACGGCAGGTATCTTCTTTACCGCTGAAATAATTACTCTTTCGTACGGGAACTTCATGTAAATCATTTCATCATGAAGTGATACTCGCTTATCCCCCTGTGACGTAATGCTTTTAGGAGCCTGGAATTTGAGTATGTCCGAAGTTATGTCGAACTCGTATTTGAGAGCGAACTCTCTGGCCGAAGCAATAGATGTTATTGGTACTCTCCAGATACGTGAGACCTTGTCCCACCTAGCTCCCTCGACACGCTTCATCTCGTTGACCTGTTCCTGGTCGTACGGGAAGTCAAAGAGGAGCTCTTTCCCATCCAGATACATCTTCATCAGGGAAGTATATTCCAGATGGGTAACCACTGACGGGCCACGTACGAGCAGCCATCGAAGGGAAATAAGATGGTTCCCGTAGTGACCCGTCAGCCACCACGTGAGCCACCCTACAGATGCGGCATCAGACTAGCCACGGGATATCATGTAGTACCTATGACCCAACCTATGTACTCTCTCTTTAAATGTGTTGTATGTGGTTTACCACTGGACCCGTCTAGCTCTAATTCGGAAAGGCTGGGCGTTGTCTGGCTTAAGTCAAACGGCAGGACGGTTAACCGGGTTGTAGAGGAACTTCACTCATACAAGCATGACTTCTGTAACGACAAGGGGATGACCGACTATGTGCAAGATGCGCTTTTCTAGACTGGCCGGACGGCTGCGAAACATACGGGCAGTTATCTATTGGAAGAAGAACAGTCTTCTCGCCCCACCATGTGAGTACTGCATATTCGAAGAGACAAAGATGCCTAATGCGCGTGGCCGGATGAAGTACTACCCGGTTTGGATTACATGTACGAATCCACAATGGGGTGGGCCGGCAAATGAAGGATGTCAGTGGGGAAACGTTTAAGTTATCGGAAGCCCCCCGTTTCCGGTTAGAGCGGGGCTCCGCCCACTTATTAGAGGCTGTCCTCCAAGTCATCATAGGCTTCTTGGTCAAGAATAAACTCATTTCCCTTTTCATCAAAGTTTTCGAGCAAGAACATTTCGTGATGAATCGAGCACCAAATGAAGTCGGTGACTAATCGTGTTTTTCCAATGTCGGAGCAGCGTTCGCAGTAAGTTGTCATGCGGCCATCGTATCACTGAAGGTACAGACTAGCCGAGTTATCTATTAGAGAAAGACACCCCGGAATCATTTGCGGCCGTTACGCTTAGTTAGCCAACAAATCCACTCTGGGTTGAAGCCCCGGGGGAAACGGTTGACAACGGGGCTTCTTTCGCACGATGTTCGGCTCTGAGCACGGGGGGCTTCCGATAACCCACTGGTACTCGGTGGTACTCACTGGGAGACACTGACGAACACTGGCACTCTGTAGCGCTCTGTAGCGCTCGGTGGTGAACACTCACACTCTGTAGCACTCGGTGGTGAACACTCACACTCTGTAGCGCTCTGTGACGGACACTGGTGGACACTGACGCTCGGTGTATTACTAATAGATAACTATTTACCGTGAGAGTGTGACGCGCAGAACGCGCCACACTCTCTAATAGATAACTATTCGGCTAGTGCTTTGTGGATGTTGCCGACTAGTTCTTGAGCCTGTGAACCACGACCCAGTGAGCGCGTATTAGTGTCAGCGCCAATTTGATTCGCGAGCCAGTACAAAAACTCAAGGTTATACACTGCTTTTAGTTCTTGTACTACAGAACCATCATCAGCGAATATCGTTCCCTTGTATGTACCGTCAGACTCATGGGTCTGCACTAATCCTGCCTCGGTCAATTCACTTAGCGTGAAGTGTGGCGCGTAATACTCGGGATAGAACAAAGTATGTCCGTCTCCGATAATTATTTTTGCTTTTATTGCCTCACGTACTTTTTCTTTTGTGATGTTCATATTTTCCCCTCGCTGGTAGTTATCTATTAGTGAATAAAAGTGTTGGTAATCGTGAGCGACTAAAGCCACTCGGCTAAATCGCCATCCATAATTTCAGATGGGTCTAGTCCGTGTTGCTCTGCTATCGCATCCCATAAATCTTCTTCGGTGAAATTACCTTCGGGCAAGTAGTCGTAAAATGTTCCCGTCTTTTCGCGTGGCACGATTAGTTCTACTTCTTCATCAAGCGGAAAAGAATCAAAAGTAGGTTCTGCTAGTTGCTCATCTTCATAACCCTCTACATCAACAACTAATCCCGTAGCGTCAATCTCAACATCGGAAATTACAGTAGTTGTGTAACCGCCCCACTTATCCACGTACTTGATTCGCATACCTTCTTTTAGGTCTTGGGCTTTTATGGTTGTCACTTTTTCTCCCTTGTTAGTTGTGGTCATAATCAAATCGTACTAAGCGCGGTACAAACTAGACGCTCTAGGAATCCCTTATACAGCATGGTGAATAGTTATCTATTAGTAGATAACGCCTAAACCTTATTGCGATAATCCCATACATGAATTAGTGGATACAAAGTACCGAGACACTCTAAATCTATTTCTTCATTATCTATGTCTGGAGTAGTACAGAACATACTTGCCTTAGCGTCTATCCCGTTATAGTTGTCTGGGTAGTTCTCTCTTACCGTTGCCACGAAATCATCAAATTGTTTTCTTCCGATATTCGCGAGTAGCGCTAGTTGGCAAGCGAATAAATCTGGCTCGGTAATTTTCGGCATAGTTAGAGATAGTGTCGCGCGATTATTTCGCTTTTGCTTTTCCCACTCATCACCGAATTGTTCCGTCAATACTTGTTTCACTTCTTTTGATTTTATTCCAAAGTGTTTTGCGATATCGCACACTGGCACTTCATCAAGAAACATCTCACATATGTATTTATACAATTTGGAATTGAGCGATATCTCGGTCATGGCGTTCCCCATAGTTATCTATTAGTAATAGTTATCTATTAGTAGTATTTCGCTTTCACCCCTACGGGTGAAGTAGGCGATAGCGTCATCACGCTTTATGGTTCGCTCTAGCACGATAGGCTCATCATCATCCAGTGTGAGACGTTCTGAAAACCACTTCGCTCTGCTCGCGTCAAGTGTCCACGAAAATCCATCTTCGTTCTGTCCAGCGATACATCCACGATAGACCGTCAGCGTCTCATCTAGTTTTTTGTATTCTTCATATTCTTCTTCGTTCATTATTAGGTGACTGCTCGCTCTGTCTGACTCCAGTAGTGAGCGCCATACATATTTGTCCTGCCACATATTTTCAGTACCGACACATACGTCACCAAGTAGCGCCCAATACTGCTCATCAGATAGTGAGTCGGCTATTTCATCAAATGCACTAATGCGATAAGGCTTTTCGTGGAGATAGATATAGGTGCTGTATTCCTTGTTCTCCAGCGCGCGCTCGGTGGCGTTCTTTTTCTGGACATACATCTCGTTTATCATGCCGATATCAAATAGCCCAATAACGTGAACCAGTGGATGAGATACGCGCTTACCGAATATGTCACACTCGTAAACGTAATCCTGTAGTTCTTCTAGTAGTTGTTCCATATAACCAATGTACCAATTCAGTAACAGAATAGCAAGGGTTATCGGAAGCCCCCCGTGTTCTAGCTCAGAACAAATCACCAGAAGCCCCGGCCAAAACGCTGGCGCACCCACCAAAAGAGGTGGGCTTGCCCTCAAAGTGCGGGGCTTGTCCCCCTGTCGAGCGGCTAGTCTGTACCCGGGTTGGTACGATGTCCGTCTACGGACATCTACCACAAGGAGCACACATGGAAAAAAGACATCACCCACACGCTGCGGAAATAATCGCAGCAATCAAAGCCCTACCCGCTTACAACGACCCGCAAAACCTTTTCGAGTCGGAGCTGCGCGAGTGCTACGAGGACTCCGACTTCATTGAGGACTTCGGCTTTAACCACGAAACTGGCAAGCCGAACTCCGTCAAGACGGCTGTGAAATATGTTCTCGAGCGCTGCGAAATTCGGCAAGATGTTTTCGGTTGGATTGTCGAAGAGGGTGACCGAGAGCGAGAGGCTGCTCACGAGGATTTGCGCAAGGAAATCTTCGGCAGCTGAACTCCTCGCGGCGAGTTGCTCACGCACTTCGTGCGTGGGCTTCTCGCTTGGGAGAGCCCCGGCTCAACACGAAAACCGCGGGGCTTTCCCCTTCGGGGAAGGCTTCGGCGTCACGGGGGGCTTCCGATAACACGGCTGGCGCACACCTACGGTGTTTGCCCTCAACCTCGCAGGGCTACCTCTAATAGATAACTCTCGGACTAGGACAATCTCTAATAGATAACTAATGGTGGCAAGTCTGTAAGCGTCTTACTAGGCTTGTAGTACCACTACAACCACAAGGGGGCAAGTATGAGCGAAGTACCAACCAACCGAATAGATGTTGCTGTTGCTTATTTGGAATTGCATTATCACGCTAATTCTTTCTATGCGAGTTTGTTCTATTCATTTCAGAAAAATGGAACTCTGACCATCAAGCAGATAGAAGCCGTTGAGAAAGATATCGCTATTGCTGAATTGCGTGTCAAGTCGGAAGTAAATCCCGTGACTGTTATCGGTATGTACCGAAATGCTGACGGTGTGTTTCGTGTGAAGCAAAGCAAGGAAAGTGGCAATCTCTACGCTATGCGTCTTGTTCCAGAAGCAACCACCAAGTCAGAACGCTTTACATACGAGCGTGGTGGCATTTATAAACTCACGGCTGATAATCGTATGACCGTAGAGGAGTGCGCTGAACTTGGCTTGCTGTACTCAATGTGTGTCATCTGTGGCGCAGACCTCACCGACCCAAAGAGCGTTGCTCGGGGTATGGGTGCTACTTGTGCCAAGAACGTCTAATCACTAATAGATAACTAGAAAAGGGGAAAAATGAACATCATCACATCAGTATTCATAAGCGCATTATTTCTATCCAGTCCGTTATGGCTTGCTGTAATTATCGGAAAACTCAAGTCACGCCGAGAAGCCAAAAAAAACCTAATCCAAGACACGATAGAGAACGCTATGCGTCAAGGATACGACTGGGGCTATGAGACGGGCTACCTAGACGCAGAACTAGAAAAAGACCCAAACTACACACCAAGTCCAAGTCCATTTAGTTACTGGAACATTGGATATAACCAACCACAACATCAAGGAAGCGAGAAATAATTATGAACACTGAATACGAAACCGATACCTATCAGACCGAGTGCGTTCATTGTGAGCGTGAAGCGAACTGGTCTGAAATTGACCCGAACACCGATTATCCATTTGGGTTCATTGAGGACAAGTGGGAGAACCTGTGGTGCGAGGAGTGCTACAACGAGGACAGGAAGCAGAGCCGTAGTGGGGGCAATGAGCGTCACTCGTCTATTAGTGACTACTCACATTGGAACGAGGAAGCGTCTATCGTCAAGGCACAAGAGGACAGATACTCTGACTACTATGCCGAGCCAAAGGAATATGACGATTACTAGACGTAGTCGGATTACGAGTTATCTATTAGTGATGGGGAACTATCGCTAGTAGGTAATTAGTTATCTATTGAGAATAGGTGAAGCGAGGTGCTTCGTGCTTCCCTGAATAAATATCCTGCGTCTGTAATCCACTTAGCAAATGCGTTCACCTCTGTAACAAGTTCGCTCATTGACACACCCCACTCTTTACATTGGTCATCAAAGTTGCCTTCGGCTATATCGCCCCAAACAGCCTCAATGGCTTGTGCGCCAGTTGTAGCGAGCGTGTAGTAATTCTCTGTAAGTATCAAAATTATTTCTTGTTTATCCATTTGCTCATCATACCGACACAGAACCTTTGCGACTTATCGGAAGCCCCCCGTGTTCAGAGATGCGACAGCCCCACAGGGAAGCCCCGGCAAACACACCCGCCCGCGGGGCTTCTCCCCAGCTCGGCACCTGCGCGTCACGGGGGGCTCCCGATAACAAGCCCAGACGATTCACAACCTGCCGCGCGCTCTCGCGCTTGCCCACACGCGAACACGGCGCAATCTCTAATAGATAACTTGGCAAGCCTGTACCAGCGCTGATATTCTAATAGATAACTACTACGAAGGGAGCAAGGTTATGGGCAGAGTATTTGCAGAGGAATTGAGTAGCGATGAGTTTGGTCTAGGTCTATCGGAGTCAATCCGTATTCACCTAGTGAGCAATCACTACCCACCAGTTCCAGCGTCAATGGTGCCAGTGTGCATGCAAGCGATTCAGAGTTACAACGAGAATATGAACGGCGATGAGCGCTTGGAATTGCCTAACGGCGTATCGTGGCGAGGCGAGGCAACCGCGCCAGCATGGGCAATCATTGAGAGTCACCACCTGCATGCTTGGTGCGATTCAGACGAGGATTACTACGATGAAGAGGGAGACGCGCAATGAGCGATGACACAAGGGTAATCACTTGCCTGAACGATGGTAATGAGGCAAGCCCATGCGAAGGCGTGGTGGAGTTCCATCCTGCGTTGCCCGTTCGTTGGCACAATTCAGGCGCAATGGTGCAATTCCCACGATGCGCGGAGCACTACATGAAGTATTGCGATGCACACGATGAGCGCCAAGCGCGAGACGAACGGCATCGCGCAAGTCTGTACTGCGAACACGGTACTTACATTGGCGATGCTTGGGGCCCTGACTACTTGTGCGGTCGTTGCGAGTCCGAGTAACGCGAAGTTATCTATTAGTGATTCACGCCGATTCACTGATAGATAACTCTGCATCGTGTGGGCAAGCGCGTGAGCGCGCGCCAGCGTTTGTCGAATGGCGTCGGGAGCTCGGTGCGGGGGAAGCCCCGCGGGGAACGGCGCTAGCCGGGGCTTATCCCCGAGCGATAGGCTCTGTTTGGACACGGGGGGCTTCCGATAACTCTCTGCTGTTTCTTTCTTTCTTTCTTATTCTGTGAGGGTGCTTGACTTTCTTTCCAGAGTTACCTAACCTAATAGATAACTACTAACCACAAAGGGGATACGCAATGAACGCAAAGGAATTAGAACGACAAGAGAGAATAGACGCACATTATCGGGCGTTAGCAAAAAACATTTGGCTATTTGGTCTTGCCAGTGTCATTGTTTCTCTTTTGATTTTTTTCGGTATGTCTAGTCCGTCTTACTCTTGCCCTAATATCACGGTCACTGTTCAGCAAGGTGACACGCTTGACGGGATTATTCGTGAACACTGTTCAGGTACTTACACTGACGCACTTGACGATATTGTGAGCGAATACGGCACGACTATCTACGCAGGGCAGACCGTCACACTTCCAGACGGTAACTAATAGATAACTATTTGGCTAGTCTGTATCATCACCGATAGTCTCACACCTAATAACTACTAGACACAAGGGGCAAAAAATTATGGGTTACACGCATTACACATACCGACCACGCAAGAACGCAGGTTCGGCTTATATGTTCGGAAAATTAGCGCTAGACGCTAAGACGATTTGCGATTACGCAAACGCAAACGGAATTCGTATCCGTAACGGCAACGGCGAAGGCGAGCCAGAATTTACAGAATTTTATTTTTCTATAAATGGTGACGCTGAAGCCTTTACGAGTGACGGCAGAGACTTAGCCCACGAGAGTTTTTATTGGGCAGGTATTCCGAGCCAGCCAGAGTGGCGCAAAGATGAGCCAGATTTTTTTGAGTTTTGTAAGACTGCCTACAAGCCCTATGACGCCGTAGTGACGGCAATACTTATTCGGGCTAAGACTATCTATGGCTCTTGTGTCCGTATCTCATCTGACGGCGAGTGGCAAGAGTGGCAGGCAGGGCGTGAGATGTACGAGGCGATATTTGGCGAGGTTGCCGAGTGTCCATTTGAGAGGGCGAGCGTATGAGCGCCGAGCGAACACAAGAGCGAGTGACGCTCTCTAACACTTGCGCCGAGTGTGGGAGAGTGTTTGACTTGCTAGACGATACAGACGCACAAGAGTACGCCTACGGGCACGACTGCGAGGGCTAATGCTTTCGGGTTATCTATTACTAATAGATAACTATTCCACCAATACAAATAAAACAAAATCTCGACGCAAGCGCAACGAAGCCCCGCCAACGAAGTTTGACGCGGGGCTTCAACCTGCTCGCACGAACTGGTGTTCGCAAGCATTACACGGGGGGCTTCCGATAAGTTTCGCTTTCCTGTGGGTGGGCGCAGGGGGTTTCTTTATTTACTCTTTATTATATTGACGGTGGTGGAAGACCCTTTCCCTAATAGATAACTATGGGTGTGGCTAGTCTGTACCTTGACTGATACGCTGACATCACTCCCGTTGTACCACCACAACTAGACCCAACTGGAGTGGAGAGATAAAATGACTAAGCCCATATCCATCAAAGTCAAGGTGAGTTCGCTCATCTCGGCTTTGGAGAAATCATTGGCAGAACGCAAGAAGCGTTACGAAACGCAAGAGCAAGAGGAAGCCAAGTTTGAGAAGGCAACAGAGGCGTACAACCTCTCTGTGCTGAAACTCATCAAGGCAGGCAAGGGAAACATTGAGGAAGCCTCACGCAACCATTGGCACGACAGAAACAACAAGAACAAGGGAAAAGTTGCTTTTTCCGTAGTCGTTATGTTGCCTGCTGGTGCTTTGCCAAATGAGCCTGAGCGACCTGAAAGTTACTCGGAGCGTGAGTACAAGCGAGATAGCGAAGCAATCTCACAAGCAATCCGTGTGCTGAAAATGTCCGAGCAAACAGAAGTCTCGGCAAGCACATACAAAGGCGTGGCTGAATACCTGTAATCCCCTTCCAGAGAAAAGCCCAAAGGGCTGGTGGGCAAATCGCCTGCCAGCCCTTTCTCCATTTATCGGTGAAGTTATCTATAAAAGATATGGCGATTACCTCTAATAGATAACTCTAAACGCACTCCGATACACAGACGCTCGTAGTGTCTCGTTCGCATTACGCAGTTCGGCAATCTCTCTCTCAAGAGCGTTGAGCCTCTGTCGTGTTGCCAAGAAATCAAACTTATTGGAAGCCACCCGTGATATCGGGACAATGCTGGCAAGGGAGCCCCGGCTTTGATGCCTTCTCGACGGGGCTTCCTTCGGAGAAGGAACGCCTGCTGACACGGGGGGCTTCCGATAACTCTCGCCTTTGTCGCTCACTCACACACAGTAGCCCGAACGGGTGTTCGTATGCCCCAAGTCTCTAATAGATAACTGTCAAGGTATGTTGGAAAGTCTGATACTCGGGGTGTAGGGTAGTGGCTAGCCACAACCCACACCAACTAGAAAGAAGGTAATCAAATGGCTACATCAGCAAGGGCAGTAGAGGCAACAGAGCAATATCTAAAGGCTCTGACACTCCAAGAGCAAGCCGAGCAAATGCTCGCAGAAGTGAAAGAAACAATGCTCGCCGTCTTTCAGGCAGAGGGCATTACCGAGACAGAAGTGAACGAACTCGTTGTAAAGGTTTCACCGTCATCACGCCGAAACTTTGACATTGAGAAACTCCGTGAGAAACTCACGCCTGCTCTCTTTCGTAAAGTGACCAAGCCGACAGTAGATACACGGGCTTGGGATAGCGCACAGGACAAGGGTGAAATTAGCAAGAAAGTAATCTCAACCTGCGTAGAAGTGACAAGTTTCTTTCGTGTCACCGTCAAGCCTGCGAAGGGCGCACAGAAGCCAGCCACCAAACAGGTAAGCGAAGTCGCTTAGTCTGTCTAGTCTGTATCGGGGGCGTAAATGCCCCCGATACACTAATAGATAACTCCAACTACTAGGAAAGGGGCAGAAATGCCAACAGCATTACTACTAAAGACAACGGGCGAAGTAATCCCGTTAGAACTCACCAACGACAACGACCACGAACTAATCCGTGAAAGTGTCGGGGGCTGGTTTGACTGCGTGAGAAATCACGAAAGGCGCATTGTCGGTTATGTTCACGACGAAGGGCTACTCATTGGACTGCCAGCAAATCCAGTTTCGTCGTTTCTCTTTGACCAAGTTCTCGCAGGTGACTGCGTTATCGTTGGCTCTTTCAGCGAGGCTGGAGAGTATGACGGAGAGAGCCACGAACTCCCTAAGATGTTTCACTCGGGTCGTTTCGTGGAAATGGCAAGCGAAATGGGCGCAGATATCAAACTCAATGAGAAACTAAACGCTCTGCTCGCTGGAGTGGACACAAGTTTTACAGTTACCGAGTGGTCTGAATAGTTATCTATGAGAGAGTGGTGCGAAATCCGTGCCACTCTCTCACGGAAGTATTACTAATAGATAACTCTCTCTAATAGATAACTCCAATTCCGTCAGGGGGAAGCCCCGCTGGAACGGCTTTCTGTCGGGGCTTCCCCCGAAGGGGAAGGCTTCGGCGCATACGGGGGGCTTCCGATAACTGGCGCACCCTGTCGCTTCGCTTCGGGTTTGCCCACAAGTGAGCCGACTATCCCTAATAGATAACTTGGTAAGTCTGTACCGTGCCTAGTATGATGAACTTGTAAGTAACCACCAACCACGAAGGGAATACCGTGAACATTACAGAGTTAGCCGAGAAAGTAGAAAGCGAAGTCAATGACAACCTTGGGTTTGACCTAAAGCAAGCCCTACTTGTATCCGTTACAGACGGACTATTTGGAATTGAGTTGTCCGACCCACTCGCACACGGAGATGTGTACGAACTCATTGAGAGTGACGCTTCATTGGAATTGGCGAAGCGTTCAGCCTTTATCGCAATTGTTACTTGTGGTTGGGCTGCGCCTATCCGTGCCAATGATGATGATGAAGTAGCACCAAGCCAACACCCTGACCGTAGGCGTGTCCGTCTAGTCGTACTCGCTAGCCGTAGTTCGGTAGCAAGTGTGCTTCGCTTTAGCGATACACCTGATGAGACAGTTACAGATGAAGGCAAGGCTACGGGTTCGCTCGCAGACGCTATTCTCAAACTGATGGCGCAGAGCGCAAGTCACCTGAACTAATAGATAACTCAAACTCTCGCCACGACACTCACCACCCCCCGAGTGTCGTGGCGTTAGTTATCTAATAGATAACTCAAACCAACTCGGCGCACTCGGTCGGGGGGAAGCCCCGCCACCAACGCTTTTGGCCGGGGCTTTTTCGAGCTGAAAGCAAGAGCGCAACACGGGGGGCTTCCGATAAGTTGGCAAGTCTGTACCGTGTCCAGTATGATGACATCACCTAACCACAAGGAGAAAAAATGGAAAATCACCTCACACTCATAAACGGCAGAACATCAGACCTGACTTTCGCCGAACCAGAAATTGGAGAAATCCTTGAGACTGGCGCAACGATACTCGCCCTCACGAAGCAGACAGAACGAGTTGTTGGAGACAGTTACGCAAGTTGGGTGACTGTCTGTTACAAGGCTGGAACTGATTACCACCCGTTTGTTGTTTGGACTGTTATCGCTCGCCCAGACGGTTTCTCGGCGCAGACTGGTGACTACGCTTTCACGCTCACGGAAGCAATGAGTTACTACGAGAGGCGTGGTGGCAAGTGACCCGTATGTTCACTGAATACATCGGTGGAACGACTGACTGGTTTCAGTGCCTCTGTGGAAATCAGCCGAATTATGACGGTTTCTATTCGTGCCGAAGCACTGGAGAAATTGTCTCACCAACGCTCTATGGAGAGTGGGACGAAACTACCTACCTCTGTGAGCGTTGTAGTCGGATTATCAACGGCAATACACTGGAAGTCATTGGAGTATGTTCAGAGCAAGTCGCTTTCAGCAATTCCAATTTTGACTGGAATTCTTACTAATAGATAACTGGGAGAACGAAAATGAGCAAAGCAGGCGAGCGAGTGAGGTTCATATCCTCATCAGACCCATACACAAAATTGCGTGAAGGTGATGAGGGTGTAATTACAAATGTAGATTCACTTGGCACGACACACATCAACTGGGATAGTGGAAGCACTCTCGGGATGATTCAGAGTGAGGGTGACTGTTTTGAGATTATCGGGAACTGACTGATGTCTCTAATAGATAACTATTTCACTCGTATTTGGACGTTTCTATCTATCGCCTTTCAGATTCTCGTAGCAAGAATTCAGGAGAAAAAAGTAATCGGTGGAGAGGGTGAGGTCCATTGGGTTGACCTAACCAAAGAGGAGAGGCAAAACCTTGTAGGCATTTTCCCACACGGGCATAGTCTCTACTTCTCCATATCGCCAGAGCCAGTCGGTGCGATTTTTGATGACTACGGGATTCCAGATGATGAGGTCTTTCACTACTTCACGGGCATACGAGAGATTCTCAAGCACTCACTCGTAGCGCATGCAGAGGGCTGGCGAATCGCTTCATGCCACCTCGTTTCAGCCAAAGAGGACCTGCTGGATTAACTAATAGATAACTCGAATATTTTCTCAAAGAAGCCCCGCGTGCAACAAATGGGGCGGGGCTCCGACCTGACGAAGGCAGGCTCGGTGGACGGGGGGCTTCCGATAACCAAGCAGTCACGGGGGGCTTCCGATAAGTCGGGCGCAGAAACTTGTGGGTCACTCTCTAATAGATAACTTTATATGACGGTGGTGGATGAGTTGTCAAGTCTGTACCTGTGGGGATATAGTGGGTCATACCACAACTACCTAAGGAACGACATGCCAAACTGGTGCTACCAAAACCTAGAAGTACGAGGACCGTCACACGACCTTGATGATTTCATTGACGCTATGCAAGTTACCGAGCCTGACAGTGCAGGTGTTATGCAGACAAGCGTAGAACTGAATCAAATGTGTCCAGTTGATGACAGGACATTTGCTTACAAAACAATTACTGATGAAGCAGGCAAAGAAACACTAATCAAGACATACGCAACTCTTAGCGAGAACGGCTTTGACGGATACGGACACTGTGTTGAGATTTGGGGTACGAAGTGGGGCGCATGCCATATCGTATGGGATGGAAAAAAGGGAAAATATCCAATACGCATTTACTTTGAGAGTGCATGGTCACCTGCCTGTGGTCTTATCAAGGCGATATCAAGCAAGTTCCCAACACTCTTATTCGGACTTGAGTTCACAGAGGAAGCAGATTTCTTTGCAGGCTGTGAGGTGTACCAAAATGGCAAGACCATAGCCGTCCACGACATAGGTTCGGCAGAGTCGGACGAAGCAGACGCTTTCTTAGCAACGATACAGGGCAAGGCGCAAGCGAGCGAAACAGAAGTGTCCGACACTGACTGGGAAACTTATTATGACCTGTGTTCCCAAGCAAGAGAGATTCGTGATGAGAAATTACTGAAAGTGTTTGCCAAGTCAATGAACGACTTTGGCAAGTCATACTCATCAAAGCCACCGAAAGGCAAGGTGAAAAATCAAGAACCTTTCTAATAGATAACTCAATACCCCCCAAAAAAACAAACAAGCAAAGGAAACAACATGAGTACCATGATTCAGAAAGAATCCAAGAAAATTGCACTACGACTACTCCGTGAGCGTCAAGAGCGAGAGTGGTCACAGCAGGAACTTGCCGACAAGGCAGGAATTGACAGAAAAACCGTGAATCGTATTGAGAACCTTCACTTCTCACCGAGCATGGAAACATTTCTGCGCCTATGCAATGCAATGAAAGTTCAGGCACACGAAGTACTAAAGGGTTAATTGGTGTTGTGGTGGTCGCTGTGCGACTTTGCATAGCGACCACACTCACTAATAGATAACCTGTCTAGTCTGTACCCTTCCTGATACGATGAAGCCACCACAACCAAAAGGAGTAAGCCATGTCAGAAAATACTGATGATTTCCGAAACCAAAAAATGTTCTCCGTCTTAGAGGACGCTATGGAACGAGCGATGTACGCAAAGACCGAGATGTGCAAAGATGAACCGATGTCCGACAACCCACCGATGTTGCTGGTTGGATACGACAAAAAAAATGTAGAGGAAAAAACACGCCTGACCATTGGTGACGATGATGAAAGTGAAATGCAAATTGGCATGGTTCCACTGATTCACAAGGACGATGTTCGTGAGTGCTTGGTGGACGCTATCGGCGCAATTCCAACTCAAAAGTTTGAGTTCTTGATTCTCGCAGTTGAGGGATACAAAGACACAATGACAGAAAACGGAGAAATGCCCGAAGGCTGGTCAAGGGGTGACTTGGGCAAAGACTTTAAGGAGAACCCTTTCACGACTGTTAAAGAGGGCGTAATCGTGAGTGGCGTTGACTGGGAACATGAATACGCAATAAACGGCGCATGCACATACTCCTACGATGACAAGGGCGTTCCACAGTGGGATGAAGTTATGTGGTCTGAAATTGAGATTTCAGAGGAGACTGGCATGATGACATTTATCATGGCGAGTGCCTGTGAGTTTATGAAAAAGAAAATAATCACAGAATCCTTCCACGCACTGTTGGAAGCAACACCGAAAAAATCAAAGAAAGACAAGGAGTAATAGATAACTATGGGTGACGATGTAATCGCACAAGTTACGACACTTGTTGACAAGGCAATAAACACAATATCGGGCAGAGAGTTGGTAGCGTCAGCCGAAATGGTTGACCTACTACTTGACATCCGACTACTACTACTAGACACAGAAGCAAAGGAAACAGCATGACAACGCACCTAACCAACGAGGAACGCATGAACCCGTTCATGTCAGACAACTTTGATGTTGATGACCTGTCACTCATAACAGAGGCAATAGGTCTATACATTGAGAACGACTCTCGCTTGATGTACAACGCACCACAAGTTATGGAAGTTGCGAAAATCCAAAACGATGATGAGCGTATGCAGGCTCTCTCGCAACTGAAACCGAAGTTTGAGGGTCAGCCACTATCCGATGAGGAACTGGACCGACTATTACTAATAGATAACTTAGTGCTTGACGCTATGGGCGTGAAAGAAGCAGAGAGCGAAGTTGACGGAGTTATCTATTCATTGGAAGAACACCTTAAGAAAAATGGAAAGGAGTGAGTGGCGACACTTCGCCGTTCGAAGCCCCGCTGCGAGCACAAAAAAAATGAAAAAAATCAAACTTTTCAGAACGTGCGCTGCCACCGCCACCACCACCGCCGCCGCCGGCCGCAGGACTGTACAAAAAAATCGTTTTATTTGACGGTGGCGGATGAGCCGGTGCGCATTGTAGACCTATGGAAAAATCCAGTTTATAAATAGGTGTATTGCTAGTCTGATGCCCGCTCATTACACTGAGTCCATAGATAACTTTTACCCAAGAAAGCAGGGATTACTATGCAGTCAATAACCGAACAATTCGTGAACAGCGTTAATAAGGAACTATGGGACGAAGCAACCGAGAGGCATAAATCCAAGTTCGCCGTTCCAGCAGATGAGGTTAACTACATAGGAGAAATTGTTCGTGGACTCCATGTACTAGGGATATGGCAAAGAGAGGGTCAGGCTCGCCCGCCCGAATCTTTCCTGCGGTCTTACTCTGTTCTGGATTTCGTGATTCCTGACCTACTCCAGAAATATTTGGGTAAATCTACGGTCTTGTCGCTCGACGAGATAAAGCCAGAAAAACGAGAAAAGAAGTGGGGTGCTTTCATTGAGTGGGCAAAACTTCACGAAGCAGAACAGTTCACCACCGAACAACTTGTAGAGATATGTGGTTTCTCCTACCCGACCACGCTTGAGTACCTACGGATTTCTCCATACTTCAGGAAAATCAAGAAGGGTCTTTACGAAGTTATTGACCCCAAGACTCAAGACAAGTAATTACTTCTAATAGATAACTTTTTCTCCTTTTTCTTCTTTTCTTAGGAGAGCCCCGGCCAACTCGCCGACAGGGCGGGGCTTCGCTCGGGGAACGAGCAAGCAGGCACACGGGGGGCTTCCGATAACTCTCTCGGCTGGACGGGGGGCTTCCGATAACGCTGGCGCACCCTTCGCTTCGCTCGGGCTTGCCCACGCACCCACCGACTCTCTCTAATAGATAACTCCGAGCGCACCCTTTCTAATAGATAACTCTCTAATAGATAACTCGCTACATATATAAATAGTCATAAATAAATGTTGGCTAGTCTGTACCCTTCCCGATACAGTGGGTCTTGCCATACCAACCACAACAAACAAGGAGAAAGAAAATGGCAGATACAGCAACCAAACTCCCCGAGTGCTGGCAAGCACTAGAGGACACACTCAACGCAGGCATTGACCGTGTGATTCTGTACGGACCTTCGGGTATCGGAAAGACTTACGCAGGTCTAACGACTGGCGATGTTGAGGCAGGCGCATACCGACTGGTATGCACAGAGGACATGACCAACATGGATGTCACAGGTGGATTCATGCCAAACGGCAAGGGTGGATTCCAATGGCTCAATGGCTCGGCTCTCAAGGCTTGGCAGGGAAATGGGGTCAAGGGTGGTCGGCTCATCGTGGATGAAGTTGACAAGGCTTCGGGCGATGTGTTCGCAACACTTCTCTCCATGCTTGATTCCCCTGAATCGGCTTCGTATGAACACCCTGAAAATGGTGAAATCATCCGACCACTTGCAGGATTCTCTGCAATTATGACAACCAACATTGAGACAATGGGCGAACTCCCTACGGCTCTTGCTGACCGATTCCCAATTCGTATCCGTATTGACAAGCCACACCCACAAGCGTTGCTTCGTCTTTCGGCTGACCTTCGTGACTATGCAGTTCGCATGGCTGACGCTGGTGATGACAGAATCTCACTCCGAGCCTTCATCGCTCTTGACACACTTCGCAAGAGTGTAGGTATGGAACGAGCATGCCAGTTGACCTTCGGGCGCAGGGCAAAGCAGATTCTTGACGCTATTGCAGTGGACATGGTGAAATAACCATGTCACGACACTCAATTCCAACCTCAACCACAGTGGGGAAAGCCTTCCCTACCTCAATAGATAACTCCGAGAGGGGGTCGGCTCAAGCAGAGCCGACCCTAATCGGGCGTTCCGACATGGAACATGGTAAGTGGCATGTAGAACACTGCCGAGCAGTGCGAGGCGAGCCAAAGACAAATGTTCTTAACCGAGTTATGTACGCACCTACCGATGATGATGAAAAGGCTCGGGCAATTCGGGCGCACGAACTCATGCATGCAAAAGTTTCACCTGCAAATGACATGGACGCTTGGGTGGGTAGGCAAATTGCCTCTGCACAAGCACTCATCGTTACAGAGGAATTGCGTGTCAATTACCTATGCACCAAAGCAGGGTTTGACATGTCTCATCTCGCTGACGGAAGTGAAACGGCAGACGGAGAGCGCATGGGTGCAACGAAAGACTGGGCTGGTTGTGTCGCTACAGCAGTGGCAACAGCAGGAACAGGTGCAAACAAATTATTCCTCAATGGAGTTCGCAGGCACAACCGAGAGTGGGGAGAAATCCTTCTCAAGATATCGAAAAGAGCAGTGAAAGAAATCAAGAAAGCCGATAAAGAACGGAATCTCGCAAGCACAGAAGCAGACGGGAACACTGGTCTATCGCCTATTGGTTTCGCTCACACAGAACGAATTGCCGAGTGGGTGGACAGGCTCGCCATGTTCCCACCACCACCCGAGCCACCAAAAAAAGCGAAAAAAGCAGGTGACTCCAAGTCGGGTGAGGGTGACTCTCCAATAGATAACTCCTCTAGTGAAGTTGCCCACAGCAATAAAGGCAAATCGGAGACAGGAAACAAGGAAGGTAATCCTGACCTTGACAAAATCACTCCAACGGAAGCGACTAGAGGAATACCTCGTTGGGGAGAACTCCGAATTGAGCGTTGCCCAATGCCAAAATACAGCAAGGGTCATATCGGTAAGAAGCGAATTGCAACGAACATGGGTCGCAGACCACGCCGTATGCACCGTCTATTGACCGACCCCTCAATGCGAGTGTTTGACCGTACCGTTCGTGGTAGTGGTGGCATGGTAATTCTTGACGCAAGTGGGTCAATGTCTTTCACCGAGAATCAAATTGCTGAAATCTTGGAACATGCACCTGGCGCAACTATCGCCATGTACACCGACAAAGGCAACGAAGGAACGAACATGTTCATTGTTGCTGACAAAGGTCGCATGGTTGAGCAACTACCTGACTACGGATACGGCAACGGAGTTGACTTCCCTGCCATTGAGTGGGGCGTGAAAAACAAAGCGCAAAAGAACTCGCCTTTAGTGTGGGTTACTGATGGTGGAGTGTGTGGACATAATGACGGGTTTCACGGAGTACTGTCTATGCAGTGCCTCACCTACGCTCGTAAGAACAAATACATAATTGTTCCCCACGCAGACGAAGCCATAAAGCAACTGAAACAACTATCCAGTGGTGGCAAGGCTCGTAGCGTTTATCCAGCCATGTTCAGGCAAGTGTGGCGAGAAGCAAACGGTAACGAACTCCCATACTCTGAATAGATAACTTCTCGCCTACCGAGTTCCCACCAGTTCTCGGTAGGCAGAGTAAGCAACTACCCACCTGTTCGGCTTTCTCCTTTCAGGTGGGTAGTTCGCTATCCCCTAATAGATAACTAAGAAAGAGGAAAAAATGAGTGACAACGAAACACTTGATGAATCACTAGAGAACCTGCAAGACAGTCTGCAACATGCAATTCACATACTGCAAGGGATTCTTGATGATATTGAGGACAATGGATACACCCAACAGCAAGCGACACTGGATTACGAAAACATAGTGTGGAACGAAGGCATTGACTTTATGAGTGCATTAGAATCGTTTGCATTATTCTCTCCAGCAAAATAGTTCCAGCAACCTCTAATAGATAACTCTAAGAAAAGAGAAAAAAATGAAAATCAAAAAGAAAAAGAAAGAGAAGCCGAGCAAATTAAGAAAGCAGATAAATGAACACCTAGAGTCAATGGGTGAGAACGCATTACTCATGGACGGGTTTGATGAAGCACTCATTGGATTCTCTCAACGAATAAATGAGCCTTTATTGGCAGTTTATTCGTGGGAGAAAATGATGACAGTGTGCATTGAGCGTGACGGTATGGACGATGAGGAAGCAGAGGAGTACATCAGTTACAACTGCATTGGTGCATGGGTAGGCGAGCAGACACCGATTATTGTTATGCCAGTTCTTTACTAATAGATAACTAACGAAAGCGAAAACTATGAACTATGAAGTTATCTATTATGTACTATTCGTGACCCTATTGGGAATCGCATTACACGCACACACACTCACGCTCGTTCGCTTGATGAGACACCGTGTACCAGTTGTATCTCTAATAGATAACTCTCTAACGCTCTACGCTCTCCCTAGAGGACGCTACGACAGAACCAATGGCTCGCTCTATCGTGCGTACAAGGACGAACAGGGCAGACACAGCGAGAGCCTGTGGGAACGACAACGCCCACGAAACGACTTCGGCACTTCGCAACACTCTGGTCACGCCGAGTAAAGAAAGCGAATAAATCACAGAAATTGCCACGAAGCCGAAGGAAGCCCCGCCGAAAACGGATTTGCGCGGGGCCTCTTCTCGAGAGCTGACAACCATTGAAGAATATTTAGAAAATTGATTTAATTCTCTTCTTGATGATTTACCGGACGGAGGAGGGGGTCTCATGAAAATTCCTTTTCTTATATGACGGTGGTGGATGACTCTGGCGGACTGGGTTCTTTAATTAGAAATCTTCATTTTTTCTAATTATTTGATGGACCCGCTGCCGGCTCAAATCAAATACATCTGCGATTTCCCTCAGGGACTTACCGGCTGCACGCATTTGATGAATTTCTGAATTTCTGCTTATGTCTGTGGCAGGACCAGGCTTGAATGGACCCCACTGCCAATTTGGAATTTCTTGAATTTTTCTTACCCGGTCATCGGACAATTGGTTTTTGCGATATCGCTGTCTGATGTAACCGACCCATGCACCTAAAGAAATATGATTTTCTTGAATTTTTTCAGTGTGCGCAGCGGGAATCTGGGAATTGCCTTCTCGCTCAATGTATTGGGTGAGAGCTTGGATATAAGTGCTAAAGCGTGTGTTGTTGTCCATGCCGATAACAATAGACGAACAAGTGTTCGCCCTTGACACTTCCCCCATAAGAGGTACAAATATATTTATTTTATAGGTTGACATTTAAAAGCTCAGTAGATAGAGTTATTGGGGACCCAGAGACCGCTTTAAAAGCACAGTATTCTGAGTATCTATTGACAATCGGACCGTGGAGGATGACCTATGGGTAGACGGGTAACTGTTGATATAACCGTCACTTTTGATGAGGACAATGACATCATCCTTGGGTTTGATGAGAATGAGCCGATGACCGACCAATCCCTGATGGACTGGGCACGAGACACCTTTATAGATGACATCCATGATTTGGTTAAATTTAACCAAGTACTGGCAGCCACTCGAGTGACTCTTCATAAAAATGGGATTTTCCCTCATGAGCATCCGGCCGCGGTCGAGTAGAAAAAACGGTTTTTTTAACAAATTTCTTGCTCCTGGTCAAACGTTCGTCGGGTTCGGATGGCTGGGGGTGGGAATTCAACTAAAGGTACTGGAGGTACTGGGATGCAGGAATACCTATTAAGAGAAAAAGAACAAAAAGCCAGCATCGTTCTGGCAATGCGTTTGGCACAATCCGTGAAATTACGACATGGAGACGACGCCGTGGATTTCCTCTCTGGGGTCATCCTTGAGCTCTCCAATCCCGAGGATGTTTTTGAACTTATTTGCAAAATTGAAAATAGCTGACTCAAAAGACACGTGGACGAAAGTTAGGTAGATTCTGTACATGGAAGAAAAAAACAATAAATACCAGCAAGTATCCGGCAGCAATGCATTTGAAGAAATGCTAAAAAAAGAACAAATGAAGCCAGAGCTCATCGAAGAGGTAATGGAGAAAATCGCCGAAACCTCTGAAGAGGTCCATAACATTATTTTCGTTTTTACGGATAATGATGTGGCCGTCACGGGTGTGCATGTTCCTAGGTCAGCGCTCAATGGCGAAGACGGCCCGGTCATATTTAAGAATTCTAAAGAAAATTCATTAACTGCAGCATTCTCGCGGGAGTACATTGAAGAGAGAATCCTCAGGGCTGATGAAGTGGGAGAGAGAGCGGGGCTCGGCAGCGTTATCGCCGACCAGGTCTGGATTTCCGAGTTGGAAAAAATAGTTGAAGAGGTTAGAATGAAAATCGAAACGACCCCTCCCAGGAGCTGGGACGAACTACTAGACGAGGGTAAATAATGTTGACGGTGGTGGATGAGCTCGGCAATGACGGACCACGTTGGTGGCAAGAGGCTGCCAAGGTTGTGGTTTGTGAGATTTTTAACGATAACTCCCTCGAGAAGGTAATCCATCACCTGGATTGCCTCGAAGAGGAATTCCAAGAAATGCGAAAAAATGAAGAAAAAGTTATCTATGCCGCCGGCCAGGTATCTCGAGAATCTCAAAAATTTCTATCGTCTCACTTCGATGGGATGCTCAATAACTTTAAGTTCTTTACTTCTGATGGTCCTTATTGGGTTGATGAATGGCGTCAGCTCGGATGTCTAGCTGCGGCTGCGGGAATCAAAAATGGCAATTTTTTAGCAATATCTGAAGACCTGGCTGCCGGCCGCGCGCACCCAGAAAATGAGAAAAAATCAAGGAACTCCGCGTCAGCTGAATTCGATAGCTGGATGGTGCGCGACTCAATCCTCGAGACATTAGTCAAAAAACAAAAAGATTACGGTCATGAGAATATCTCAAGGTTCGGTCGATATGGACTACTCGTCCGCACGCACGACAAGCTAGCTCGATTAATTAATCTACAAAAAACAAAAAACAATCCAGAGAACGAATCAGTAACAGACACGTATACTGACATCGTCGGCTACTCCGCAATCGGCATGATGCTCGAGCGCGGATGGTTCGGGTTACCGCTAATCGATTACTAGACATACAAAAAGAAAGACATACTAGACACATGAATTATCATGACGGTGGTGGAAGACGCGCATTACAGCTCGGCTGTTTGTTGGCTGTTGAAGTTATTGGCTCATCTTCTATATATTCTATTTTGGAAAATCATTCTTTTGCTGATGGTCTCTGGTGGTCATTCATGACCTTTACTACTGTTGGCTATGGTGACCAGTTCCCATCAACGATGGTTGGGCGGATGGCTGGGATGGTTCTTGTCGCAACAGCTGTATTCGTAATACTGCCAACGATAACTGCAGTAATTGCAACGAGAATAATTGGAGATAAAGATAAGTTTACGCACGAGGAACAAGAAGAAATAAAAGACTCGCTGCGTCGAATAGATTCAAAAATATCCAGATATCAAGCAATCAGGAGTAAGGAAGATACATGGGCATAGTTCTTGGAACAATCATCTATAAAGCCGGCAAACGCCGCGCTAATAAACAAAGAGACAAAGAAGAGAAAGCTCAAAGAGAGTACGACAACTGGGGCAGCCACGACTCAACCAGCGCAATGCATCAGTACTACAATGGGCACGACGGCGAAGACACGTCAGCCATGGAGGAGTACTATGCAAATCGATAACCCTGAAGAAGAAGACGCCATCGAGCAGCGCGCAGAATTCGAGAAAAATGCGATTCTCGACCAGGAGGACCAGATGCAATACAAAATGGAGAATTCTGTAGAGAACAAGAAACCCGATTACCTGGGAGAGCTGGTCACCAAGATTGGCGCATCCGGTGCTGCAGCTAACAAAATATTCGAAAATTTAGGAATTGCCTACAATTGCATTCAGCTCCCTGAGGAGGAAGACGATGAGTTTTAAACTTCTTTTTTTACATATTTTGTTCCTGGCCATCTGGTCCCTCGACTCCAGGTTTCTGGAAAAGAAGAGAATCTGGCGGCGGTACCAAAGAAATGTGAATAATCAGGAGCGCGCGCATCGACATGAGCTTGCGCGTATCAACTCTACGTACGTAGACCTGACACACCACGTGACGCTGCGGCCGGCAAAGAGTGCAGAAAAAGAGAATTTTTACGACGTCCAAAACGACCTCTGGCCGGATTTGGCAAAAATGAAAGAAAACAGGAAAAAATGGGCGTACGATGCCGGCCCAAAGTTTGGGTATACCAAGGCTAAGCGCGACGCGTTCTACACGCAGATGCGCATCAACCGCTGGGGCTGGGGTACAAGCGAGGCCGGCAAGTTCAAGTAAAAGGTAGCCCGGGGGAATCAACACCACCTACCACAACGGAGACTCAACCCCGGGCCGTGCTTCTTCAGCGATTGGGGAACTGTGCCGAAGGAAGCCCCGCTACCATAGCACTTTCTTTTATTGAAAAGTGCAAGTATTTGTTTTTATTTAATCGCCGGCTCGAGCTCCCGGAAAAAATAAAATTTTTCCAGAAAAACCCCTCTACCCGGTTGACGGTGGTGGATGACCCTGCTATGGTGACAACCCATCTAGCCCAATAGGTCTAGGTATCAATGTGACGTCACAATCGCTGAAATCTACACGCTTAAAAACACTTTCCAGAAACGGAAGGTCTAGCTGAGGACGCCCACGATTAGTTGGTACAAAATCAAAGGTTTTCCCCCAGACCCCCTTTCCAAAGGGGGCTTCTTCTTTAACTTACTACGTTCTTTCTTTACGTAGTTATTAATGTTCTAGTTAACGAAATTAATCCTTTCGTAAGGTTGAAAAAACAAAAACCGTTTTACCATTTTTGGTACTTACTTTTTCTTTTTTAACATTGACAGTTTCAGATTTCACGGATAGGATTCACCCCATGGGGAAGCGCGGTCAATCCGAACACAACAAGTCAAAGACAGCTGCAGCTAAAGAAATACCAAAAGCACAAAAGCTAGAGATATTCGATTTCTGGAAACTTACGTTCAATAAGTCTCGAGTGAGCATGGACGTCAACAGGGAGAACGCACTTGGGTGGGCTATCTATACCTACGGCCTAGAAGCCTGCAGGCATGCCATCCTGGGTTGCGCGTCGTCAGCCTTCCATATGGGCCAGAACAAAGCCGGCAAGACATACAACGGGATAGACTTAATCTTCAGAGACGCTGAACATGTCGAGATGTTCCTAGAGCGCTATGACAAGTCGATAGATACAAGCGCGCGAGATGAATGGATTAATAATGGATAAAGCTGAATTAGCCAACCTAGTTGACCAGGTCTTCGCCACGTATAACCAAGAGCTTCCATTGGATGACAAGAGCCGCGTACAGCTCATCTATAAGTCCTGGTACGACTTACTCCATGACCTCAGCTACGCAGACTGTAAGGAGACCTTCCTCATTCTGGCTACCACCTCCACCTTTATGCCCAAGGCAGGGGAGATAAGACGTTCCACAATTAATAGGCATACAAAAATAGGGGAAACAGATGAACCCATTATTGCTTGGGGTAAATTCCAACGGATAATGGAAGACGCTAACGCAGGTGTGATGAATCAGCAGGAGCTCCAAGAGGCCCTCATACTCACAGTGCGCAAGCTAGGGTCTGCCGGCGCAGGGATGCATACCAATGGGGACCGAGAACACTTCATCCGGGTATATGAAAAGACTGTGATAGAAATAGAAGGAGAGAAATATAAAGTCCCTCTCCGAATTGAGGAATAAATGTTTGGCTTTTCTATTTGGCAATTATTGTTGCTTATTCTTTCGTCTTCTTTTATAGGGTCAGTTGCATACTCTCATAAAAGTTTCCTACATAAAGTGACCCTAATTGGGTTAGTAGTAGTTGCAATGAGGACATTCATCCTGAACTAAATTCTGGGTATGAAACGTAACCCAGGCCGGCCAGTTGTAATCCCAGAGAAGCCAGTAGTAACGCTTACACTCAGGGTTACAAGAGAGTTCAAACAGAAACTAATCAACCAATCATCAGCTGTTGATTTGACGCTCACCGCCTATATCCAGGCTTTGGTAGAGCGCGATGGGGCGTAAGGCCAGCAAGACAAAATACACAGATAGATGGACAGGAATAACTCTCCGTCTAAAGGGTGATGTAAAAAATCAAATACTAGAAGCTGCAAATAAAAAAGGAATATCTGTAAATCAGTTTGTTCTTTATGCAGTATGGGATTTCATTCAGAACGAAAAGGGAATCCCTTCGCCCGGAAATGCGCAGTTTGCTCTGCCGACAGTGCAGGAAGAAGTGCTTGCGTATCTGCGCGGGGAAACATTAATGAAACCGTGCGGAAAAAAAGATTGCCAACAAATAATTACCCAATTAAATGAGATGGATTTTTGTGGTACTTGTAATCTCCGAATTTTGTAAGTGGTACATACAAGACTAGAAAAAAATTGAAAAACAAACGCGCGCGCAAACTTTTTGCCCTTTTTTTGCCTTTCTTTTCATCCTCCCCACATCTGTGCCAGTGTAGGTCTAGTAGGTTTTATCTTCCTTCTTCTTTGTTCTGCCGCTAGTTGTCGACTCGTCAACCCGGCCCAGACACCATGCATATCGGCAGGTGGAAACTCCAGTGCGTACTTCAAACACTCCCTGCGAACTGGGCATGACTTACAGATAGCTCTTGCCTGTGCAATGTAGGTAATGTCCTTATGTTGTTTAGGAAACATTAGTTCTGTCTTTCCTTTGCACCCTGCTAGTTTGAACCAGTCTTTTCTTTCTATATACAAAGACACAACAGGTGTGGAATCTTTTTTATCCAATTCTTTTTGGGTAATTTTATTACTAGTCACTTGCTAAAGTCTCCTAAAAAGAGAGCATTCTTACTCCCTATAGGTAATTACTACTATGTAATTACTGAAACTCAGTGTCAAGTGGTTTTAGGTATTTGGTAGGTGTGTTATGCTTTCTTTTATGGATAACTTATACGCACAGGACAAGAAGACAATCCTTATGTATGAACAGGAAGCGCTTAACTTTCTTATGGAGGGGAAGCAAATAACCCATGACGACATTGAGACAACCATTGAACAAAGCTCTAAGTACTCACTAGTACAGATGACTGCCAACAACATGTTCCACACCAATAAGAGGCTTACCTGGAGTGATGTAGAGAACAAGAGAAGTACTCAGTAGTGTTTCTCTCCCCTAGTGTTATTCTCCCTATGTAGGGGTAGGTAACTAAGAGGGATTTAAGAACGTGGATGCTTTAAAATAGCGGCGCGATGTTTTCGGCCTTATTCAGTCCTCGTCTTGTTTAGTGTTGATTAGGTCTGAATCTTCAGATTCACCCATCTCAAAAAAAAGACCGAGCGCGACTATCACCATGATGATAACAGTGCCGATAATTGGGAAAATCCATACTGGGCTCATGTTCTAAGAATACCAATATTTCTTTATTTACAAGTTATCTATTTGGTTTTTTCTTGTCCCTGTACCAGTGTGTGGTACGGAGCACCCGTGTATGGGTCGCACTTTGCTGCAATGGACATAGCCTTTATTGCTATCTTTCTTGCAATAGCTACTGTTAGCTTTCCTTTTGGCTGTATGGCAGAGAGGGCTCCTATGGCGTATTGAGCCCCAGTGCCCACAGCAAAGACTCCGCTGGAATCAGAAATCCATGAGTAATCACCGTCAATGATGTATATCGCTCCATTGATAGCCATTACCACCGTAGATGAGTGCTCGGCTATATGAGTCTTGGAGCCATTCTCTGGTAATGCATAACCGTGTGATTCAAAGCATTCCCTTAAACTTGGGATAAATTTAGCTGTAACAAAGTGGTCAAGCTTCTTCCCTCGTAAAGTTGGTGTTGGATTCGGCGGCGTGAATGCATGATGCAGGATGTTTATTGCTCTTAAGTCGCCGGCGGCTCCAAGGATAAATCTGCCGTTTAGACCGATTTTCCCATTTGATTCTCTGAGGCTTGCTATCTGTGAAATGAGACCTTCATCGTCGTCCAGTGTTGATATGCGCGAGTCTGCGGTAATAACGCAAAACCCATCACCCTGGATGCCGATAATCGTTGTCACTAGTCAGAGCCTTCCTCGGTATTCTTTTCTTCTTTGTTTCTATTTGCTTCCTCTAGAAGCGTAGACATAGCCTCGTAAGGGTCGAAACTATCACTTGATTTCTCCATAAATTCAAGTGTTGTTTTACTTAATCCATAGAGCCATTCTCCGTCATTGGTTATACCCATAACTTCGATAAGACCTGCTTCCCTCAGAAAGTCGAGGTCTTGGATGATTGCTTCATTCCATTCTTCGCTCATGCTCTGTATTCTTCTCCCCTGAATATCCCGTGTCCGCTGTAAATCCACATTGGTTCATAGAAGAATTCTTCTCCGCCGACACCAATTGGCTGGTATGTAACTACTCCGAGACCCTGTTGCCAGTTCTCCGCGCCCTGTAGTAATGGTCTGCCGAATTCATCCGCGCCAGACTTTACTGATGGGACTGCTCCGTCAATCCTACATAAGCAACCAGGACTTGCGGCCATGATTGTTCTTGGCCCCTTGTCTGTTCTCCTTGTTCTATAGGCATACTCGTTTCTGTGGATATGCCCGTAGATGACTGATATACGCTCGTTGTCCAGATACTTCTTCGTGGTCGAGTTATTTGATACGACCTTGTCGCCGTGTACAACCATGAGGTTTGTATTGATGTAGTGGGCAGATTCTGGATATCCAGGCAGGTAATCAACCCCGAAATCATCCATTCTGCATAAATACGGAACGGTCATTACCGGCCATTCTGGGCGAAGCTCTCCTGGTTTAATCCCTCTGGTTATTCCGAATGCTGCTTCTGCGTTTGTTTGTATATACCGAGGTAGTCGCGCTTCGTGGTTTCCAGCAATCCAGGTGATTTTGGCTCGTGGGGCCGCTTCTCTGAGCTGGGCACATAGGTGGGTAGCTCTGTCGATTGCAGCCTGGGCCAGCATCTTAAATGGAGCCGCTGTTAGATATTTGCCAAATTCTGCAAAATCTAGGTTATCCCCGACCATTACAACCTGGTTAGGGTTCAATTTTTCGATAACTTTCAAAGCCACCGAGATTGCTTGCTCGTCGTGAATCGGTTCCATCTCGAAAGAATCAAGCGATTTACGGTAGTGACCTATCTGTATATCAGGTACGATTACAGCGGTCTCCCACCCAGTTGGCTTACTTACTTTTGTCTTTGTCTTTTGTACTTGTATTTTTGGTCCCTGAGATATGACTGGCCACTTTGGACCAGACTCCCATGTAGGTGAAATCCTTATGGCTGTTGTGGTTGAGGATTTCGGTTTTCCGTCTTTATCTGTTGTTGTTCTATGACTCAGACTTATCGACGCATCCGCGATGTCTTCAACAGGGATTCCCTTTTCTTTCAGAACGTCCGCAATATCCCCAAGAATCTTCTTTTTTGCAATAGCTGAATCGCTTTCTGCTTTTAAGGTTTTTAGCCGTGAAGCGAGATTGCCGTTCGGTGTCTTCTTATTTACCATTTTTTGCTCCTAGCTGGTTGTGAAGGCAGCAGGTTTTTGCAGCTTCTGGGTCCTTGAGGCAGGTATTCCTTTTTTCTCCAAGAAATTCCCTACCTATAGAAATTCCTTCGCTATTTAATGTTCTTACTAATGACATGGTTGTAATGTTGCTTTTCAATACTTGGAGCAAGGCGTCCGCCGTGTCTTCGTCCAGGCCGGCAACTATCCGTCCAAGCTTGCAGTCCTGTCGTGAATTCTGTGTCTCCAATAGTTTCCCCAACGCGTCTTTTAACATGAGTTCCACCTGCTAACCTTTCGTTATATGGCCGGTCTTCCGATAGCGACTACGCAAGATATCCCAGTATCTATTAGTACTGAGGCCCCCAATGTCGTCAGTACTGATAGTACACCATCTAGTTACATGCGTGTGGTTATGTCGTCATGAAAAATCAAAACTCAGAAAAAATAAAAAAAGCCCTCGAAGAGGCCATCCAGGATAGTTCCTCAAATGGGGCCGATGCTGTTGAGCGAATACTCCGGACGCTAGACCAACAAAAAATAGTCAGATATCACAACGATGGGGACGTCAATCTTCTGTCCACATCTGGGAGGGTTTTGGTCTCGCTTATCGAGGACCCAACAATGACGATTAGGGCGATAGCGACATATCTTGGTTTGAGCGAAACAATGATTGATAAAACCGTTAAATCATTGATGAATGCAGGGCTGATTACAAAGACAAAAGTCAATCGACAAAATGTCTACAAATTAAATAAAAAAATTATTAATCAGCAGCTTGATATACGTCAGTTTTTACGCGCTATCAGTGAATTAAATGTTGAGAATATCCAGGAAGAGATAGGAAATTCGGACCCGTTCTAGTAAATTACTGCCATGGAAAATTGTAGAAACTCAAAGAGCCCTATAACTTTCTACGGAAGTGGTGCTTACGCGCTTCTTTGTTTTGGTAAGAGCGCTAGAAACGCGTTTTCGTCAAAGACTGCGGCAGATGTGCTCGCAGGTAAGTTTAGGGGTCCCAGTGACGTCCGTATCACGGCTAAACGGCTAGCAGAGTATGGACTGCTTAACGAGGTGTCTCACAATATGTGGATACTCACGCAACTCGGGGATGATTCCATATATGAGATAGCAGAAAACTTTAGGAGCCTGAGGGCGAGGAAGCTTGGCAAGACCTACGTTGAAACAAAACTCAGGGAAATCAGGCTTGGTGCTTCATCTTCTATTGATGATTTCATGGACGACGAAATCCTTGAAGAGATGTATATCAAAACTCTGGACGCAACAAAGAAAAAATCCTCAAAGAGAAAGCCAAGGCCTTAGTCGCGGCTAACTAGCCAGGCCTGAAATATCTCGTCATTCAACGGCATAAACCAAAGTTGTGAAGCATCTGGGTTCTTCATGTCACCAACAAGCGTCCAGCAAATTTCTAGTTCTTTATCGGCGTAGCACATGCCACCGTTACACTCCATCCCATAGCGGGTTATAAACCATCTAACGATACATTCGTTGTCTTCTGTCTTGCATTCTCCGGAGTCCTGATGGGGGCATAATATCTCTGAAACTTCTAGTTCCGACTTGTTTATCCGCAAGACTATTTTGTGTTTATCGTTATGCCAAATCTGTTCTGTTTCTGATTGCTTTTTTGACATCATCACCTTTGGATAAATTACAAAATCTATGTACAACTTTAAGCATTGTGGTGCAACAAAAAGGTATCACAAAAACGAGCGAAAATACAGCAAGGCCCTTTGTCTGTAACTATTAAACAGTTTTTGCTAGGAGTCTTTCATCTATATCTAGAAGAACTTGGGCCCACTTATCGTCATAATTCCGTGAGAATAATGAAACCTCACCTCGAAGTTTTTCAGTTAGGCCCTTTTCGCATAGTTCCAAGAACATCTCAAAAAATGCTTCACTGTTGGTTCTAAGGTGAACTGTTTTTTGAGTGAGTGGATTGTTGATGTATACGTAGTCAGCATTGAATAGTGGGGTGATTATGTTGTAGTTCGAGTGCATTGCTGACTGTATTGCTATCTCTTCTGGAGACCGCTTATCGACAATTGCCACTTTCTTCTTTACTGGTCGGCTCATCTTTTGTTCTTTTTCTTCTTTTCATAATGGCTCGGCTTGAATAAATCGACCCACTCATGTTCCCCAATGTGATTGTCTAGCTTTTGCGATATGGTATCAACGTCATCATCAATGCCTCTTATGTCTTCGCGTATGGCGTTTAGTGTCTCTTTGACAACCCCATGGTCTTTTATGTTTTCTCGTCGACCTTTTTCAATAAGTAAAGCGAGCACACTGAATGCTCCAGTTACTGCGGCTGCCCAGACAATCTCCATTAGAGGCCAAGCAATTCTTTTACTTTTGGACCAACCACAGAGTCTGCTGCAAGCTTGTTCGCAACCTTAAATGCTTTTATTGCTGCGTCTGTTGCTGCGTCTTTCTGACCGTTGATTTCACCCTTATAGAACCCCTTAGCCTTCAGGGCCTCTTGTAGAGCTTTGTGGTCGCTTGCTGCTGGTACCGCACTTGCAGCAGCCACCGGTGCGGCACCACCAATGAATGCCATAACGGCTGGTGTTGGCTTGTCGCCAGTAACTAGACGAATGTGCCATGGCTCGCTTGGAACAACTTCCCAACTGAAACCAAAATCTTTAACGTTTGCGATGAGCCAGTTCAATCTCTTTGGCTCTGACGCGCTAGAAATATCAATGGCCAAACCGAGATTATGGTTCGACTTACCCGGTGTCGCCAGCATGGCCATACCTTTTTTCAGGTACCAGGTTTTTCCTTCAAACGTCTTCGTGCTTGTTCCTGCAACTGGTTCCAAAACGTAGCGCTGCTTGAAGCCCGCCAGTTGGCTCTCGTATGTGCGATACAAATCGCCGGAACTCGTGGGTTTAAGTTCGACTCCATCTGCTTTGGCTTTTGCGACCATTGCGTTCCAAGCGTCTGCGGCTCGGTGGTGGAGTTTTCCTCCGGTTGGTATTGCTCTGAGCAATGATTCAGGCAGTTTTCCAGGCGTAACTCCTTTTAGGTCAGCGGGCATAATCATTGGAACAATATAATCCCAGGCAACTTTACTCATGTTAAGAAATCTCCAGAGTTAGGAGCGCATATATTCGGCGCTAATAGATTTTACAACATGAATACACTAATCATTGTGTACTAACTAATCAGAGTCAGGTTCTTTCATGTGTAGATACATGGAACCAGCAAACGCGAGCAAGGTTCCCCAGAGGGCAATTTGTTGCGTTAGTCCAGAAAGAGTGAAGTACATGACCGTTGCACCGGCAAGTGTGAACCCAGATGCCATAATTCCGTAAACAAACTTTCTTGTAAAGTTCTTCCAGTCCATAACTCTCACTCCATCCTCATATTTGTAAATAGATATCCGCTTAATCCAATCTGGGCCTTCGCCTTCGATTGCTCCACCCTCTTCTGTCTCTTCTTCTTCTCTCCGAGCCGCGACATCTTGTCGTGGTGCAGAAGGTGCAGAAGGTCCAGGGGTTGGTATTCCACCAGCAGCAGTAGCAAGAGCCACAGTACTGGTCACCAAGTTTACCGCAATTACACTTCGTCTCGTACCAACATCTATAGAAGAACCGAGTGCGACATACGTATCGAACACGCCGGCGAACACATTTATCTCTTCTTCAAATGATTCCTTTACATCGGTTGGTGCGTCGGTGAGTGCTTCTGAAATTGCGGCACCAGCTTCTTCTGAAACCTCAGCAACAACAATTGCGTTAAACACTGCGGATGCTTGTTCTCCGTCAATGCTTTCAAGAACCTTGGCGCTTGTTGCAAGTTCGGTTGCTTGACCCGACTCAATTCCACCCTCTTGCTCAATCACCAATGTGACGACTTGTGCAACTTGCTCACCCGTAATCGTGTCTGATTCAAGGACATCCACGATGACTCTGACTGATTCGGCATTCAGTTCGCCATCTAATACAGCGGTAAAAGTTTCAATCAAAACCTCAGTGCTTACTTCTTCATCAAAGACTGCGCCAAGAGCAGCGCCTAGATTCTCTGCGGTTAGACCGTCCTTCAACACATCAACGATGAGGTCAATGGTTTCTGCATCCGATAGGTCGCTGTCAAAAACATTGTCAAATACCGCTTCTGCTTCTGACGCGCTCAAGTTTGTTTCAAGCAAGTCTCCAAGCACTGTCTTGGTGTCCTCAACGGAAATGTCTTCGTCAAATACTGCACCCATGACTTTTGATATGTCTGCACCACTTGCTGGACCATCAAAGATTGAACTGAGTGCGGAAACCATGGCTTCTGGGGATGTTGTTTCTGAGAATGCGGCATCAAGAACTTTGTCAAACTCTTTGTCGCTAAGGTCGGCACCAAGCATTGTTGTTAGTGCTTCAGTGAAAACTTCACTAGAGACATCTTCCGAGAAAACTGCATCAAGAACTTTTGTGAATTCTTTATCGGTCAAGTCTGCCTCTAGGAAAGAATCAATAACGGCACCAACATCTGCGCCGGGTTCTTCAAGTGAACCAAGGGCCGCGTCTACCACTGCGTCAAACTGTTTTGGTGTTAAGTCGGCATCAAGGAGTCCATCAAGTACGGCAGTCACTTCTTCCGATGATGCATCTGGGGTGAAGGCATTATCCAAAATACCTGCAAGGTCACCTGTGGATATTGCTTCTCCTGCATCTGGGAGGGTAACCTCATCTGATGGAATTATTACTACTACCGTTTCGGGTTCTGTTCCAACTGGTGGAATTACTATTCCTGGCAGTGCGGTTTCTGGTTCTGTTCCTACGGGAAGCGTCACCGTTGTGGATTCTGTTTCAGGCTCTGGCAATTGCGGCAGTGGCACTGTTGTATCGTCTGGGGGAGTCACGACGACAGGAGAGACGCTTGTACTGGTCGTCCCAGTATCAACAGGTGGAATAATAACAACAACTGGCGGTACATAAACGGTAGTTGTAGTTGTAGTTGGAACAGTAGTGGTAGTCGTAGTACTGGTAGTACTGGTTGTACTGGTTGTAGTAGTAGAAGAAGTAGTTGTAGTGGTTGTGGTAATTGTGTTACCAGACTCCGCATACCCAGAGCCCGAGAAATTGTTTGTGTTGGCAGAAGTATTACCAAATGTATTTCCACTGGCTGTAGAGAACGAGTTCGCACTTACTCCGTTGTATACCGAAGAGCCGGTATTCCAATTGTTGGCAAACTGAATAGCAGTCGTATTGCCATTGAATGTATTACCTGAAACCGTTTGGTTGCCAGCACCAACCGCCCAACCCGTCGGAATCCATGAAGAGAAATACACGCCTGTACCATTTGAAGTAAATGTTGAGTTAGTTACCTGCTGACGGTTAAGACCGCCTAGTTCTGCACCAACCTGTGTGTTGCTAATAAATTGGGTGTTGTTTATTTTGAAGAATCTTTCTCCAGATATTCCATAAGTATTATTAGAAAAAACCGAATCATAAACATATGTGCGGTTTGTGTAATCGGAATCCGTTTGGCTTAAAGCCGATGGCGTCGAACCATAGTCTCCAGCAATACCGACATATAGATAATCAAATGTTGTATCCGTGAGGGTAGAGACAGAACCTCCTCCATTATTAAACACGGCAGAGCCTGCTGTCATTCCCGTGAAGCGAACATCGGTTGCAGAGAAGGTGCCTGCACCGTTATTCACAAGACCGCCGTTTGTGGCTTGCCCTTTTTTTAGTGTCATGTCCGAAATCGTCAACGACTTACCAGATGAGATATTGAATGGGCGATACAAATTGTTGCCATCAATAATGGTGGAAGTTAAACCAGCACCAGTGATTGTCAAGTTGTCCGAAATTGCAGGCAGAGCAGAAGTAAGCGTGATTGTTCCGGTGTTGCCTGAAGCAAAAGTAATGGTATTAATAGTGGCTGAAGCGTTCGCCGTAGTAATAGCCCAACGCAAAGAGCCCGAGCCCGAAGTATCTAAAAGATTTGTAACAATGACAGATGTTGGGGCAGGAACCGTGATGGACGCAGCCGAGTTTGCCGTTAGTGACCCAATTGAGTTTGTTTTAGTTACGCGGACTCGTATTTGTTTCGCAACATCATCTGAACCAACCGCATATGTTGAGGATGTTGCGCCAGATATATTTGTCCAAGTACACGAAGAAGGAGTACAGGATTGCCACTGATAGGTTGTCGCAGTTACAGCAGACCCACCGTCACCCCAAGTTCCATCAACTGCGGTCAGAGTTTCCCCATAAGCAACAGTTCCAGACATTGATGTTCCACCAGATGTTGTTGGAGCCGTAGACCCTGCAAGGAGAGTAAACGACCGACTTACCGTGGCTGCTGCTACATATGAGTTATTAGAAGCACTATTCGTGGAGATGGTGCAAGTTCCTGTTTGACTAGCCAACACCGTCACTGTTGCAGTTGAAGTTCCACCGCTATCTGTTGATGAACCAACGGTGCACTTGTTTGTAGTGCTGGATGTAAAAGTAACCGACAACCCAGAAGTAGCAGTGGCTGAGACAGTAAATGTTTGGTTTGATGAAGATGTAACTATGTCGGCAGGCTGAGCAAAAGTAATACTGTTTGCGCTGGCTACGGATATTGCTGAGTCAATATACATTGACGCACCAAGGGCTTGACCGCCAGTTGCATCATAGGAACCATTCACAAACCTGAATCTGTAATAACCAGTAGATGGAACTATTCCGCTAGAAGTGACCCATGATTGGTTTTGCCCACGTCCGTATGAAACCAAAGTTGAGGTAGCACTAGAGCCATAGTCGTATGTGTTTCCACTTGCCGAAACCTGAACCAAGTATCCGTATGCTTCGTAGTCGTCACCACCACCAGCTGCGGCCCAGTCAAAAGAAATTGATTGATTCGCTGTGGCGGGAAACGGCTGGGTCCATATTTCTGGTCCAAACGCCGAACCGTATGTTCCATGATTATTACAAGTATTGGCATAGGAAATAACGCCAGAAGAGAAGAGACGAATTACTCCACTACGTCCGCCATATGCTTCTCCTGTAGATGTTGAGTAGGACAAGTTCTGGGTAGTCGCTTCTTGGCCTTCGTACAACTGCTGTTCTCGCGTGTAGTTCTTGTCGGTTACATAGGAATATGAACTATTGGAGGTGGCATCGGTGCCAGTCATTGTGTATGGCCCAATCCCTTGCTTGCCTAGAACCGCACATTGGGTTCGGCTTGCCAATGAACCTAGGGTTACCTTTGCTGCCGCAGTTGACTCAAAAACAGGCGACAATGCCTTAACTGGCGAAGAGAAGCCAAAAATCGATACCAGTAAGAGGAATACCGAAGGCACAGCCATGATGGCTGCGGGTTTATTAATCCGGCGACGCCGTACGAACATGGGGCCTCCTTAAAAAAGACCTCCAATTCTACCATTTAGAAATTATTCAACTGATGAATTTTCGTGATGTAATATGTTGGTATGGCGTACAACAAATTTGAGACAATTCTCCCTATGTCCATATACGACATATCCCTGCAGTCTGCCAATGGCAAAGATAGCGATATTCTGTCAATCAGGAAAGGGAAAGTCACGCTTATATTCAATGTCGCTGCAGGATGTGGGAACATCCCACAGCACTCAGTTATTGAAGAGCTAAATCAAAAATACAAGAACGAAGATGACTTTGGGATAATTGCTGTAGTTGTTGATGACTTCACCTGCCACGGATACCCAGAATTCCAAGACGGGATTAAGAAGTACATCGAAGTAAATAATCTAGAACTAACCCCAGGTCAAGTGTCCCAGAAATATGCCGTCGACCACTTCGGCGTTACTTATGATTTTTCGGAGTTGACAAACGGAAGATACGACAAGCACAGGTATGACCCAAGTTTCGTGCCCGGTTTAGTAAAAGAACAAGAACAGCACACCCTTTGGCATTACCTTACTGGAGCACATGAAGCCGACTTAAACGAAAATGGAGTTCCATATCACGACGAAGAAGTCCCATGGTCTGACATCGAGCCAATAGACACCTGGGGCAAGAAGACGTTTACGCCACTAAGGGGAAATTTTGAAAAGTTTTTAATTGATAGAACTGGGACAAAAGTTAAAAGATATGCAAACGGATTCCTGCTTGGGGAAAGGGACTATATCGGTGCAACATTTCCCTGGGTTGAAGAAAAATATCAAGAAAACGGTAAGAGGGATTGGAATCCAGTTAATACCAAAAAAGAAAATCAGGAACCAACTCCAAAAGGCCAGAAAACAAGCTGGCCCACAAAAGAGCAGAGAATGGGTATGGACGTTTCGCTTAAATCAATTAGCGAAGATATCGATGAGTATTTAGGAAAATAAACTAAAGTTTTAATTATTTTTAAAATAACTAACAGACCTGCTTATTCCTTCTTCAAGAGTTATCTTGGGGGTGTAGAAAGACAACATCTTCGTAGGGTCGCAAACGCGATATTGAACGCCTTCCGGTGCTTCAATTATTCTTTCGAACTCAGGAGAATAACCGCATTCATTTGCCACCAAAGTTGCTAAGTCATTAAATGAAGTAACTCGTCCAAGCCCTAAATTCACTGGACCCTGTATGTCTTGTCGAACGGCTTCTAGTGTTGCAGCGACCACATCTTCCATATGTATGAAGTCTCTAACCTGATTTCCTGAACCCCAAATCTTGAACGGATTTGCTTTTTCAACACCACGCTTAATAAACGATGGGAAAGGATAATCCAGCGATTGGTCCTCTCCGTATCCAGAAAACGGACGGAACACATGGACTCTTAGTCCTTCTTTTTCTGCATAACCAGCGAGCATCTCTCCGGTGAGTTTTGCCCAACCGTATGTGTAGTCGGGGGATTGAATATTATTTAAGTCAATATCCGACTCAGTGAGATGGTGGGTAGAACCATAATCTTGCAATTTGATTGGATAGGCAGCCGAAGAAGAGTAATAAATAATCCTTCCTGGTTTTGTTCTCAGCGCCCACTGAAATAGCTCAGAATCAATCGCTAGGTCGACTGCAACCGATAATGGCTCACCCTCAATTGTTGCTCTTCCCCCAACTATTGCGGCCAAATGAACCACTAGGTCAAAGTTAGTTTCGTCTGTTGCAAAAAATTTACGGGCGTCTATTCCGTTTTTTATATCCAAGCCCGTTATGTCGTGACCATCAAGTGCTTTGTGGAAATATCCCCCCACAAAACCAGCGTCGCCAGTGATAAGAATTTTCATGAGTTTAAAGACTCACATAATGCTACTTGGAACATGCCAGGCGTTTCGTGGCTGACAACTTTCCATCCATTCGATTCAAGCATTCGAGCGTATCCTTCGACGTCCCATGCCCAAGTATGATATCCATAGTGGGCATCAATGGTTTCCGTCCACGGAGAACTAGCAATTAGATACTTGCTTTTTTTACTAACCATATCGACGAACTGATGTGGTCCTACTAGATGCTCAATCATTTCTGTTGCAATAGCAATATCTGCCCAGTCAATTTGGTCAAATACATTTCCATAACGAACGTCTTGATTTCTATCTACCGCTCCAGCAACGTTCGATGGTTGCAAATCATAACCCCATTTTTGAGCTTTGGGAATTTCTGTTAGCAGCGACAAAAGACCACCGTCACCAGCACCCAGGTCAACAACTGTCAGGTCTGACGACCACACAGACATAGCAAATCGTGCTGCGGTATCCAAACGAGGTCGGTGCATTTCTTGGTCAACGTGAGGCGCAATCTCCCGGTCTAAATACCATTCTGCAGTGCAATACTCAGGAATTACATCTAATGGGAAAAGTCTGTCTTCTCTCATTTTATGTTTCTTAGTTTTTGTAAGTCATCTTGTAGTTGGGTGGCAACATAATTGTGAAATGTTATTTCATCAGCACCCCATACCTCTGGGCTGTTTGCTTCGGTATACGTGTTATCTGAAAGTGCTTTTTGAAAATTAGGATGCACGTGTTCAATAATCACATCATTAAAATATGTGATGTTTGTTCCACGCCCAAGCTCCATCCAGAAGTTGTCTAAGAATAAGTGGATGCTTCCCGGAACGCATATGTACCCCAGGGTGTTGACAATATTGGATGTCATTGCGACTGACGTAGCCAACCCAGCGCCGTGAGCAAGGTCGTTGCCGTAAACCACCCCCACCTTGAGTCTGTCTAATTCGTTAATAAAAGTCTCATCCCACCCTTTAGTGCGAGGCAGGTGGTCATCCCCCATGAACCCAATATTTCGTGAAGTTGCTGCTATTTCTGGAGCAACAACATTAAGAGTGCCGCCAATTCTGATGCGCGGTCCGACTAGTATGTCAATATTGGGGATAGAAAGATAGTCGTCAAGTTTCGAGTCGTCATCATCAACGAGTACAAGTAGACGCGTATTGCGTGTGGTTGTCGTACCCCATGCGTCTATTAAGCGAATTATGTTTTCAGGTCGTCCACGAGATGGGACGAGTATGGTCATTTCAGACATTTTAATCCTTGCTCTAATGATTCTATTAACATTTTACCAGCGACCTGGCAACCCGGACGTATTTGCGTGGTGATGATACCAATTCCATGTTGTGTCAGGAATTGCTAAAAATTTACCGCCAGCATCATAAATACTTTTCCAAAATGGAAAATCTTGAATTCCCCAAGCGCCTATATTGCCTTCTTCTGGCATAAACACGGCTTTTGAATCTAAAATTAATGAACGGCGAACAATACAAGTAATGGGAAAAATGTGGGGGTCATTTACATCCCATTGACGACCTTTGTGCATAGGGAACGGGTCAGAGCCTCCGATGACATCAAACCAACCCCACACGACATCCGCCTGATGCTCATTCGCCCTGGTGAGCAAGGTTCCAACATGATGAGGCTGAAACTCATCGTCATCGTCCAAAAAAGCAATCCATTCGCTATTTGCCATCCTTGTGGCATTGTTTCGGTTTTCCCACGCACCTGCTTTTTTTGTGTCGACCGAAATACAAATTTCGGATACAGGATGTGTTTGTTTTAAAACGCTTGGAAATGCACGAGTGGTCAACAAATCAGAACGTGTAGGGATGGATGGTATACAAACGGAAACTGTATCCAAAATCACAATTTCTCCAATATAAATTTGAACGTTGCATCCCAGTCATCGCCTCTCGCGTTCATGTTAAATTTTTCTAACAACCTTCTGTTTTCATGCATCTCGTCAATTCTCATTTGATGATTCATCAATTCATCTAGGTGATAAATCCATTCTTCGTCAGTTTTTGCCAATCTTCCTATCCCTTTGGACGCAAGCAGCTCGTATTCTGGAGAATAAGAAGTTACGAAAGGTACGCCAGCAGCTGCATATTCAAGACCTTTTATAAAAGATTTAGCATGATTGAATTCAATGTTATTTAATGGAATAATTCCTATATCGATTGGTGTTAGTAATCCCGGATATGATTCTATTGGAGCCATAGGAGTTGAATTAAAACGTGATTTTTCTATACCAAGAAGTTCGCAAGCAGATGGTGCTGTGGGTGAGTGGCCGGAGTGGTGAAAGTATGTTCCTCTAGATTTTATGTAATCACCCATAAATCCAGAAAGCTGTTCAAGGTCATTCGAGCGCCAGTGTGTTGCCCCAACCCAGCCTATATTCGGTTTTTTTTGGTAACGAATATTTTTTATTTTATATCTATCGGAATCAATTCCATTCCTGACCATAAACACATTGTTTCTTTTTTTCCCATAGTAATCAAAAAGAAATGGTGTTGAAGTTATTACGGCATCAGCCTGCATGATTATTTGAGCGTATATTTCCCTGTTGTTGTCGGGATTTTCTTTGGGGTCTGTTGCCTTGAATGCTCTATTGGTTTCGGACAACCCATCAAACCAGTCGTCTATATCAACTACTAGCTTTTGTCCCATTGCTTGAGCAAGTGGCATTTTTTCGAGTACCTCACGCTGCATGAGGAGTTTGAAAACAATTATGTCCCAGCCATGAACTGATTGTGAGTCCGCCAGAACCATGCCAAAACCCCTATCGTCGCTAAATCCAGGGAATCCCACAGCAGTAAACCATCCACGCTTGTTGAGTTCATGAGATGGGAGGGTGCACCTGTAGTAGCAACAGCCATTTGGCTGGAGCGGGTCTGTACCCCAGGCCCAATCGTGAGTCATGAAACCAATAGTTGGCTTTTGAGGTTTCTTCATAAGTCTGAAATGCTATATCACTTAACTCACACGCGCAATCAAGTGATTTTACAAAAAACACTGTGATAATATATAAACACCCAACCAAAAAAATGGAGTAAACATGAGCACAAAGTTTATTAAGGACATTGCAGAAAGAGCAGTAAAGACATTCGTTCAGGCCTATCTAGCCGCATGGGTTGTTGCTGGTTCTGATTTCGATGCACTTACCGACATGGCAAATGTAAAAATTGGAGTTGTTGCTGTGGCTGCATCAATTGCCATGAGCATGGGTCTAAAGAATGTTGGTCCAAACAAGGATTCTGCTTCAGCTATTTGAAATACTGCCTTTCTTGGCGGCGTTCCTAATCTACAATTTCTATGTCGTTAGTGAGGAGCGCGCGCCATGAGGGCAGGTAAGTACGATATGACATGTGAGCAAGGGACCACGTTTATACGAACCCTCGCCGTACTTCAACCAGACCTTGAAAATGACCCAACTGGCGAGACTTTCGAGATTATGGACCTCACTGGTTATACCGCAAGAATGCAGGTCAGAAGAACAATTGAGAACACCAGCAAGATGCTTGAGCTGACCACAGCAAATGGCTCCCTAGACGTCACCTTCCAGGACCAGTCAAACGTTATTAGAATTTTCTTACCAGCTGAAGTAACGGCGAGTGTCAGTACGAGTGGTGTTTACGACCTTGAGCTAATCAACCAAGGTGGAGAAGTCTCGCGACTTGTAGAAGGAAATTTTATAGTTGTTCCTGAGGTGACACGATGAGTGATGTCCCAAACCGCGTAATAATTGACCAAGATGTTCCTAACAGAGTATTAATTCAGACCGGAACTGCCGGTGCAAATACAAGAAGACACATCCACACTCAGGCCTCAGTTTCCAATGAATGGACAGTAACCCACTCACTTGGAGGCAAACCACAGGTAACCGTTGTTGATAGTTCGGATACCTGTGTCTTTGGTGAGGTAATATATATAAGCAATTCACAGCTAAAGGTGTTGTTCTCGTCACCTTTTTCGGGATTTGCCTACTTAACATAAGGCAGGACTAATGGCTCAAAAGTTTCTAACAAATATAGACCTAGTAAATAACCAGATTCTTAACGCCCGGTTTGAGTCTGTTTCGTCGGACCCAGGCTCGAATCTGTTTGAGGGTCGCCTCATCTACAACACCACAACGGACACAATTAAGGCTTACGCAAATGGCGCATGGCGCTCCATGCCACACACCATCACTTCCGGTGGAGCGAATACTGCCGGGATAACAATCGGTGAACTCAACGGAACAGTTACCCTCACTCTTAACCTCGCCACCGCTTCATCAGTCGGTTTGCTGACTGCAGCGCATTTTACAGACCTTAATACATCGACCAGCGCAGCAACTGGCTCCACTCTTGTAAAAAGAGACGCAAGCGGCAATATTTCGGTTGCTACCCCAACAGAATCGTCACACGCTGCAACCAAGGGCTATGTGGACGCTGCTCGTTCTGGCTTGGATGTCAAGGATTCCGTAAGGGTTGCCACAACAGCGGCAATCAATATCTCCTCAGACCTTCAGAACGGTGACGCAATAGATGGGGTGACCCTTGCAACTGGAGACAGGGTTCTTGTTAAGAACCAAAGTTCTGGTGCAGAAAACGGTATTTATGTTGTAGTTGCTACTGGCGTTGCATCACGTTCAACCGATGCTGATACTTCTGCTGAAGTCACAAGCGGAATGTTCACCTTTGTTACAGAAGGTTCAACAAACGCTGATAGTGGTTGGGTCCTCTCAACAAATGACACAATTACCCTTGGAACAACAGCATTAACTTTTGCACAATTCTCGGGAGCTGGTCAAATTACGGCTGGTGCTGGTTTAACAAAATCAGGAAACACGATTGATGCTGTTGGGACTGCAGACAGAATAACCGTAAACGCCGACAGCATAGATATCGCTTCAACCTACGTTGGTCAATCAACCATTACCACCCTCGGCACGGTAACTACCGGCACATGGAGCGCGAGCACCATTGCAATCGCTAAGGGCGGTACAAACGCAACCACTGAGTCTGGTGCTCGAACCAATCTTGCTGCAGGCGGAACTCAGGGTGCTGGTGTAACTGCCCCTGTTCTTTCAAGAAAAGTTGCGCTAACAATTGGTGATGCCTCTTCTGCAACATTTACAGTGACGCATGGTTTTAATACCAGAGATGTGCAAGTTGAAATATACGAAGCAGCAAGTCCGTACGCATCTGTTATTTGTGATGTCGAGAGAACGACAGTGGATGCTGTGACTATCAGCTTTGCTACCGCTCCAGGTTCTGGAGCATATAGGGTTGTTGTAACAGGTTAACCATAGTGCCTTGAGGGGTGCGAACGATTTAGAAAACAGTTGAGGCTGTATTCATGACGAAATTCATAGGCACCCCGTTACGCGGGATAGAGTTTGCTAACCCAGGTGATGAAGCAATCTCGTCGCGCGTTAGTGGAGATACTCAGCCAAGGCTTCGCATTGATGCAGGCGGAAGAATAACTTGGTCTGATGGAACAAACTCTGGGGATACGGTACTTTTTCGTTCTAGTGCAAACGCGCTAACTACATACGACTCACTTACCGCCAGCGCAGGATTAATAACACTTACTACTAATGGCATACCTAGCCAGTCGCTACCCAACGGTGCGATAGCAATCGACACGACTAATCATGTATTTTATTTCCGTTCCAATAATGAATGGTTAGAAGTAAGCGGTGGGGCGACTGTAACAGTTGATGACTCTCCTCCATTGGCACCAGAGATAGGTGACCTTTGGTATAGCTCGCTAGAGCTTGAGTTATTTATTTACTATTCGAATGCTTGGATTCAGTTAACAGATGCACAGGGCGGAGTACAAGAACTCTATGAACTTTCAGATGTTTTAATTGATAACCCAGTTTATGGTCAATCACTCATGTACAACGGAACAGAGTGGGAAAATGATTTCATCACAGTGGCTCAGTCATTGGCTACAGCTCGAGCAATATCCCTAAGCGGGGATATGTCTGGTTCTGCAGCATTTGATGGTTCGCAAAATATATCGATATCTGCAACAATTCAGCCAAACTCAGTTGCACTTGGAACGGACACAACTGGAAGTTACGTCCAATCTTTAGTAGCCGGAACTGGAGTTACTCTTTCAAATAATTCCGGTGAGTCAGCAACGCCAACAATTGCGATAGGACAAGCTGTTGGGACTAGTGCTTCTGTTTCTTTTGCACATGTTGCAACAGACTCGCTGAATGTCGTCAACAATGTTATTGGCACTGGAAATATAACCCTTTCACCGAATGTGAGCTCCTATGTAATTGGTGATACTGGCCCAGCTGGCGGAAAAATATTTATAACACCATCCACATCTGGCAATACGACTGGAAAATACTTTGAAGCTGCCCCAGTTGCTGCTCAAGTATTAAGAAAGTGGGCGACAGACACAGACCCAGGAATCGGCCTCGGCAACGCAGCGACTACAGTATCTGGTGCTGACGGAATAGTTATTGGAACTGGTCAACAGAACACTGCAGACATTGTTGCCCAAACAGGTAACGTGGCTGCAACTTCTGCCGCTGTCTATTGTGATGAATACACCTACGGAGGTTTTTCAGATTGGTTCTTGCCATCGAAGGATGAATTGAATGAACTATATCTCAACCAAGTTGTTATTGGTGGATTTATATCCTCGTACTACTCCAGTTCGTCCGAAGTTTCTAATGAAGCTTTTTGGTTTCAAAGCTTCATTGATGGAAACCCAAACACTCCATACAAAAATAACGCGTACTACATACGTCCTGTTCGGTCGTTTGTTGCACCAGCTCCAGCCGGAATAATCACTGGAAACCTGACTGGTAACGTAACCGGCAATGTAACTGGAAACTCATCCACTGCGACAACACTTCAAACAGCACGAACAATTTCTCTTTCTGGTGATGTTTCTGGTTCTGTTTCGTTTAACGGTTCCGCAAATGCAACTATTTCTACAGCAATTCAGCCAAACAGCGTCGCACTTGGTACAGACACCACTGGCAACTACATGTCGGCCCTTACTCAGGGCACCGGTGTAACAATTACACACACCCCCAGTGAAGGCTCTAACGCAACAATTGCAATTGGACAAGCAGTAGGAACAAGCGCATCTGTAACGTTTGCAAATGTAACAGTAACCGGAGACCTAATTGTTTCTGGCACAACAACTTCAATAAATACTGAAACACTTACCGTTGATGACAATATCATCGTTCTCAATAACAATGCCACCGGCGCGCCTAGTCAAAACTCCGGGATTGAAGTCGAGCGCGGCTCATCAGCGAATGTTGCGCTTCGCTGGAACGAGACCTCAGATAAATGGGAATTGACAAACGACGGGTCATCCTATGCAGATATAGCCACAGAAACATATGCGGCATCTCTGACTCCAGCAACCCTTAATGATATTGGCGACGTAACAATTACATCTGCTTCTTCGGGTCAGTTCCTGAAGTGGGATAGCACGGCATGGGTTAATGATGCTATTGATTTAGGCACAGATACAACTGGCAACTACATGTCGGACCTGACCCAAGGAACTGGTGTGACAATCACCCATACACCAGGCGAAGGTTCAAATGCAACCATTGCTATCGGTCAGGCCGTAGGAACTTCTTCTTCAGTTCAGTTTGCCGCAGTCACTGCACCGGTAATTGGAAACGCATCAACGGCTACCACTCTTCAAACAGCTCGCACGATAACGCTTGGCGGTGACCTTGGTGGTTCGGTATCGTTCAATGGTTCTTCTGATGTGACGCTTACAGCAACTGTTGCGGCTAATTCAGTTGCTCTTGGTACAGATACGACCGGTAACTACATGTCGGACCTGACACAGGGAACTGGCGTAACAATAACCCACACTCCAGGTGAAGGTTCAAATGCGACCATCGCAATTGGTCAAGCGGTCGGGACAAGTGCATCTGTAACTTTTGCAAACGTAACCGCAACTGGAAATGTTGCAATTTCTGGAAGAATAGACAAAACAACCGTAAGAGAATCTGTTGCAGATGTATCCGTTTCTGCAAGCGTTGTTACGGCAGACTATTCAACTGGTGATATTTTCTATGTTGGAACTGCTCCCGCAAGCAACTTCACGGTGAATCTTACAAATGCCCCAACTGATAATGGCAAAGCAATTACCGTTGTAATTTTTGTTACACAAGGAGCGACTGGGTATATTCCGAACGTAGTCCAAGTAGCTGGTTCTGCGCAAACAATCAAATGGGCAAACGGCGCTGCACCAACACCAACATCATCTGCTGGGAAAATAGATATATTCTCGTTTACGTTTGTTCGTCGAAGTTCTGCATGGACTGTATTCGGAAGCTCAAACCTAGGTTACTAGGATGCCTTTCATATCATCAATTTCAGCGAGGCAATCTGGATTGCTGTTTGCAAACGCAGCAAAATTGATTGCTCCATTATTTGGCTCTTCAACGGGGACTTCGGGCGGTTTCACTTTTTCAATTTCAAACTACGATGCTTCTCTGACATATTCATTCTCGGCCACCAATAGCGGTAGCGCTACCCAGTCTGCCGGTTTAGTAACTGTCACTGGACTCGGTAGTGCTATTACTTCTACTGTCACTGTGACGGTAAACAAAAATGGTTGGCTTACGAATTCCTCAAGCACAACTGGAACTGCTCTTACTCAATACACGACTGAGTTTACATTGCTCGGTGGAGGTGGTTCTGAAGCCGGTGGTGCTGGCGCAATGGCTAATGGGTCATATAGATTCTATGGAGGGAACTCCTATACCGTTACTGTTGGTGCTGGCGGAACGGGGAACGGAAAAGGCAACCAATCTGTTCTTGGAGTACTTGAAGCTGCTCCTGGTGGTGGGCGAGACCAAACTGGCGGCGGCTCTTCGCAGGGAGGAAATACTGCATTTAACGAAAACACCATAAGTGGTGGTGACATTGTCGGAACAGTTGTATTCTACTCTAACGCAGGCGGAGCGTATGGCTCAGGTGCTGACTACAACGTTGGTCATAATGGAATCGGCGGTGGCGGAGGAGCAGGGGGAAATGGTAGCGCTGGTTATGAGGAACAGGGAGGAAACGGCGGAGCTGGTAGAGCAGACATTCTTGGTACATTAAGAGGCGGAGGAGGTGGAGGTCACTCGCACCTAAACGGTGGAGGCACATCCAAGCCTTCAGGTGGGAGCGGCGGCGGCGGAGCTGGAACAAATTACAACTTTGGTTGTGACACATCTAGTGCTGGAGCAGCTAACTACGGAGCAGGCGGTGGTTCAAACTGGGGCGAATGCGGTGGTTCGAATGCTGGTGGCTCAGGAATCGTTATAATTAGGTATACAGGACCCACCTTGGCATCAATAAGTGCTGGATTGGTCTATTCGCTTTCGTCTTCGGGAAGCATTAGGACATACACATTTACAGGCGGAACAGGAACGATTACTTTCTAATGGCACATTACGCATTCTTGGATGAAAACAACATTGTCACCGAAGTAATTGTCGGTCGCAACGAAGACGAAGTAGTTGACGGAATCTCCGACTGGGAGGAGTACTACGGTTCTCTGCGTGGTCAGAGATGTTTAAGGACTTCTTACAACCACAATATAAGGAAACAGTTTGCGGGTATTGGCTTTAGTTACAACGAAGAAAGAGACATCTTTATCGCCAACCAGCCATATCCTTCGTGGGTTTTAGATGAAGATTTTGACTGGGTCCCACCAATCCCGTATCCGTCAAGTGATAGGGGATGTGCTCACTGGAATGAAGAAATAGGTAACTGGGACATTTATTAAATTATAGTAAGTTTAGACCAAGACAATAAAGGAGTAAAATGAGCATTTCAACACCAAAGGACCTTACTGGAAATCCAACTTTTATTTATGTAGTCGATGGAGAAGTTGTAGAGATACAGGTGCTTGAGCCGATACCTTTCAATGAAAGAAGAATTTCCTACCTATCATCGGACCCAAAAATATATGTTCTACCTGGTGGCTACCCAGCCAACCCAAATGCACTTCCAAAACCTGGTTCCGCTTACGCCCCAGAATAAAAATTTTGAAGATAATGTATAAAAGATTGAAAGTAAGTCGACCATGACCATTAAGACCTGGAACTATGACGACGACCTGATTCAGCTTATTTCGGAGAAATATCACATCAGCGGCAAATCAGGTGCACAAGCAATGATTGATGCTTGGACGGATATTCGAGACGGAAAGCTGATTGAGATATGTATGGAACTCAATATTCCAGAACCACTTGGTTTGATTCACGGATTGAACACCTTTTCGAAAAAGCTGATGGAAAACGAGAGACTAGAGACAATTAAAGACTAAAATATGCGATAATAAGCACATGCCAATTGCGTTTCCTGCTTCCCCGTCAACGAATGATGAGTTTTCTATCGCTGGGAAATCCTGGAGCTGGAATGGGTTCCGATGGCAGAGGTTTAAGTCTGCGATAATTGACGGCGGGTTTGCCAATATTGAAATAAGTCTAGGCAACAATGCAGAGGTCGCTGATGGAGGTGGTGCTTAATGGCTTATAAGAAGATTCTATTTCGCCGAGACACGGCTGCCGCATGGACATCAGCAAACCCAATTCTTTCTGCGGGAGAAATAGGACTTGAGTCAGACACCGGGAAAATAAAGCTTGGCAACGGTTCTACGGCCTGGAACTCGCTTACTTATTTCTACGGCTCACTACAGAATGCAAACTATGTCCAGTCCTTGGTGGCTGGCACTGGTTTGACAATAACCGGCAACTCTGGTTCTGCGGCCACCCCAACAATCTCGCTTCCTCAATCCGTGGCTACATCGGCTTCGCCAACCTTTGCTCAAGTTTTGGTTTCAAATCTCCCAAGCGCTGATTCACATGTAGCGACAAAAGCCTACGTAGATGGAATTGCCTCTTCAATAAACTGGCACGATTTTGTCGTATACGCAACGGCAGCAATTCTTCCTGGTAGTCCAACTTACAGTAATGGCACAAGCGGTGTTGGCGCAACGCTAACTGCTACATCAAATGCGCGTCTAATAGTAGATGGACAGAATGCATCTACAGGAAATAGAATCCTTGTCAAAACCCAAGCCGACGCTAAACAAAACGGCATCTACGCTGTCACCGCTCAGGGAAGTGTTTCAACTCCATATGTTCTCACAAGAGCTACCGATTTTGACTCTGGTTCAGCCTATGGAAACATAAATGCTGGCGATGCAATGTATGTTGGTTTTGGTAGCACAAACCAAAGCCAAGCTTTTTTGGTTACAAGTTTTGGAACAGGAACCAACCGAGCCCACATTATTGGTACTGACGATATTACGTTTACTCAATTTTCCGGTACTGCGACAGTTACTGCCGGCACCGGAATTACAAAAACAGGAAACACTCTTTCGATTGGGCAAAATGTTGCAACCAGTGCAAGCGTTTCATTTGCTGCGGTAAATGCATATTTAAACGGTGTAGCCGCTAAAGCAGCAGTTCTTGAAACGGCAAGAATGATTGGTGGTCAGTCATTTGATGGTTCGGCCAATATAGCTATTGGTACATCAGACATAACCGGATTAACCGTAACTGCATCTGAATTAAATAAATTATTCAACGTTGCCACAACATCGGCACAGCTTGACTATTTAAACACGGCAAGCGCAAACGTTCAGGTTCAATTAAACGACAAAGCGCCACTATATAATCCAATTTTTACCAATAACATCACAGCAACCGGTCAGGGTTACTTCAATCTTGTAGGCAACGTGACTGGAAATGTTTTTGGAAATCTGAGCGGCAATGTAACCGGAAGCGTAGATGGAAGCACGTCAGGGACACATACTGGCCCTGTTGTAGGAAACGTAACTGGAAACATAACTGGAAGTTCTGGAACCGTCACATCAATTGGGACACACGCAATTGGTGAACTGTCCAATGTTTCTGCTTCGGTAGCAAGTACTGGGGAGTTCTTGAAGTGGGATGGATTTGAGTGGGTACCAGCTGACCTTATTACTGGTTCAAAGGCTTCAGGAAAATTCATTAAATGGAATGGCTCTAACTGGGTAGCTGACGTAATTGACCTCAATGCCGATACGGACGGAAACTTTGTAGCTTCCATAAATGCTGGTACTGGCGTAAGTCTTACAAACGGAACAGCTGCCGAATCCGGGAACCCGACAATAAATATTGGCCAAGCAATTGGTACAACTGATTCTCCATCATTTGCAAACCTAAGTCTTGGAAATGCACAGGTCAATGCAACAGGTCTTGCCTACAGCAGCGGAACAGGTCTTGCAACCGTGACCGCAGTTGGTCATGGTTTGGCTGTTGGTGCAAGAATCACAGTTACTGGTGCAACCCAAACTGACTACAACGGAACATTCTCTATATATTCTGTTCCAAACTCTTCAACATTCACATATCAACCACTTGTTGGTCCTGGTGCGGCAATTGCATCTGGCTCATACTTGGTTTATGTTGGCGGAGCAATAACACTTGAAGGCTCAACAGACGACGCTTTTGAGACAACAATAGTCGCAGTAAACCCAACCGCTGACAGAATAATTTCCCTTCCAAATGCCACAACTCAATTGGTTGGAACAGATACAACCGACACGCTGACAAACAAAACTCTCACAAGTCCAACCATTACGGGTATATCTCCAGTAATCACACTTGCTGGAGATTTGAGTGGTTCGGCAACATTGACTAATCTTGGAAACGCAACACTAACCGCCACAATTGCCGCAGACTCTGTTGCTCTTGGAACCGACACGACTGGTAGTTATGTAGCCAACCTTGTAGAGGGTACTGGTGTAACCATTACAGCCAACTCAGGGGAGGGTGCAACCCCAACCATTGCAATTGGGCAGGCAGTCGGAACCTCTTCCTCTGTAAGTTTTAATACAATTACAGTGGCAAACTTGGTCGTCACCGGAAGTCAGACCTCAACAAGTCAGGCAAACTTGAACGTTGCCGACAGCATAATTACTCTTAACTCAAATGTAACTGGGTCTCCAACACTTAACGCTGGAGTGGTTGTTGAGCGTGGAACATCTGCAAATGTTGATATTCGATGGAATGAATCTTTGGATAGATGGGAAGCCACAAACGACGGCTCAACCTATGGAGTAATTGGTCAAGGCGCCAAGATGACCATAAGCGACACCCCTCCTTCTAGTCCTGTTAATGGTGACTTCTGGTTTGAGTCCGACTCAGCAATCACTTTTGTTTACTACGATTCCTACTGGATTGAAATTGGTGCATCGGGAATTGGAGCAATAATTAGCTCCACTTCGCCATCAAACCCAGCAAACGGCCAGATTTGGTTCAGAAATACAACCAGCGAAACGTTTGTTTATTATGACGGAAACTGGGTTAATGTGGGCGGAAGTAGCTCTGGCAGCAATGAAATTGCGTCTATCATGGGAGCGTATTAAATGACTGGAGTAATCAATGGCTAATACAGCTAAAACACTTTTTAGGGGGGCGGCAACGACCAATACGGGTACAACCCTGTATACGGTTCCAGCCCTAACAACAGCTGTTGTCACCAACGTAATAGTCACCAACACATCGTCGACCGATGGTACGTTTACCCTTGCCCTAAACGGTACCGCACTTACATCAACCCTAACCATTACTGGCAAGGGTATTTTTACTCTCGATTTGCGCCAAGTTCTTACAGCAACACAAACAATTACTGGTGGGGCGAATGCCACAAGTATTAACTTCCACATTGCTGGAATGGAGATTGTATAATGGCATCTAATCAGATTCCTGCTGGTCTTACCCCAATAACCCCTGAAGAAGTTCTTTTTGACCCAGTACAAAAATTAAGAGTTTCTACGCCCCAGGCGTTGATTGACACCGACTTTGAATACGGTACACAGATTTCAAAATGGGAAAACCTCATCACGGTAAACAATAGACCGTTCATCTATGACACGGCTGCGCCTATTACCGGCATTACCGCAATTACGATGAGTACATCGTCGAGAACTGTAACAGTATCGCTGCCGAGCACTACGGGTATCGCAGTTGGAACACCAATTTCAGTAAGAGACACATTCTTGGCTATTGCCAATGGTAACTACATTGTTGAAGCAGTATCTTCAAACGTTTCATTTTCGTACACTGCAAAAGCTGTGAACACTGGAACTGTCACATCAATTCTTGACTCCAATAAGACGGTTCTTTATACAGGCGCTCTTTTTACCGGTGCGGCAATCGGTGGAGCGCCAACGGTTTCGTACGTATCAAACGCAGTAACCGTAACCACAACGGTTCCTCATGGTCTTTCAATTGGCAACGAGGTTGCTATTACTGGTGTAACAACAACAGGAACAAACCCTCCAAACGGTTCAAACTTTGTTGCAAGAATCATAAGCGCAACACAGTTTGTTGTTTATGTCCCAGCAACCCCAACTGGAACATTGACATCTACTTCTGCAGCTGTGTACACATGTCCATCTGGGCTGTTCTTGCATAGACCATTTGACGGCGGTGTTATTTTCACCAACAACGGAACATCCAACTACGAGTCAGCGGTTCGACAGACACGTCGTTACTTCCGTTATCAGTCAGGTAAGGGCATTCAGATGTCGTCCGGAACACTGCTCAAGCCAGACTTGCAACTTGACTCCTTGACATATGCTTCAGGAACAAACTTGGTTACTGTTCAGACAAAGGAAAAGCACAACCTTTACCCAGGTTCAACAATCGTTGTTTACGGCGCAACAGAAACTGGGTACAACGGAACATTTGTTGTTTACACGATTACTGGTTACAACACCTTTACCTATACCCCAGACTCAACACCGTCTGCTGCAACAGCTTCTGGTCCGTATTACATAACCGTTTCAAACTGGTATGGAAACGTAAACAGAATCGGTCTATTTGACCAGCAGAACGGTGTATTCTTTGAGTACGACGGACAAACATTGTGGGCGGTAAAACGTTCATCTACTTTCCAAATTTCAGGAAAAGTGTCAGTTACCTCTGGCGGATGCACGGTTACGCAAACAAACGCTGCGTTTCCAACAAGATTCTCAAAGCAACTAGGAATCGGTGACAATATCGTACTAAGAGGTATGTCGTATAGAATTATCGATATTGCAAGCGATACATCAATGACCATAAGCCCTGCATTCCGTGGAGCAACATCTGATTACGTTGTTTGTTCAAGAACTGTTGATACAAAAGTTCCACAGTCAGAGTGGAATCTTGACAAGTTTGACGGAACGGGTTCTTCTGGTTACAACGTTGACCTTTCAAAGATGCAAATGTTCTACATTGACTACTCTTGGTATGGAGCTGGCTTCATCCGTTGGGGCATGCGTGCAACAAACGGAAAAGTAACTTACTGCCACAAGGTTGTGAACAACAACATCAACTCTGAAGCGTACATGCGTTCGGGAAACCTACCTGCGCGCTACGAGACAACAGCTCAGCCTCCATTTACAAACTTGGCTGCGTCATTGTCAAACGTTGCAACATCAATGACAGTTGGAAGCACAACAGGGTTTCCAACAGCTGGAACTCTTGCAATTTTCAATACGGCAACCGGATACGAGTACGTTAACTACACCGGAAAAACAGCAACAACGTTCACTGGATTAACGCGTCAGCAAACAGGAAACTCATCTCTTGCGATTACGATTGCAGCCAACTCCAACGACGGAACAGTTTCTTCTGCTGCTGGACTCCAGGTCGGTCAGCGCGTTAACGGAACAGACGTTCCGGACGGAACCTTCATTCAAGCACTTAGCGGAACAAATATCAAGCTGAGTGCCGCAGTAACTGCAGCAAACCCAACTGTAAACGTAACCCCAATGGGAACAAATGCCGCTTTGTCTTGGACATACTCAGCAACCAATCCAATTGGTGTTGAACTTGCATTCCCGACATACGCACCATCCATTTCTCACTGGGGCACATCAGCAATCATGGACGGAAGATACGACGATGATAAATCACTCGTGTTTACGTATGGTTCGGCGACTTCTGTAGTTGTAAACGCTGCAGCAACAAACTGTTTGCTCGCAATCAGGGTCTCTCCATCAGCGGATAACGGTACGTCTGCAGTATTTGGTGCCCGCGAACTCATCAACAGAATGCAGTTGGTTCTCAGAAACCTGGATATCACCACGACTACGGCTTCATCAAACCTCTTGGTTACAGTTGTTCTTAACGGAACTCCGTCTACCGGAGCAACTTGGGTCAAGCCATACACGGTGACATCTTCACTCGCACAGATAGCAGACTACGGTAGCTCCACGGTTACGTTAACTGGTGGTGAAATTACTGGTGGTTTCTTCGTGGGAACTGGTGCAAACTCGATTGACCTTTCTGCGGTTCGCGACCTTGGCAACTCGGTCTTGGGCGGTGGAACAACATTGAGCAGTCAGGCAATCTACCCAGATGGTCCAGATACAGTTCACATTCTTGTACGTAACCTTGGTGCTGCTGCAGCAACAGTGTTTGCCCGTCTTTCATGGACTGAAGCACAGGCCTAAATATGCCAAGTATTGATTTTCCAGCAGGAGCAGCATCAGGGGACCAGCACACAAGCGCCGGCAAGACCTGGACATACAACGGCTCCGGTTGGGTTTTGGTAACGATTCCAACCGCAATGTTTACTGCTAGTTCTGTCACTGGTACGGCATTGCAAGATGGAACAGTAACTTTGGCAAAAATTGCCTCAGCAACAGCCGGACAAGCTATTGTCTACAACTCGTCAAACGTTCCAACAGCAACAACCGTCACAGGAGACGTAACAATTTCTAGTGCTGGCGTTACGGCAATAGCATCTGGCGTGATAGTCAATGCAGATATCAACGCTTCCGCCGCAATTACTAATACCAAGATTGCTGGGACAGCAGTAACTCTTGCGGATTCTGGAACGGTTACCTCAGCAATGATTGCTGACTCAACAATAGTTGACGGAGATATAAGTTCATCTGCAGATATTGCTCGCGGAAAGATTGCAGACCTAATCACAAATGCCCAAGGTGCTTCGTATACCCTCGTTCTTGCCGACAAAAACAAAGTTGTAGAAATGAATGTTGCTGTAGCAAATAATTTAAGCGTCCCATCAAACACGACTGTTGCATTTCCTATTGGCACACAAATAATTGTTATCCAAACAGGGGCAGGACAAACAACACTTCTTGGTGATTCTGGCGTAACCATAAATGGAACACCAGGAACAAAACTCCGCGCCCAGTGGTCTGGCGTGACCCTTATCAAACGAGCGACTAATACGTGGGTTGCACTAGGCGACCTATCGGCATAAACCATGGTTGCACTAAAAGACGTTGGAGGTAAGGAACCAGGCGCACCAATAAATGTGACCGCCACAAATGGTGCTACTGGAAACGCTATTGTTTCTTTCACTCCAAATGGAACCGGAAAAGGAACCCCCACATTTCAGGTTCTTTCAAGTGCTGGACACACAGCATCCGGCGCATCTAGCCCCATCACCGTTACCGGCCTAACTGGCGGAACAAGCTATACGTATCAGGTTAGGTGTGTTTCTAACGGCATCACCGGTCCGTATTCATTGCCGTCGGGAAGTGTTACTTCTGGTTTGGCACCAGGCGCGCCAACTGGTGTTACTGCAACGGCAGGCAACGCATTGGCAACAGTTGCATACACTGCTGGTGCCGCTGGAACAACTGCTTCAACATTTACAGCCACCTCAACACCGGGCAGCTTTACTGGGGTTGGCGCATCTCCGATAACGGTCAGCGGTTTGGCAAACGGAACCCCTTACACATTTACGGTTACCGCATCAAACAGTTTTGGCTCAGCAATATCGGCTGCATCAAACTCCGTAACTCCAGTAGCGCCCCCATACTTTCCTCCTTACTTCCCACCCTTTTTCCCACCGTTCTTCCCTCCGTTCTTTCCTCCATTCTTTCCACCGTTCTTCCCTCCATTCTTTCCGCCATTTTTCCCTCCATTCTTCCCTCCATTCTTCCCTCCTTTCTTCCCGCCAGGTTTTGGTCCAGGTTTCAAATAGAAACAAAATAAAAAATGAATTACCGAGAACTGGTTTTTGATTTAGAAAGCCTGCCGTCTGCCGACCCATCAAATATAGTCATCAAAGAAAATTTTATAAGCATAGAACACCTTGCAGAAATAATGGATTACTGTAAATCTGCAGAGTACTGGGAGTCAAGAAGTCCACTAGGTTCTGACAGTATTCATATGCCAGAATTCATTCGAAAGAATTCTCCAAAAGTGTTCTCAATCATGCAGCAATACGTGGATAACGTTCAGTATGAAGTTGAATATAAATTTGGTAGGAAACTTGAAAAAACACAACCAGGAATACGAAAATGGTATCCAGGCGAGTATCAGGATTTGCATGCTGATGGAGAGACTTCTAGTGGGTGGCCTGGATATAACTACATCGTAGATTACGGGTCAATAATTTATTTGAACGAAGAGTACGAAGGCGGAGAGCTATTTTTCCCAAAATATGACCTATGTATTAAACCAAATCCAGGAACTCTGGTTTTCTTCCCATCAACAAACATGTATGCTCACGGCGTTACGGAAATTATGGATGGGGTAAGGTACACATCCCCACATTTTTGGACACCAGTAAAGCACAGGCTATTAATGGAAATGGCTGTAATGGATGAGCAAAAATAAACATTTATATTTTTTGCATATACCAAAGACGTCTGGAACAAAGATGCAGCACGACATACTCGCTGCATCAAAAAGTATAAATAAAGCAAAAGTTTACATACCAGGTGACTTCGAGTTTGTATTTAATCCAGAAATAGCCAATTCGTACAATATAATTTGCGGGCACTTCGCTCGCAATCCGATAGATGTTATCAATGGACTTACGACCTTCTCGATGATAAGGGAGCCATTTGACCAGTATTTAAGTTTGGCTAAATACGCAGCCGCACAATCCGGTGTTAAGTTTAGTGAAGAATTTTTAGATTTATTCCTTAGTAATGACAATGAATTCAACACACAGTTCGAAGGTATGTCTGGATGCGACAACCCTCAGTCTTGTTTTTTATTTTCAAAAATTGCATGTATTGAACATCAATCACCCGTAGATTCGTATGGTAATTTACCTGAATCAAAATATCAATCATTTTTTGTGGAAAAGCCAACGTCTTATTCTGAGTTAAGCGAAAGATTGGACGGAATAATGATAGGGACTACAGAAAACAGGGCCCTCCTCGTTGAGAGAGTAAACAATATTCTATTTAATTTATATGGGATTAAAATGGCGCATAGTAATTCGGTAATCAATTCCACGCCGAAGCCGACATTCAAAATAAGCAAAAAACACAAATCGAAGATACTCGAAAAAACCGAAATAGACATCGAGTTGTACACAAAAATAAAAGAACTAGAAAATGAACTTTAGAAAACTATATCACCTGCACATACCAAGGACATCTGGGTTTGGAATTGCTAATGCATTAGAGAAAACATTTTCCAAGCAGGGTTTTGGTCTCCACAAACCAACACAAGATGTAATTTTTTCCGAAGAGTCATATACTCACTTTCCATACGTATCTGGTCATTTTGCAAAAAATCCGATTGCAAATAATGCAGACGCTTTTGAAGTTTTTTCAATAGTCAGAGACCCAGTGGAACACTACGTGAGCATTGCCGCACATGTCTCCGAAAGCACCGATTTTGAAATGTCAAACGAATTCATGGACGATTTCATGTATGGAAATGTAACCCCTTTTGGGGCCAACGAACTATTCTCAAATTCGGGGAATATACAGTCAAAAATGCTATTTTGCAGGATTGCTTTTGTGGATAAGTCTTTTGTTTCGCTCAGAGATAGTGATGTTGTAAACGAGAAAAATATGGTTTTTATAGAAAATGACATGCCAAACGAAAATGAAATAAAAGACTTAATTGGTTCCATGAATCTATTCGCCCTACCAGATAGGGGGATGGCGATTGATTGGCTCAAAGCAAACGTGCTTAAGTCGCATGGTTTTTCTTTAGATAAATCAATTTATTACATAACGAATTGCTCGAAAAAAAACGGGTTTAAACCAGACATAACCCACATAAAGGAAATAAAACGGCGCTCAGAAATAGACGAATACCTATATAGGTTAGTAAAAGAACGATAATTTGATAGTGTTGCAAGTATGTCGCCAACCGAAAAATCACCATGGAATATACAGCCAGGACACTTTGGGGATGGTCCAGAGAACATACACGTCTTTGAAAATTTTATAGATGAAGAAGATTTAAGGGTTGTTCAAGATTTCTGCCCAACAATAAACGAGTGGAATAACTCAAAAGAGAGCGTTTACGCCGAAGATGGAACATGCCTTTATAACGCTGATTACTGGAATGACAGGCAATGCAGCAGTGATATTCTACAAAGACTCTCCATGCCGGTTTTTAAAATAATTGATAAATATATTACAAAGATGCAGTTAGAGCTTGAGAGAATCTACGACCTACGGTTATCTCCACGCCCACCGGTCATCATGAAGTGGAGGCCAGGAATTGAACAGCGGCCTCACGCCGACAAGCAACTCAATAATGGTGAACCAAATGCATTCGTTGACTACGATTTGAATTCTTTGTTTTACTACAACGACGATTTTGAAGGCGGAGAACTTTATTACCCGCAACACGACTTGACCATAAAACCGAAACCCGGATTGGCTATTGCTCACCCAGGAGACGTTAATTATTTACATGGAGTCACCTTGGTTACCAAGGGGTATAGGTACACAACACCATCGTTTTACACTGTGCTGTAAGCAATGATTTTAATTCAAAAGAATTTTATAAAACCAAAAGAATCTGACCTAATCCTTGATTCGATTAAGGAGATAGGTTTGCCGCCCAACCTTGCAGAAGATGACCACTCAACCGGCTATTACAGCAAATCCGCCTTACTAGAGTCCGACGTCTTCGCATACGGAATATTCAATGAGGTATGCGAGCGAGTTTTGGGTTTAGCAGAAAAAGTATTTGATTTAAGCCTAGAACTAGACCAAGCCACCCTCATTAAGGTCATTCCTGGAAATATAAGCGAAGAACACGCGGATAGTCAAAACCTTGACGGAACCCCCAAAACGGGCTGTAGTAATTTTCGTATTTCGGCAGTTGCGTACCTAAATGATGATTTCACTGGTGGGGACCTAGTTTTCCCGACAATGGAACACAGATACAAACCAGTCCCAGGGGATTGTGTAATATTCCCAAGTCATTTACAATATAGCCACTATGTGGATAGCGTCTTTAGCGGGGAACGAATAAGTTTGGCAATGTGGTTCTCCGGAGTATGATGAGACAATGAGAAACATTGATGTCGAGTACATAGGTGACCCCAAAGCTGGGTTTTTGGTTTATAGAAACATACTTACCGAAGACCTTAGAATTCCAGAACGCCTAGAAGCAACAATAGGCGACAGCACCACTCCTCCTTATTCGTGGATGCAGGCCCTTGTCGGTGATGGTCAAGTAATGAAGGATTACAGGGATTGCGTTGACTGCAAGATGAGCCCGGCACATTTTCAAAACTGTCCAGAGCAATACTCAGAACTCATCAACATATACAACGACACTGTCGTTGGATTGACTGCTTGCTTGCAAGATTACGAATCCAGGTACAACATACGTATGGACTTCATGGAAGCAATCAACTACGTCCGATACAACGAGGGTCAGCACTTCAATGTTCACGCCGACCACGGTTTTTCATACGTCTGCACCGTGTCTTCGGTCATGTATCTTAACGATGATTACGACGGCGGCGAGCTTTGGTTTCCGTACTTAGATGTTACGTTTAAGCCTAAATACGGAGACATAGTTTTATTTCCGTCAACATTCATCTATTCTCATGCATCCAAACCTGTCACCAGGGGAACCAAGTATGCAGCTGTAACCATGTTTGACTACAACGACAGGTTCCATAAACAGTGGAAGGGCTACGGCAAGAACATAGACGGAACCGACGCTGAATACGGACCCGGAATCGTTAGCCCAACGGCAAACCAAGTCGAAAGATTTGTATTCAAAAAATGACAAAATTATTTCTTAAACAAACACATCAGAGCCCACCACTCATACAACAGTCGAGGATTAAGCGTGACTGGATGGACGCTACTTATAATAAACACGCCTATCAATGTCTTCCAATGACGGTAGCCAATGTGTATGGATGGGAGTTGATTCTCGAAGAGGACCTAGTTGTTCAATGGGATGGCGGGAATACTCCACCGACAATTATCTCTGGGGAGACGACCTCCTCTGGTCGGGTTCAGGCAATATCTTCGATAATCGGAATGATTTCAATAAATATGGGCTGGGTAATAAATACAGAAGAGGGATACAACACCTGGATTTCTGGTTCGCCGAATTACTTCTTGGACGGAGCGGTTCCATTAACTGCAACAATTCCTAGTCATTGGTGGCCAGACGAATCCCAGATGAATTGGAAGATAACCAAAATTGGAGAGCCGGTAACATTTGCGGCGGGAACCCCATTTTGTTTTTTTAATATCTACGACAACTCGATACTCGAGAATGTTGAGATTGTTCGGTCAAGTCTTTGGAGCGACCCTGAGCTCGTTGCGTCTCGCATGAAATACGGGGAAATGAAGGCAAAAAATAATGTTGAAAAGCCGTGGACGTGGACAAAAGGTATTCGTACAGGTCTTGACGCGGACGGTAAACAAATAGGGCCTACATTCACTGGTCTGCCAAAACTAGCCAATCCATAGTGTAAAATATGGGTACTTGTCCAAAACTAGTACGACGGAGCAAACATGAAATTCGAGTCTTCATTTTCAACGCAAGAGAAGAAACTTATATATCAGCGCACGCTCAAAGACCTGGAAAGACAGCTCATGGAGAGACTTCTTCAAGAGGGCTTTGACCCAGAGACATTTGATGCCGCAACGTTTGTCCCAAGTAACGACAGCCACGGCATGATTCAGGGACATAGATTTATTCTTGATTTCTTGGCAAAAATAGGAACTGTCAAATCAAGACTGGAAGAGTAGTATCCACTTATGGCACTTTCTGCAGGACAACTAGCCAAAGCAAAGGCTGAAGCGATTCAAATTCTTGAGTACTCAATCTACACCCTTGCTTTTTCTCTTGGTATTCAAGACGAAGACCTTCTACCAGACATGGAAAATCCTATAGACATGTCATTGGCGGAGAATAGTTCTCTCGCTGCACAGTACGATGCATACGAATGTCTCAAACTGCAATTGGCGGCCCTGGCAAGATTACAGAGTTAGCAGGTTGTTGTGAGGATAACTCCAGATATTCCGGCAACAATTTCAATTGTAGAAACTGCCATGGAATCAGGAAGATACGAAATATGTCCTGACATTGAGCCTGAATACCCAAATATTCAGGAGCCAATGCAAAACCCAAACAGAGATAGTCAGGTCCCTCGTTGGAATCCTAGGTTATTTTCTTTTGAGCTTCCAGATGGGGCTGCATTTTTTTGTGACTTACTTCAATCAAGTGATGCTCAATCACCATGGGAATCAACACATCAGGGTGATTTTACGAAAAATGAAACAGTAGAGGAGGCTTTCCAGGATGAGAACTAGAAGTATTGGCGAGGGAAACCTTTATAACGCTGAATCAGACATGTCGTACCATGAGCAAAAATTAGCTGTTACTTCATATTTAGTTGGGTTTGACCCATCAGACATTGATTCAATGAGAATCGACTATGCCGTTGTTAAACTGCGAAAACTATGGAACTACTCCAGCGATGTGCGCGGAGACGTCGCTAATTCAACATTTTCTTCAAACAAGATTCATACGTTTTTATCAAAACAAAATGTCGCGCTAACAGAAGGTGCAAGATACGCGTACTGGAATTACTGTCTTGCAAGGGGTGTGAAAAATGGACAATAGACAACTAAGAACAGCTATGGCCTCCAGGCTGATTGGGAAAAACCCAATTGAGTCAATTTTCCCCGACAGCACAGAGGAAATACTTTCTCTAATATCAGAAATGGCATCAAATGTCACCGAATGGAGAAAGAGCGTAGAAGGACTTACTATGAGTATTGCCGCCCGAGGCGGTAGTGATGGGTGCTGGTACATAGACCTTATTGCAAATTTTCAAACCGGATTCAAGGAACTTCTTGCAAGGTCCGATGATGCCCTGGCTAGTTACGCCTTTGCAAAATTACCTCAAAAAGCTTTATTTTTTACCCCAGACGCAATGACAACAATGTATTCGCTTAAACACGAACATCCAGAAACAGAAATACATTTTGTTAATACCCAGTCGCTTTACAATTATGAAACGTTTGCAAGAGATTCATCGGTTGTCGGGGGACCAGATTCCTATAGAGACATCGATTACAGTGTTGTCGAAAGAGACGAGATTGGTTCTGGAGATGCTTCAGGTTATGATTTCATCCAGGTGGCAGCGTGGGATGCAGTTTACGATTTAGAAATACTCAACAAGTGTGTTGATGCTCTATCCAGTAATGGAATTCTCTACGTAATGTCAACTAATCATTCAGGAAAGATTTATAGAGACGATGCAAAAATGCATCCATACTACGGTGCTCACGAATTGTTGAATAGCAAAGATGGCTATACGTATCACAACTCAGACACATATGGGTTCACGGTATTTACTAAAAAATAACGTTTCTACCTACAGGTATATCTTTCAAAGTCCATACCCTTGCGACGCATTACGTACTGCCAGAGATTAAATTTTCTAGACATAAATGCGCCCATGCATGACAAAAGGTAGAACTCCCACATTTTTCTAAATCGCTCGTCATAATTTGGGAGGTTTTCCCAATTTGATGTTACGTTTTTGTACCATTCCGCCAGAGTTTTTGAATAGTCCATGCCAAAGTTGTGCACATCTTCAATCACCCAATTTGGTTCTGCTGCTGCGGTGAATTGCGAAACCGATGGAAGGATTCCGCCAGGGAATATATATCTGTCATAGAACGGGTCAGCATCATGTCGTGCTCGAGTTGAGCCAATAAGGTGATGAACCATTATTCCCTTGGGTTCTAATTGCTCATCACACTTATCAAAAAATAGTTTTAGATTTTTGGGCCCGACATGTTCCATCATTCCAATTGAAACAATCCGGTCAAATTTGCCGAACTGTCCATCAAGGTCCTGGTATGTGAGTTGATGAATTTCAATCCCAAGGGGCTCGCATCTCTTGGTCGCGGTAGATATTTGCTTATCCACAGGGGTAATCCCAACTCCAGTGATACCATACTTTTTTGCCGCATATTCAAGGAACCCACCCCAGCCGCACCCAATGTCCAAAACCCTCATCCCCGGCTTTAATTTTAGTTTTTTACAAATAAGGTCCATCTTCGCAATTTGTGCATCTTCCAAATTGTCTGCTTTTTGCCAATAGCCACACGAATACATCATGTAGTCATCAAGCATCAGCTCAAAAAGGTCATTGCCAATCCCATAATGGAACTCCGCATTTTTTGGTGAACGACTTCTGTTCTGACGGTTAGCAATTCTTGACCATGCAGCCGCAATCGCAATACTTGGGCTCATCGGTATTTGTTTGGCCAAATCAATATTGGTAAAACGCGTAAGCATTTCGTCAACCTTTTCACACGACCACCAACCATCCACGTAACCCTCTGCTAACCCAAGTAGTCTCTGGTCCATAAGCCTGTCCCATATACGTTCATCGTGGACTTGTATTGAGTACGGCTCGGGTCCGTTGATTGGGATTCCGGCCTGTGCGAATAGTTTTGTAAAGAGTTTGGATGATTTTTTTGACATATCCAAATCCTAGCATGGTAGCAAAGCGCAAAAATATTAAAAACAACCCCTGTGCTATGATTTTTGTATGTTTGGTCGCATTTTTAATAAAAAATCATGCCTGTTTAGGGACATCACTAAGAAGGATATCCTCATTATCGCCTTCGGCGCTCCTATCATCGCATTACTGTGCGGACTCGTTAATGAATTAGTGTCCAGACTGATTTGAGGACGGCAGAATGAACGCTAATCTTCAGCCAAAATTCTGGGAAAACATCATCAAGGATGTTCCATCTATCGTTTCTGCAGTAAGTAACTGGCAGGAGATACTTGCCGAATTTGAAAAGCAGATAGAGGACACAAAAGCTCTTTGGTTATGGAGCGTGCCGCGTGTGACGATATCAAGAGATGACCTCAAATCACCAAATAACCCTGATGACATAAAGCTTTACAGTGGTGAAAAATGGAGAATAATGCCGGCTGGGGTGGCTCCCGAATCTGCAGAATTTCTCGGTCTTGGAGAAGAACTGGGTCGCAGGGTGGTGAAGATGAAGACAAAGATGCCATATGAAGAGGGACTGAAGAAACTTCAAGAAACACTTCCGTTCACATCGTCCTTATTTGCAGATTACTCAAAACGTGGAGAATTAAACAACGCAGTGCTGAGCGTTTTGTCTCCGGGGACAATAATAAACCCACACCGCGGCGACCCGACAATCATGAGAATTCATATTGGCCTCAAGTGTGACCCGAATTGTTCAATCATGGTTGGCAATGATGATGTTGGTTATGAGTCGAGAACCTGGGAACCGGGCGGGGTAGTGGCGTTTAGAGACGGTGGAGATTTCTGCCATTCTGTTATTCACAAGGGCAAAGAAGATAGATGGATATTAATGTTTGACATACCAATCGACTACTTAAAGACAGTAGTCGATAATGAGTATTTATGATTCCCGAAAGTGAAGCGGCGGAATACGCCAAACAAATATCATCAACCCAATCAGTTTCAATATTGATTTATTCGTTTGCCAGCATTTGTTTGTACATTCTAAATATTGCTGCGTACCAGAACGATTTATATGGTCTTCTGATAGCTTTGCCTATTAGCGCTATAGTTTCATACTATATTTTTTCCACTGTTCACGAAGCAGTACACAATTCCGTAGTCCCATCAAATAGAAAAATAAATGACTTAATTGGACGGGTTTTTGCTTTTGTTTTAAATATGGATTTTGCATCATTTAGAAAAATACATCAACAGCACCATATTCATGCGAATTCTAAGCGCGACCCAGATTCCATATTTGGAGAACAGGGTAAGCGCTCCTATGTCATTACTATGCCAACATTTTTGGTTTTATTGCGAATATTCGTTGTGCTCCCAAGAAATATACGAATGAAATTTATTAAGAATTTAAGCGGCAGGACAAAAGTGTTTATTTACTTATACCAAAAAGACAATAGTCAATGTCGAGTATATGTAATAAATTTCTACTTGGCACTTATTTCGCTAACCATATTTGGGTTTGATTCCGTGATGATGTTTTGCTATATGTCTTCAATGCTGGCAATGTTCATTATCTATCCAATGGTAACCTGGTTGCCGCATTTGTCTATTTTTGATAGAGAAGAACACGCTGTCGATAAATATAAAACGACCAAAATACAAGGGGGCCGACTTAGTCCACTTACCCTATTCCCAATACCTCATCATTTGACCCACCATCTTTACCCCAGTGTTCCTGTTTCAAGACTGAAAAAGATGTCAAAATTTATACAACCGATGTTGGGTAGTGCCAAGTAATATGAACGACCGTGAGTTGGCAGATATGTTGTATGCTGCTTTTTCTAGAAATGAAATAGACGAAGCATATATTCCAAAGCCAGGACAAAAATGCGCACCGCTACAGGACCATGATGTGGTTAGGGACATATTTAGGTGCAAACAAGAGGCACTCGCTGCATACAGAGAAGCTCGGGGAATAAAATGATAGTTAAAGACAATTTTCTCTCACCTGGAATGCTTTCTAATGTTTTTGAAGATAAAACATTTTTTCCAGGCATCATGCAAGCTGATAGCCGAATAGCAAGTGAGGTCAATTCTTACCACGACGAACAGGCAAGTTGCTATGCGCCGTATATGTTTTGGGATGGATGGTGGACGTCTCCGGCGGATACTCTTAGGAAAAAGGTAATTAGGAATATATGGGAAAGTAATCTTCAAATCAAGAAAGAAGACATTCTTGGATTTGAGTACTGGACGCGCACATTTGGGCCAGGACAATTTCTTGGGCCTCATGTTGATGAAGATACTTTTTTGTATCAAGAAAGCAAAATATACAACGGACCAGAAATTGGTTGTGTTTACTATGGACCATCCGAGGAAAAAGTTGTTGGTGGCTTTCTTGAGCTATTTGAATCAAAACTTGTATTTGGTGAAGCCAACGCTCTTGAATGGGAAAATCTAGAAACAAAGCTAGACCCAATTGAACTCCGGGAGAGAATTGCTTTCAAGGAAAATAGATTAATAATATTTGATGCTGGAAGAGTGATTCATCAGACCAGCCCATGCGTTTCTGGGGTTAGAAATGTCATGGTTGTAAATGTATGGCTAAAGTCCAATCCACCTGTAGATATGGAAAATTTTGTATATGAATAACGATATTACCCCAATACCAATATCCGATTTCAACATATACATGACAAAATTAGATGTTGATAATTCTAAAATTATGGAAGAATTGGACATAGGTAAAAGACAGGTTGAGCCTTCCTATAAAGATGGTTTTCTATCCAAAACAACAGTCACGTATTTTGAAGATGAACGACTGCCACTAGACGCCAAAGAATGTGAAAAACTCAAGAAATTGATGACCGAAAAAGTTAGCATTGCTGCAGGAAAACCAATGATTCTTGCCGAGATATGGTCACTGACCCTCAGTCGTGGTCAGTCCATAACCGTTCACACACATAAGTCAAATACTCATATGCGTCCAGAAGATTACTACTCTGTTTCATATTATGTAAATGCCCCTGAGGGAAGCGCAAGATTGATATTCAATGTAAACATATGTAACACAATTGAGCGCTTAATACCAATAACACCAGAGCCTGGAATGTTTTTAATTTTTAACTCATTCATACAGCATTACAGCGATAGACATTGTTCAGACGAGCCAAGACTGGTTATAAGTGCAAATTTCCACCCCAAAGACCCTGATTTGACACCCGTCCCAGACTGGTCCGCCTACAACTAGTATCAATATATGGCTGCAGATATAAAAAATCTCGGTGGCGGTGTTGTCGTTTTTGAAGACGCAATTAGTGTCCCAATTGCGGAGATAGTAGAGGTCATTGACAGACTTTCTGATGATGCAATAAAAGAGCAGTACGAGTATGTATATGACACCAATGGCGAACCAATTCATGCAATAAACAAAAGTGGGTTTATCTACCAACTTGACTCAATAGCAAAAAGTCCAACAAGAATTCAAAACCTTACCGACCCATTCTTTTGGCAATGCGAAAACGCAATATACAAATGTCTTCTCCAGTACATCGAATTATTTCCCGCCGTTCTTCAGTGTCTATGGTGGAAAAGTGAAGGGCATGTCCTGAAGTACCCAACTGGCTCCAGTCTCGGATTCCACTGTGACAATGACGTGAATTATCGATATGGACAACTCCCGCCTTTTGAGCATGCCACAAGGAATGTGATAAGTGCTCTTGTGTACATAAACAACAATTGCGATGACTCAGATTGCGACCAGTTTTCCTTTACTGGCGGAGAAATGATTATTCCGTATTTCGACATAACTATAAAGCCAAAAAGCGGAACAGTAATTTTCATGCCAGCGAATTATCTCGGTGCGCATGAAATTATGGAGATAACTTCTGGTTCCAGATACTCCTATCTTTCGTGGTTCGCCCAGGGCTCTCCACAGCAGGAGAAAGGTGTTTCTCCACAATACCTAGAAAGCTCAGACGATAGGCCCATCGGCGGTCAGTGGTGGATGCCAACACTTATTGCGGACTATGACAAACACCTTATGGACAAGTATGGCGATGAGGGTAGAATACCCCCAGGAGCAACTCCATTCAAGTCAAGAAAGAACGACCATAAATGATTTTCAACGATTCAAAAGCCGAACATCTTGGTGGTGGTGTTGTTGTATTTCGCAATGCTGTATCTGTTAATTGGGAGTTTGCTAATAATATTTCAAAAGAAATAGTTGATAGAGAAGTTGTAGAAATGTATTCTCCGGCAATAAATCCAGATAGCGGCAAAGAAGAATACGTAAACAGAAGTGGATACTTCTTTTCTAAAACCGGAATCGACAAAATGCCCAAAAGGGGCTCAAGGGTTCATCAGGACACCAGGGGCGAGGTTGTCGAGTTGTTTACATTTTTAGAAGACTCAAAAGATAGGTACTTGTTCAAATACATGCACATGTTTCCATTATCATATAAAAATATTTGGTGGAAAGTTAAAGGGCATTTAGTTAACTATTCGTCTGAATGTGGTGGATACATCGGTGAACACAGTGACACCAGCGTTGACTATGTTTACGGCATTCCTCACCCACCCCATCAGTTGGCGTCAAGAAATACGCTCTCTTGCATTGTGTATTTTGGCAGCTGCGTTGATGGACACATTCCTTCTGGGCCTGGTGATTTTACTGGTGGACATCATAAATTTACATATCTTGATATTGAGTACATCCCAAACCGAGGGGACATACTGATGTTCCCGTCAAACTATGTAGCAGCACACGAGGTAACACCAGTTAGGTCAGGAAATAGATTCACCTATCTCGGATGGTATGCACACGGAACTCCAAACCCAAACGTCAATGAAGAAGTCGAGGACCCAGGAGTCAATCCAGAAAAAGCCGCAATATCATCAAATGTTTATATCCCATATTTAAGAGATAAATTCTTGGATTATCTAGACTCTGTTGGTGAAGATAAATCTTCAAAAACATATAGACTTGCCCTCGGGGAAGGCATATGAAATTAACACACCTCGGAAGCGGAATAGTATTAGTACGAAATTTAGTCGAAATTTCGCACGATGACACCAATGAAATAAGTGGAATATTCAACTCAACGGCACCACAAGGTTTTTCGATTGTTAATGGGAAAATAATAAGTGATGGTGGATATGAGTTTGACGAGATTGGTAGGAGCAAGTCTCCGACCAGATATACAGACATAGGAGAATTCGCTATAACAAAGAAGTTGAGGGAGTCAATGTATTCAGCAATCGTTGAATACTGTAAAGTATTCCCAGTTGCTCTTGAGTGTATAACTGGGCAGACTGATGGCTACATGATTAGATATGGTCACGGAAGTGATATGGGTCCACACTCGGATTGCAATCTTCCGTACAAACCTGGAACCCTTGAGCCGATGACAAGTAGTCCTGCATTCAATACTCTTACAACCTCTATATTTCTTAACGACGGGTACGCCGGGGGGGAGGTGACTTTCAGGATGTGGGGAATCACGGTTAAGCCAGAAGCTGGAACTGCAATTATCTATCCATCAAATTTCATTGGCTGCCACGAGGTTGCGGAAGTCAGCGATGGAGAAAGGTGGGCTTTTCTTAGTTGGTTTTTCCACGGAAACGGACAGGAGAGCAAAGATGGTTCCTATGAGTGGTCCCAGCAACTAAAGCAAAAAGTTGGACTTGGAAATATTTTTCAGAAAAACATTCTAATAGGGGATATTAGCTGAACAATCTTTTAAAGGTTGTTCGATTGAGTGCCTTCGCCGAATCAGCACAAATGTGAACCTTCCATATCCCATCAGAAAATAGGGATTCTACAAGTTTTATTGATTCTTGCTTGCCCGACAAATATAAGTCACGCTTATCCTCACCGCCCCCTTGGTCGTACCCGGTAGGAAATCCTCGAAACAGTGCTTCAACAAAATCTATATTTGCGGAACCTGCCATTTCTCTTACTTCTTGTTCCGACTCTTCACCGTGAAGATTGTTTCCGTCGACATATATGCCCTTGAAACCATGTTTTGCTGTTGCGGTAATTGTTTCAATCCCAATATTTAATCTTCCTATACAAAATAGAATGTCTGAAGCATCCAGCAGCTCAGGAAGTGAGTCATGTCGTACTGCGCCGGTAAGTGTTTTAGCGTTATCCAGTGTCTGTTGAGAACGACCAATAGGAGTCCAGTGGACTTCGTTTCCGGAATTAGTGACACTCTTTGAGATTGTTAGGCCCATTTTCCCCATAGACACAATTCCAACCTTAAGCACGACTATTGGGCTTTCTGGTTTGCCGGATTTATGTATCCTTGTTCGCCCTCTAGGTTTCTGACGAGGTAATCAACATTGTTGGAATTCTCGTCCAGGTGAGAAAAGTTTGTCCTCAGATGGGAGCAATAAGCTTGATAGTCATCAAACACTGAATCAATCCAATGTGGAGCACACCAGTTTGAAACCTCTCCTGGCTCAACAACTTCTATTCTGACATTTGCATCAGGGCTACCCTGAGAAAAAAACTCCAAATACGAATAACGAGTTCCGCCAGTAACCGTATTTACGCCATGTGAGGCAACATAATTTGTGGGGAAGATTATTATGTCTCCCCGTTTGGCTTGATGAGATATACCCAGGTATGGGAAAAATAATTCACCGCCTGAATAGTTTGTTCCATCTAGCTCTTCCACCGAACCAACGCAATCGTTAATATAAAGAAGTACTGCAACCGTCTGTCTTGCGCCAAGCTGACCATAGGGGATGTATCGCTGACCGCCAGTGGCCCTGTAGTTCGTATCATTATCGTTGTGAAGGCCGAGATACTTCCCGGTGTCGTAACGGAGAATGTGTCCTCGGTTTCTCCACCAGATTGTTCCTGCGACAAGGGGGAACATGTCGATATATCTAATTAGGGATTTATAAATAGAATCTTCCCAGTTTCTTACAATGTCCACAACCTCTTGCTCTGTGTTGTCTTGAATTGGTTGAAGCACTCTTACCGGTACGGCCTCCACCTGTTCCAGGGAGAACTTGTTCCCGTCCTCATTTTTTAAGTACACCACTCCGTTTATGTCTGTGTCGTACTTCCATCTCTGCTGATGCGCAGCAAGGGCATTTTTATCAATCCATTTGGACATAAACTCCAAGTTGGTTTCCATGACATTGTGAAAAACAACCACCCCACCACCAAGGTTGGTAAAGTCCAATTTCCTGATTTCCTCCAGAACCTCTGGCGTCATTTCTGGTGTATCAACCTCATACCTCTTCAATTGCGTTCACCCTTTCTGCGATGTGCGTTTCTCCATACTGAGTGACGCATCTATTTTGAAAAACAGGATTTGCTCCCAGCTCAAGGTCGGGGGTTGGGTGTGACCATATTGAGAATTCAGATTTGCAATAACGCTCATAGTCATCGTAGATACTGTCGAACCAAACAGGTTCGCACCATTGGATACTTTCGACAGACTCCTTAATTCGGATATTTGCAGATTCATCAGTTCCGCCTTGACCAAAGAAAGTTAGATACGCATACCTAGTGCCACCCTCCATCTTGGTTACTCCATGAGCACATATATAATTGGTTGGAAACATGATGATGTCTCCCTTTTGCGGCTTATAATCAATCCCAAGATACGTGAACTTTAAGTGACCCCCGACGAATGTCTCTTCAGTTAGGTCGTCTTTGGAGTCAACGCAATTATTGAAGTAGGCAAGTGCTCCGGCTGTTTGACGAAGTGCGACCTGGCCCCTAGGCATGTATCGAACACCTTCGGTCACTTTGTAGTTGGTGTCATTGTCCTGATGCCAGCCAAGTATGCCTCCACCGTCATACCTGAGTATGTGTCCGCGTGTTCTCCACCATAGGCTTCCGACGATAAGTGGGAACATGTCAATATATTTTATTAAACATTTATAAATGACGTTCTCGAGCTCTGTGAAGTATTGGGTGGCATATTCATCTGTCGACTCGATAACGGGCTCTAGCAGCCTCACAGGAGCGTTTGGGACGTCCTCCAGGCGATACCTGAAGCCATCTTCGTTGATGCCGTACTCAACTCCATCCTCGCCAGTTATGTATGTCCATCTAACCTTATGTGCTTCGGCTGCACAGTCGTCAATATGCTCAAGGATTCTATCTTCTACCTTGAATACATTCTTGAAAACGACTATTCCGCTTCCGAGGTCCTCAAAGGCAAATTCTGATATTTCCTTAAGTTCGTTTTCCCCAATGATTGGGGTGCCGGGCATTATCACGGCTAACCGACAAGAAACTTGACTGCATCAATCACGGTCCAAGACTGTCCTGCCGCAACCGGTTTTTCTGCAAGCGGTCTATCGGCCCAATTGAATCTTCCAACCTGTTGACCGTCTCGGCTTATGAGGAATTTTTCATTGTTATGTGGGATTCTCATTATTGCCTGTCCGGCGAGATTCTGTCCAGCGGCAGCACCTTCGGAGCCGTCGGCCTTGTTGTCGTCGAAAGAACGAACAGTATCCCCCTTCATGAAGCTCCAGGTTTTATGTTCGTCCGGACCGTTGACATCAATTTTTTCTGTTATAGGGAAGGTGACGAATGGGTATGCTTCTGAAACAAATTTTGCTATTTCCTCATTACCCATCGGGTCCATTTCGCTGAATTGATTACACGGAAAAGCTACAACGCTGAAACCTTTGTCTTCAAACATTTCGTGAAGCATTTGCAATTCCCATAGTTGTCTTGCCGCTCTTGCGTAAGACCAAACAGGACTACACTTAGGCGTATACCCAGCCTTGGTCGCAATGTTTGTAAATAGGCATACTTTCCCCCTCACTGAGTCAAGTAAATTTGGGGACCCGTCTATAGAGTTAATTGAAATATCAAAAATTGAACGATTGGTCATACTTTTACTCCGTTTATTTCGACGGTAACGTACTTATCAATCTCAACAAATCCTTTTAGTATTTTGCCGACCGATTGAAACTTGCAGTGAAAATCAACGCTCATCGGGATATCGGTATGACCGCATAGGTCGACGTCAATCGTGTCGTCTGTCGTATTGATTATGGCTCCAGAGAATTGAACTATACCCTTGTCGTGGGATATTGAGCCAGAGCCGTCATCGTTCAGACCGATGACATACGATTCTTTACCCAGTGGGGATAATGCGCTTACTGACCAAGTTCCCAAAGATTCCATGAGGGTATGTTAGCACTGACTATGGAGTCCTGAAGTATATTCCTTCGCCCCACTTGGCAAAAACATCAGAATGCTTTTCGACCATTTCATCACGAATGGTACCTGACTGCTCGTAGAGCTCTCTGTCTTCAGGCTTGACATCTGGGTTTGAGAACATATTGCAATAATGCCCGATTAGGGATTTTCTTGTTAGTCCCCTATTGACCGGCATTGAACCTCTGTGAACAAGATGCCCGTGCCAAATTATGACATCACCCTTTTCGGCAATAAATGGGAACGTAGTTGCATTCCGTTTATCTATTTCTTTTTGGAAGAAATCATGAGATGATAATCCCTCTCTGATTCTTCCTGGCTTGCCAGGCTCCGTCAGGTACAAATCATCCAAACTGCAATTCCAGTTATGTGAACCAGGGACTATCTCGAACGGACCGGCTTCAGGGCTGACATCCTCAAGAGCAACCCAAGCGCCCTGATAATTGTCTCCAGCTTCTTTGAACGTAAAAGCTGCATCTTGATGCCAACCTTGTTCGGTTGACGTGAAGTACGTGACGTTCTTGTGAAGAGCTACCGCCTTGTTGACGTCAACGAAAGTTCTTGCAATAGAGTCGTGGCAAAGAATGTCCATGATTTCTGGGTGGTCGAGGTATACGTCGAAGTCATTGCCCCATCCCTCTAGGTTTCCTCGTTCGTCCATTCGGTCTGCTACGTGCTTTAGCCAGAGCTGTTCGTATTTCTCGATGAGGTCGTCAGGGATTGCTTTTTTTAGTAATACGTAGCCATTTTCGTCGTAAAAGTCTTTAATGCTCATGAACTAGACATTACACCATTTCTGCTAATAGTAAGACACACACTATAAAAATGCTGAAATCTATTTACGTTTTAACCCAAAAGAAGGAAGACGCATACCTATCTCCTGCGGTGATTTCTTTTACACCATGAAAAACCGGATTGCGCCAAAAAATAAGCGAACCCTCTTTCGGCTTAATCTCTATCTTGTCATCAGGGAAGTATATTTCACCACCATCAAAACTATCAACCCAGTACAGTGTTGACGAAAAATCTGGTCTTTCTTCTCTCTTTGTGAAATCAATATGGACATCCTGTTTTTCCCCAATTGTGGAAATGTTGTAGTCCAACCCTGGATAGTCATATTCTTGGACTGTGATTGAAAATTCTGCTTCTATTAAAGATTTTACCCTGTCCCTTATCGACTCGTAGTTGATTGTTGGTGGCAGGGACGGGAACCCATCTTTTGGGGTATTGGATATATGTTGAGCAAAAATCTCTAATTCAGAAGCTGTTAGTAAATCTTCAATATAATGAATTCTGCTCATGTTTTCACAACGACCTTATTAATCCAATGCATCCATTGCTTCGTAGAACTCCACTGGGTTGAAGCCGGCAAAATCTAGGTACTCTTTCAATTTTTCTGCATTTGGTGCTCCGCTATCGCCAAATAATTCACCCATATATATGCTTCGTTGGCGAGCTAAATCTTTTTGAAAACGTACTGAATAGCGGTTCATGTTTGAATGACCAATGTTGCCATGCCAATCATTTTCATAAAAAACCTCACCCTTGTTCATGTGCCATAAAAATGGCTTTCCAATCGAGAACATTCTGTAACCACGAGTGTATGAGCGAAGTGCTACGAGGTGCTCATCACCAATAAATACAAACTTCCAGTCATGCCCAACCTCCTCCAACCATGATGATGAAGCAAACAAGACGTGGCCAGCAATCGTGTTGTGCTCAACCACATCTTCTCCGCACACAACTGAATCCCAAGACCTTTTTGGCTCTATCCAATTTTTTTCTGGAAAACCAAAAATGTAAGAACATACGTTGCAACAATTCTGTGAATCCGGTTTGTAGTGGAGTATTTCCCCATTTTCCCCTACTGACCACCATGGCACGAATGTTGAGATAATCGGTTTTTCGAACCCAGATTCAATTATTTTTTTATGTGCAGATATCAGACCGGAATCCCAATTTTTTTCAAAAAGCATGTGGGCGTCAATTTGTAAATAGTAATCCTCATTATTCCAAAATGAATCAGCTATCAATCTGTCAACACCAAAACCAGAAGGTTTACCAATTATTGAATATCTTACTTGAACGTTTTTAAGCATTGACAGGTCTTCGAAGCATCCGTCATTTGACTGATAATTTATTCCAAAAAACACTCGTTCTTGATGTTCGGCCATCTTTTGAGCTGACTCAATTGTTTGTTTTAAATATTGCTCATTATACGCAGGAATTGAAATAAAAATTGTCTTTTGATTGTCGGTCATAAATCAAATTTTTCTATTGAAGAGTTTACAGATGCCCTGTATGTTGTCTTAAAGTACTCATGTCTATTGTAGTCAAACATAGTGACAACGGAATATTTGATACCATCTTCGACATTTAGGGCAGAGTGCATATACATAAAATTAGAAGGAAACACAATAATATCCCCAGCCTCAGGCTGAATGGTCACGTCAAGATTTTTGAAGTGCAGAGCACCCCCAGTAAAATCTGAATTTAAATACGCAACTGACGAAACAGATGCGACATAGCTAAAACCATCATCTGAATGATAATTAAAGTAGTTATCATCATAATACTTTATGATATTCATAGTTTCCACGAAACCTAGGTCAACATTGAAATTCCTGGCATAATTTAATGCCGTATCGATTATTTTGTTCCGCATCGAATTTACAATTCGAATATCATCTATGTCGTATTGTTTGTTTTTTAATGCAACTAGGTCTGGTTTCCAATCAAAACATTTCCTATAAGTCGCACTTAATTGATAGTGTCCAACTTGCGCGGGGGACCATAGACACTCTTGGCCGTTTTGCCCACTAGCAATTCTCTCTATTGCGTCAACTACTGCTGGCGCATCATCTATTGCGTTTGGGAATCTCCAAATTCCAAAGCGTTCTTCACCACAGTATGCGTGGTCCATTGATTGCTACCACTTGCCAAGCGGGCATGCGGCTGCCTCCATCTTCACCTTGAGTTTCATGAAGCATCCACACTCTTTGCATTGTTTTGTTGTTTTGATTAAGCTCGGGCACTCCTCGCATATTTTGAACCGATTTGCCGAAACATCTTCCGTCGCTTGAGGTGTGTTTGGGTTTAGTACATCCCACGGACGTGTTGTGCCTAGTTTCTTTTTATATTCTTGCCATGCATTCATGCTGTAAATCCTTGCTCCTATACTGGTGGGTGAAAGCCTGTCTCATCATGAGTGTATCCCTCAATGACCATATCCTTTTGTTCCTCTAAAAGGACTATTACCTTTGGGTCAGAAGATAGGGCTGCCACTTCGAGCGGCATATATTCGGTTCTCATTGGAATAATGCAGGCCACTTCGCCATCTACGACAAAAGCAAAGTAGGTGAAGTCTTCCTTGCGGAAAGTTGTTGGTGCTTCATTGTTTGACATATTTCTCCTTCTTTCTAAATGCTAACAGCCTGGGCCATCGCAATATACGTTTTGTGTAATGGTGCAGTTGGCGTTTCTTCTGTCTACCTGGAAGCAGTTTCCAGCACCTGGGTAGCATTTTCGACCGCTATTGTAGTACAGGACGGTACAGCCACTCGAAAATGAAGGTGGTGCGGTAAAGGTCGGTGGTGCGGTAAAGGTCGGTGGTGCGGCAAAGGTCGGTGGTGCAACCCAGCCACACTGTGCTTGGTACGGGTAGTTATTTATTCCAACTTCGCCACAACATCCGTCAGCAATAACATCTTGCAAGCTGTACGTAGGGCTTCCTGGTATGCAGTTCATGCCAATAGGTGTTCCGTATGGGTCACATCCAGCGCAAGGGTCATTGAAGGTTGGAGGAGGAGCAGCAAATACCGGCGGTGAAACGTTTGTGGTCTCTTCAAGGTAAATTGAATCAGAGTTTGCCCAACCAGTCTTGGATACGTATACATATGTAAAGCGATTGACATTCTCACCAAGGCCAGTCCAACCGTGGCAACTTCCACTCTGGTCGTTTGGTACAACGTTGTAGCCGTAATAGTTGTAAGTATATGTAGCGTCGTGGTTGTCATAACAAAGCGGAATCGAGGAAGTTGTTTCTGCAATGTCGGAAACAATCGGTGTTGGGAGTTTTCCAAATAGCGGAGTTACCGAGTTTGAGTTGCTTGAAAAAGCCCCTGTGCCAATCGTATTTACTGCGGCGACCCTGAACACATAGGCTGTTCCGTTGGTCAAGCCAGTCACCGTAACTGAGGTTGAAGTTGAAACAGAGTCAGAGAATGTTGTAAAAGTGGAACCGCTGTCACTTGAATACTGGATTACATAATCGTTCAATGCCGGGCTCCCCAACATGACGGGGGCCGTCCAACTTACCGATGCAGTTGTGTTTCCATATGTTGCAGGAAGACTTGCGGTCACCGATGTTGGTGCGCCTGGGACGAATCCCATGCGAAAACCAAACTTACTAGTTGAGCCGCTTCCAATACGGTTTAAGAATGGCATAGTTCATTACGCAAATTTCGTTTGACTCGCAAGAACAGTAAATGCAGCATTTCCTGTTTTGATTATCGCAAGTGTGTATGCATCAATTGAGCTAGCGTTCCCAGTTGCAGGGGCAGTTCCACCCATCCATTTTGGAGTTACGGCCGAACCGTCCACCTGAAACACTGTTGGTCTTCTTTGTGTTGTTCCTATCGTTGCAAGAAAAGTTACCGTCGCTATCTGACCTGTTGCAAGAGTGTTGTTCAGTGTGACGCTTGATGTTCCCCTTACATTAAGCGTCCAGTTTGCAGAAGCATCAACCGTGTAGTAAACCGTTGGATTTGTGCTGAAGTCAATGTTGATGGTACCCGTGGCAGCAGAAGCACTTATACTTGCAGTCTCAATAACGGTAGTCACATCAATTGCCGTAAGTATTGCCTTGCCAGCAGCATCTCTTGCGACAATTGCTGATGCAGTGTTTGCGTCAGTAGCGGTAGTTGCCGAGTTTAATACTTTCCCAGGAGTTGAAATTGTCCCAAGTTTTGTATCGGCTATTCCGGCGGAAGCAATCTTTGCCGAAGTTACAGAGCCATCAGCTATATCAGCAGCGATTATTGTTCCGTCCGCTATATGGGCTGCGGTTATTGCGTTGTCCGCAATTTTCGCACCAGTCACAGCGTCATCAGCAATTTTTATAGTTGTAACTTCACCATCCGCAAGTACGAATGTTGGCGCTGAAACCCAACTTGAACCGTTAAAAAATGTAACGTCGTTATTTAAATCTATATACGCAAACATCCCCTCCTGCAGAAGGGGTTTCCCGTCTCCAACCACGCCGGCAACGGTTTGACCAATAGCAATACCATTACCAAACGCAGTATCCCTGGCTGCGGTGGTCGCGAATCTCATAATCGACTGATTCATTAAATAGCCGTTAACGTCCGCAGCAGTAATTACGTCTCCGGCAACAAAAAGTCTTGTTCCTAATCCACCAGCCATTATTGGTCTCCTGTATTTCTGATTGTAAAGTTTATCATTGCTATCCCAGTGGGTATTCCCCAAGTACCCCGAGTGTCACGTCGTCAAGTGCTAATAAAAATGCCAGCACTGTCAAGTGTGTTATTTTGTAACCAAGAGGCCTTGATGGTTCAACTGCAGCAAGTACTATGTCGCTTGACTCGCCAACTTCTGCATCCAGGGTTTCGTTTACTATTGTTTGGATTCTTATAGCCCATGGGTCGCCTCCGAATTTTGGGGTCAAAGAAACACTTCTGGTCGATGAAGAACCGTCTACTGTTTTTATAAGAACCTGCTTGGCTGATTCAAGTATCGCCCTTCTACTTCCAGCCCCTCTTCCGTGGTGAGAGCTACTCAGTTGCCACTCTAAAAAATCCCTAATCAAAGATTCGTTATCCAGGTAAAGTGATTTATCTGGTAATTGAAAATTTTGTTTTAAAAATTCACCTGTAAATTGAGCCAGCCATGGCATGTACTCAGGCCTTACAGACTGTGGTGATACGAGTGAACTTGATGCCCAGTATTCAGTTTTCAAGGACGGTGTATATATTTCATCATTCTCGTAGCCATACATTCTTTGATACTCACGTCGCGCGTCGCCGGCAAATGCAGTGAGAACGTCAATCAATCTGTAGAAGGGGTATGTTGGCGATGATTGGTCGGAGTCAATAGACCAGTAAAAATCAGGAAGATGATGCCTAAATTGACCAACAAATGGATTTTCGTAAAAACCAAGTTCCCTTATTAGATGCGCATTTGTCATTCTTATTTGCGTTGCTTCGTGTCCGGTTATTTCTACATCTATATTCGCATAATGGGTAGATGAATCGTTTGGAACGTAAGCAACATTTGACCAAACACCATTATATTGACCGCTTGATATTTCAGCAATGTTCTCTTCTACTGGATAAAAAACCGAAGAAGAAGCCGACTGAGCTATGTTTGTTGATGGATTGACATAATAAACCGCTGAAGCTGAATCAATCCATAATTTTATTGCTACTGTAACTTCATCAAGCGTTTTAATTTTTGAGTTAAAAACGAGACCAACACCATTTGTGTCAAGTGGGAGTTCTATGTTCCTTAATTTATATTTTACCGCCAGCGTGCTCGACGGGCTCGCAATGGCAACAAACCTAGACGTTACGTTTAAGTCTGTCTGAGATATTTCAAGCGTAGCGTTATCTGTTTCCCAGCCAAATGGATATGTCGTATTTGCGAGTGACACCAATCTGCCGTTTTCGTCATAGACGCTTAATGCGTCATGCCATGGGAGGAGGTTTACGGTTGTTGGCATTACGACTCAAATACGGTTATGGTCAAAGTTATGTCTTCTGCAGAAATAATCGGCAAAGTACCCTTATTCGCAAACAGCAAGTCTGTTCCGTACTTTGGTAGCCATCCACTACCAACTGGGGATATTGAGACAGATTCTACATATATCACACCTGGTATGTTGGCAATTAGTGATACAAGTTGTGTTGTTCTTACCCTATCGAGATTGAAAGGGAAAACTCCAGGACTCAAGTAGTCTACGAGGGTATCAGTAATAGATGAACTAACAACAGATGTGTCGTATGATTCACTAATAACAACATCTGCTTCAATTGTTAAATTCACCAATGTTGGGTCTAGGACATTTACTGTTAGCCCGGCAACAGACGAGTCTGACACTTCTGTCTTGATTCCTAGTTTTTCTGTCTGTGTTAAGAACGTATTCAATCCATAACCAAAAACAGTTACATAACCTGGGTCGTCTTCTCCGGCATAGGCAGAGCCAGTTACTACAGTGCTGGCACTGTTTGAACCAACAGATGTGAATACTATTGTCGATGCGCTAGTTGCTAAAACTTCAAAATCACCAGAAAAAGGTCCGCAGTTAGAGAGCCTTACAGTATCTCCGGCTATAAATAAGTGTGGTGCCTGTGTTCGCACTGTACCGATATTCGTTGTTCCATCTCTAAATGTTTTAATTACACCAGCAGTCCTACTTACTGTTATGTCACCGGAAGTGCTGTCACCGTTTGTTAGGTCATATGAGCGAACTCGTCCAACAACACCAGGAAAAGTTGTAAGAATATACGAATCAAGTTGGCTTGATTTATTTATGGTCGAAGACAATGAGCGCAAGTAAGTTGCAGAACGAGACAGATAATCTGAGTCTGTATCTGCGTTTACACCATTAACAAAATTGCTTGGGCTTGCAACAATTGCACTAAAAATATTTGTACCAGCAGATATGACATTTAATTCCGCATTAGCTGATATTGGGGGTATTATTCCTAGCGTAAGGCAAGAACAGGTTATTGTTGCCGCTGGGTAGTCAGGGTCAACTTCTGGGTCAACTTCGGATATCTCTACCGCTTCGAGTGTTTGAAATGCATATTCCTGAAGCTCATCTTCAAAATATGTTTCATAGCTAACAACTGTTCCAGCTGGAACAGTTCCGCCACTGTAGCTGTTTAGGGTGAATACGACATCTACCTGTGAGGCCACTCCTTCTTGTCGATTAAATCCAAGGATTGCCATTACTCCAGACATCAGTCTGTTCGGTAATCTATTTATTGCTGAAATATTCAATGCGCTCACATATGCCATTGCCTGGAATATTGCGTCTTCTGGGGTTCCTGTGCGAAGCTCAAATTGAGGAAGTGAAAGACGTGCAAGTTCAAGAGAATCCCTATAGATATCACCTGGCTCTAAGTCAAAAACACTTAGGTCTATATAGTTTGAAAAATCTGCAGGCATTTGCGCTCCTAAACTAGAACATCAAATGCAAATGTAACTTTTGCATTCGAGTCGGAATCTTCCGTTGTTAATACTGAAGTTATTTTTACTTCTGGCACATACCGCGCGGCATTAAGCACAAATAAGCCTTTGTCTATCCCTCTAAACGCAGGGTCATTAACTCCGAATCGTGGGGTAAATGGGTGCGTCATTGGTTCTGTAAGCATGCAGATTGAGAGTAGTTGCGTGTAATATTCGTCGCTACCATCTCGATGTTTTTTAAAACCAGTGCTATCAAATCTAACTGGGAATGCAATCATGTCCATTATGCGTTCTCCAATGCCGTAACCCGCTGATTAAGAGCTATGATTTGATTTTGAAGACTAGTTATTGTTGTTACTAAAGTCTGAACAAGAGTCTTGGATGCATACACATCTTGTTTATTTTTTGCGCTACCAATCACCATGAGTTCTGTAAAAAATTCATCAGTAAAAGTGCACTGTACGGAATCCCCTGTAGAAAGCTTGTTGAGCGTCGTTGTTCCAATTGGTGTTATTGGACCATAGCTAGTTCCCAGTTCGTTAACTTTTACAAAAACTCTTCCAGATGAGTCAACAGAAGTAACTGATGCTTTATAGAAACGGCCAGGAGCCAGTCTATGCGTCGAAGCTTTTTGTGAATTTACTATGTCTGGTCTTTTTGCCATTTTGACTCCTTTTCTTATTCTATTTTACTTTACTATTGCCACAAAGAATCTGTCCCACCAGGGGTATTTGGAACTAGGTCCAAATCCCCATTAACAGATGGGAATCTTTTGTAGCAGATTTGCTCCTGCTGCATCGAAATCAATTTTCCATAATCTCTTGCATTTAGTATTGCCTTCGCCTCTGTGTCGCCACGGACGACACCGAGGTGTCTCCCGGTCCCTAGATATCCACCGGCCGCATTGAATGCGCTTACAATTTCCGCTTCAGTTTTCATCACCGCTACTCCATTTTGAGTGAAAATAGAAGGAAGCAATATTGCTCTCCATTCGCTTCCAAACTGCTGGGTAACAGTTATCGAGAAAGTTGTATGTAGGCCATCAGAAGACGGGAGGGCGGGTCTGTTATATAGGTCCAGATTGCCTACGTAAATAACCGTATCTTTATCATTAGTGCTATTTGAGTTTGGTTTTCCGCCAGTTATTTCGTTCTTAATCATCGCGTGAACTGATGTTAAATTTGCATAAATCATCGATGGATACGCATACCTAGAAGAGTCTGTTGGAAGTGGGAGTATGCGAGCGTCAATTTGATTCTTGGTTATTGCTCTCCCTGATGCAGTTTTTGCTTCCTGTATTGTGGTCTGTATCTGTGGTAATCCATTGGCAACATACGTCTGCGTATAGAGCTGTCCGACTGGTAGAAGTTTTAAATTCTTTTTTTGTTGTTCTGTTCTTTCTGGTGTTCTAAAAGAAATAGAGACAGCATCAGGTGTCATTTCATTAAAAGAAACATCTGTAATCAAATAAAATCCAGACATGTTTGGAATTGTTCCAACATAAGCAGTCATCCCAGGTCTTAGCTGAGTTCCATTAACTCTTTCAACCATGCATGAGCCATCTCCTGCATACGGGTCGTTGTCTGACTTTGTTATGTTTGGATGCTCGGTTAGAAGGAATCTTCCTGGAGTCCCAACGTAGTCTGGTGAGAAATTAGGGAACTGAAGAGGAATCCATCTCTGCTCCTTAAACCCTTTCTGTTTTCTCTTTCCTGGGTTTGCTGGGTCTGGGACCATTTTGGGAACAGTTCTTTTATCTACACCCCACTTATGAAGAAGCCATTGTTCTGATGCGAATATTAGGTAACCATCAACTTCATAACAAACAAATTTTGCTGCTTCTGCTATTCGCTGTATTACATCCCACACCGACTCTGCCTGACGGCTTCCCTTTGTCGATGTTGCTGCTCCACCCTTACTTGATTCCTGGCCGGCAAATTTAAGACCATACTTTTTTGCTGCGTTTTTTACGTACTGAGCCCCACCACCTTTGATTGTTCCTGGTTTTTTATCTCTCTTCATTTGCTGTACGGCTTTTGTGTAGCACTTAATTGAGTATGAGCAGCTTCCACCAGGACCTTGAGAGACTGTGACGTTTGCAATTTCAAACAGTTGGGAAACCGGTCTTATCTTTGAACTGGCCGGGGTTATTTGTCCAATCGCCTGTGTTTGATATATTATGTCTCTACCAAGAGTGAAGTAATTGTTTTTTGACATTGCCAGGCCTGGGTCAAGCACGTCAAATGAAAGTTCTGAAGCTAAATCCATTGTGTAACTAACGCTTACCTGCGTTACCAAACTGGATAAATCAGTAAATGCCCCACCACCAAAATTCGGAAGGTCTGCTACAAGTATTTTTCTTTGATGAGGACCAGTAAAATTTCTTGAAAATGCCCAACTCGTATATGTTGAAAGTTCCTGGGCCACAATTACGTCCCAGTTTGTTCATTATTGCAGGTGTTTGTATCACGATTTTTTGTAACACCAGGATTAGACCAAAGTAATGGAACGCATGTTCCTCCTGGCGTGGAAGGAGGTATGGTTGGAGTGGATATGTCAGTCAGCCTTGGCAGAACTATCAGATTCGGACCCTCAAGTGGTAATTCTTGAATCGTGAGGTTGCATGTGGCTCTAGCTATCTCTCCACGTGGAGATGATGCGCTATTGGCGTCTGGTGGCTGTTGAACCCTTTGTACCGAATTTATTGTTAAATCTACAATTGCAAACTCAATCCCGCTTCCACCAGTCCATGATGGATATATAAGTTGCTCTGTAAACATTTTATCCATACCAAGAAAAATAACTGATTCCGGCCTAGATGCCATCTGTCGTAACATTTTTAGTTCATCATCACATGAAGTCATTAGATTTGTGTTATCGCCAACCACAAACTCAAATGATATTTTCATAAGTTTGAAATTTCTAAAGTCCACAAATGGGGTGTTGTTTACTCTGTCTATTTCTGTCCAGTTTGCACCTAGGTCAGTGTATGAAACATTATTTGGATAATATCTAAACTGGAATCTGTCAGGTGTTAATGAATAGTCACCTTCTGATGTCCTGTAGTACTGGACCATCTCTGCTTTGGTATTGTCACCAAGGGCAAGTATTCTTGAATTAATTGATTTTTTTATGGTTGCTACTACTGCACGGTTTCTAGTACCACTGTCACGCTGTGCTGATTCTGCCTGTGCTGTAGCAAATGAAGAATTAGTTCCACTAGTAGTCGTGGTTTTTGCAGTTGTTCCGGCTTTTTTTGTGCTTGGGCCCTTTGCTGCTGCCGTTGGTGATTCAGCTTTTTCAGCAGCTGCATCTTCTGCTGCTATAACCTCTATTGCTGCACGTTTTGATAGACCTTGTAGCTCTAATTGCTCAATTCTTCTTTTTGTAAAATTTTCAAGATTTAATTCTTGAGCTTCACCAGTAAACTTTGAATATCTATCCATTGAATATAATTCACCATATTGAGCTGCAGCAATTGTTTTTGATACTGGATAGAACCTTTTTTGTGCAGGATGGTACCAATATGGCGTGTAGTTGCTTTGAAGTGTGTCGCTTTGTTTTCTCCATTTGTTAAGAACATTAGTCTTATATGGATTTTTGTTATCAGGCAATCCAGTGTCCGACCAGTTAAAAACTTCTGAGGTAATGCTATATATCTCATTTGCATAAACAAAAGAAGAAATACCTACAGCATCAAGCTGGTACCTACCCCCGGTTTGTGGTTGGTTTGTGTAACTTGGCAGAACAAGTTCTGGAGTTGATTTAGGTTTTTGTTCTTGAAAAGTTAATTCATCACCATCGTTGTAAACGATATAACTATTATCAGAAATACTTGCACCAGCTGTTGAGTATGGATACCAGTACTTAACGTTAGAAAAAGATGGAAGCAATGTCCAGCTAGAACCAGGAGGGAACCAGGTAATATTATTTTGAGCAACAAATTTTTGTTTTATTGGGTAGCTTTTTTTTATGCTTTCAGGGGAGCTTAATGTGTACCCAATAGTCCCAAGATAAACGTCACCTCTACTAGGCATTACGAACGCTCCTGCATTTTTCTCTGCTCGTCTTTGAGTTTCATCATCACCATGTTTGCAACCTGCTCTGGTGAGCCGTTTCCTCCACTTACGTTTATCGACACCGTCATTGTGTTCGAGTTTGAGGAGCCACCAGAACCACCGGAAGTCATCCTCGACATTGATGGGACCGCTGTGTCCCCATATCCTGCACCAGGAACAACATGCAGGTGTCGGTCTGCAAGTGTTCCGTGGAATTCAGCAAAGCCACCATTGGCATGAACTAGACGTTGATACTGACCAAGGTTTTGTCCTATTAGGTCGTATGCCTTTCCTGTTACGTGGTCGGAGTTTATTGAACCAAGTGCGGTATTCCTCCACGCCGATGTAATGGTTCTCTTGCCAGTTAGTTGCGAGTTCATTGCTCCATGGCGGGCCATTGTTTGGGATAGACGGCTTGATGTTGTGTCTCCACGTGGGGTTGATGTGTCGGTGGACTTGTACCAATCTGGTTTCTGGTCCCACCATTCTGGTTTGTCGCTTTTCCCTGTGAAGAATCCCTTTGTCGCATCGGTGAACTGTTTGACTCCAGCTTTAAATTCATCGCTGGCATCACTCATTCTGTTGGCTACTTCATCGAGGTCCTTTGCACCACCATCACCAGTTAAATCTTCAAGTGCTGTTGTTGTCAATCCGCCAAGTCCAGCTTGATTTAAGGCGAAGCTCAAGGCGTTGCCCTTATCTTGATTTCCTGTAGCTGAAAAGTCAAGTTCCCCAGCTTGCATTTTTCGCAAGAAATCAGCAAACTTTGTTGGGTCTTCCTTCGACATTGTCGTAAGTCGTTCTTTAATCTGTCCAGCATCTCCAGAGAAACCAGCTTCAGTTAATAGACCTGAAACCTGGGTGGTTGCTGTTCCAAGAACTTCCTTGCTCATGGTTGCCATTTGTTTTTTGAGTATTTCATTTGAAAGAACGTCTTTACCCATTCCCTCAAACGTCGCACCCTTAGCAAAGGCACCTCCTTCTTCACCTTGACCAAATAGATTTTGTGTTGAAAGGTATGCCTCGATGGGGTCGTTACCAGATGCAGCAAGTGCTTGAGTAAAGTAGCTTTCAAAATAATCATTAGTTGCTTGTGTCTTTTCCTCACCACCAAGACCGCCTGAAAGCATTTGGTCTCTGAATCCTTGGGAGGACTGGTTAATTGTCTTCTGTGCTTCCTGCTGTGTGCGTGCTTTTGTAAACAAGTTTGAACCAGCAAGGAATATGTCCGTAAAAGCTTGCTTCATTTGGTCTGCCGATTTGCCCGCAGCCAGTCCCATACCCTTAAGTGCATCAGTAAATTTAATTGTTGTGTCGTAGAGGTTGAACCCCAATTCGTGGGCCATCTTTTCAAGCTCCGGAATTGACTTTCCTGACATTTTTACAAACTGGTCAAGACGGTTTGTTATAACTCTGTCCTGCATTTGATAAGCACTTGTCTCACCTTTTGAAACAGTTCCGGCTGCATTTAATGCAGCCTGTACGGCTCCGTCATTCTTAAACATGTCCTTGCGTTCTTTTTCTGTTGTAACAACACCCATTTTTTCTTGATTATTTAGTACCTGCTCCAAAAGCGCTTTATTGGATGCAATATCCCCAACAGTTCCACCAGTTTTTACCTTGCCAGTAACCATTGCTTTTATGTTCGCTGCTTTTGATAAATAACCTGCTCCAATACCCTCGAATGAACCTCTATCCTTCATCGTCGATGTGTCGTACCCTGATTCTTGCAATGCCTTGAGGTTGTCTTGGCTTCTAAAGAATTTTCCTGCACCTTGCTTAACAACAGAAGAGAAAACTTCAGCCATGTTGTTCTTCATGGCTTCTTTTGCTTTCTTGGCTTCTTCTTTTCCTTTGTTAATCATTCCTTTGAACGCACCAGCAAGTCCGCCGATTACTGCTCCAGCAAGAGCTCCGTATGGTCCAAGATATGAACCAAGTGCAGCGCCACCAGCTGCTCCGGCCATTGCTCCAGCACCAGCGCTCTTTGCGTTCCACGCCCCACCAAGTCCTGCTACAGCAAGACCTGCTCTAGCATCAAACTGAGAAACCATGCCACCAAGAGCCATCGCTCCTTGCATTTCTTCTGGTGCGTACTGGCTGGCTAACCCAAGACCCATACTCGCACCCATCTTGCCGCCCATGCTCTTTCCAAATTTATTTGATGCAGCGCCAAATTTTGTTTCGTTACGATTAATTCTATTCAAGTCTCTAGCAAGATTTATTCTTTCAATCTTTCTAGCCATGAATCCAGTTCTTCCAGTTCCACCATCAGCAACCGACATTTGCGAATGTTTGTAACGAGAGATTGCACTATCGCGTAGTTCTCCGGCATTTACATAACCACCAATTGTTGCCTGCTTAACATCTCGCAGTTCTAAAGGTGTTTTTCCTTTGTACTTTGATGGGTCACTAACTGTCTTACCAGTTTTTGGATTGTAGTGTTCCTGTCTTACGCTCCCGTCGGAGTTGTACATAAGTGTTTCTGACTGCATATTCGGGTCATATCTACCCTGCAGTCCGTGCGCCATCAAACCAGCCCCAGCGCCATACGCTTTAAGTCCAGCTCCAGTAACTCTGTCTGTTACTGCTTGACCAAAGTCTCTTAGTGCAGAGCCTCTAACATCTCTAAAACTTGTTCCCTCGGCAGCGGCCAGGCGGGCTGCCCTTGCTCTTCTTACGGCAGATGTGCCAGAACCAGGTGCACCCTTTGGGATTATTGCTGCAGCAGCATCTCTTCTTTCTCTCGCAACTGCGGCGTTATACGCACGGTCTTCGGCATTCTTCTCTCTTTGTGCGTGTCTTTCGCTATACCATGACCCAGCAGCCTGGTCCATGGTGAGGGCTTTACCCATGCCCATTGCTCCGCGCATCGAGTAATTATTGAATGGGTCAAGAGAAACCGCACCACCACCTCTGAATGCGCTAAGAGCTTTTTGGTCATAGGCCTCACCGCTTATGTTCCCCTTATTGAAACTGTTTCTTCTTGCCGTATGGCTCATGTCTGTGACATGTCCTGCTGTTCTGACTGTCCCATCTGCGTTATAGGTTCTCCCATTAGATATTCCTACTATCCCGCGTTGACCCATAAATGAAGTATTTCTCTGCGCCCCTAGCATGTATCCAGCCCCTACGGCACTAGCAGAACCAGCTCTGGCCCCAGACGCAAGTGATGGACCTCCTGGCCCAACTACAGCACCTCTGCCACCAGGCCCAACAGGACCTGGGACCCTTCCACCGCCAGCTCCAGGAACCGGGCTACCACCAATGCTTACCGTTCCTGCTGTTACGTTCATTTGCTGGGTTTTTAGTCTTCCGGCTTCTGGTGCCATTCTTCCACTAACTTTCCCCATGGTTCGCCCAGCAAGACTAAAAGCAAGAAGTGGGGCGAGAGTTGTCATTAGGCCTTTACCTAATCCACCTGTGAGCATCTTCGTCATCATCCCGAATATCTGTGCAACCATATTCATTATCTTCGTAAGGAATGGAAGAAGGTCAAAAAATCCTTTCTTAAGATTCATAAACAATTCTGAACCTTTTGAAATCATTCCAGCAAGAGCCTCACCAAAGGCGCTTACTTCTCCTTCGTTTTTTATTAATAAATCATTAAACAGCCATAAATTGCTAGCACCACCCTGAAGAGCTTTACCTATTGGCTTAAATGCTTTTTCCAGAACTCTTGCACCATCCTGAAGTGGTCGCATGTAGTCATTAACGCGTTTCCAGCCTTGCTTGAAATCTTTCATCCAACTGCCCATACGTTCGAACATACCGGTAGCTTTCGGTAAGAATTCCCGAATCGTCTTTACCATCCAGTTGCTTACGGAATCAACAGCATTGACCATGCCGTCGGTAATTGTTTCGAACCCCATTGACTGACCAATTGTTGCACTTATTCGCTGAAGGTCTCTTTTGATTACCTTAAATACGCCCTCAAAAGCACCTTTTGTTGGTTCAAGGAACTGGTCTCCAAAGTCGGCAAATTCAGTTTTTAACTGAGTCATGTATGACTTAAGTCGACCAATCAGTGTGTTATTTATTGCATCGAATTGCCCTGCCACTCCACCTTTTTCAGCAAAAAGACCAGAAAACAGGGCATCCTTAAAGCCAGCTTTTGTTTGTGTGAACTTTGATTCCTTCAATGCTTTTTGCATCTCTGGTCCTAGTTTGTTCGCTTCGGCTTTTACATCCGCAAGACTTTTCTTCTGGTCATTGAGTGCAGCGACAACAGCTGCAACTTGCTCGATTGCCTTCTGTGGGTCTTGCCCAGCGGAACCAAAGTCCATCAATGCTTTTAAAGTTTTATTGCTTGCGTTTATCTGTGTCGAACTCATTGTTTTCGACATAACGGCATATGCTTTATTTAGACCATCAACACCAAGAATTGCCAGGTCTGCATCAGCCTGTAAGTTGCGCATTGCCATTCTGGTCTGATTCATTGCTGAACCGAACTGTTGTGCGCCCTTGCCTCTGTAGGCGTACATTGCTGCCTGTTGTTCGCGCATCGCTGCGGCCGCAGCTCCAAGTGCCATGGTTAGCGCTGCAGCACCTCCGGCAATTAACTGCATTGCCCCACCGTATGCCTTCATCAGGAATCTTCCCGAAGCAAAAAGTGCGTGAGTTGCAAGCATGGTTGCGCCGAGAAGACCCATTTCCAGAACAACGCCTTTAATGGCCATACCCAGGAACTTGGTCATTCCTTTCCCGGTCATTTTGACCATGGAATCTATTTGGTCAAAACTTTTTTTCCATTTTCTTGATGTATTCTGAAAGCTTAGAGACGACCTGGCCATCTGTGCGCCGAGGTCACGACTACCCAGTTTCTTGGCTGCTCTATCAAGAGCAAGTAATTCGAGGCGTGCTTTTACAAGTTCTTTAGTCTTGGCATCAAATGAAATTTTGATTTTTACAAGCTCGTCTGCCATGGCTCTTTACCACTTCATAGTGTGATTTTTAAGTCACGTGAGTGTAAAAAGCGCCGGAGCTATGCGGACATTCGGTTATGCCTGCTGAGTCTTCGACTTGCGCTCTTGCTCTTCGCGGTCGTTGGATATTACTTTAGCACATGACATGAGCAGTAGCCAGTCAACATCGTCCCTATCGAGGAGGTCTAACGGGTTTTGCCCGAATAACTCTCCAAGTCTTGCTGCTGATTGGATTATGGAATCTTTGACTAGCTCGTCGAAGACTCCTTCGTAGGGTCCGATGCTGACACCGTATCTGAGTATCCAGCAGCATCAAGGATTGCAAGAGCAGCTGATTCGATATGTGGGTCAACGCCGAACAGAGCTCTAACAGCGTCTGGAACAGGCTTAGTTGTCTCAGTCATTTCAAGAATAAATGGATGAGCAAAGTTCATGATGTTGCCATACTCATCGAATACTTCTTCATCATCTACATAAATGCCAATTGTTGTATGACCAATTACCATGCAAGCAAACTTTGTTGCATCAAGGCCATTGCGTGAATCTTCACCACACTGCTTGCGCCAGTTCTTCATCTGTGTCTGAGTGATGTTTGGGCTCACCTTGACGCTGAGACCTGGTCGTTCTGGGACTTCAATAAGAACAGGGTTTCTCTCAACCTTGCGCTTAACAAGAGTACGTAGCTTGTTTAGCTGAGTCTCTTCTGGGACAGAGGCAATAGTCGAGCTAGCTGCCGAAGTATCCTTCAGGGCTGCTCTCTTTTGCTTCTGACTGTCTGAATCTTCTGTTGTGTAAAGTGTGTTGTCGCTCATGTCCTGAAAACTACCACACCTTTATCCGCCGTAGCGGAAGTACCCTTTCAACTATCTAAGGGTTGAAGTGACGTCAGATATGGCGAATGTGAGGGCGAATGTCGCTGGGGCACCGGATGATGAGTCACCATCTGGCTCTGTGATGCCAACCAAAAGGGCATCATAGTAGTAGCGGTCGTTCGTTGGGTCCTTGATGTCGCAGTCGAAAACTGAGATTACGATGTTGTAGTAGGCAATACCTACGTACTTACGCAAACCCTGAAGCTTTGCTCCGATACCAGCAGCCGTCTCGGCACTCACCATGTCATCGTCATAGTGGGCTGTGAGCGTGATGTCGCCAATTTCCGAAGGAGCGCAAAGAACTGTCGGGCGTGACTTTCCACCTTCGTAGATTTTCTCTACAGAAGCCGTTATTTCGCCACCAGACACCTGGGCGAACTTAAAACCAGTCCACTTAGGGAGGTTCGCCTGGACGTTTGTTTGCTGCTTGGCGTTGCTCGCAAAGTTACTTGGGAAAATCTCCGCAAGTACTTGTCTCTGTGCAATTTTTGCCATTTCCTATTCCTCCGTTATACGACTGTTGAAGTCAGGTTTGATTTGACGATGTCAATTTCAATCTTGTCACCGACGCTTGATACTCTTACGCCGACTCTTGCTTTGACAAGACCTGTTTGAAGCTGTGCAGCTGGGTTGATTCCGGAATCACACTTAACTGTGTACCCGTTGTCAAGCTGCTTGCCGTTTGCATCGAATGCTGGGTAGAGAGCACCAAGGTCTCTCATTCCTGCAAGGATTACAACGAGTCTTGCTTCAATGTTTGCAAATATCGTGTTTCTTCCGTCGATTGTTGAGAACACAAGGTCCTCAAGCGAACGGTAGCACTCTGTAACAATTGTGTTAACAACATCTTGCTGTGTGATATAGCGGAAGTTGTCACTGTCTGATGACAATGAGCGAGCTCCATAGATTCTCACAGTGTTCTGGATTACACGGATTGCGTTGACGTAATTTTCGTCAAGGTCATCTCCAGTGCTCTTATCGATGTCTGTTGCTGCTCCTGATACAAACTTTGCTGTAGAAATCAAGCCAGCAGCTGGAAGCTGAGGACCTGTTTGGTTGTGGGCAACAGCTCTTTTTGCTGCAACATAGCCATCTGGCGGAATTGTTCTGGTTACACCAGCAATACCAGAAGGAACAGTAACCCATGGGTAGTAGAGGGCTGCATGCTCAGCGTTGTCTTCAGCTTGAAGGGCAAGTGCTGTTGCCTTTATATCTGCACTATTCGCACCTGCTGCACCATGAAGGATTGCAATTCTGCTGTAGTTATTTGCATGAGCAATAAGACCTGCACGAAGTGCCACATCATCGTTTGAAATTTCTGGGCATGAGACAGCTCCAGTTCCAAGTGCGTCATTAAATACTGTCAACGTGGACAGATACTTAGCTGCGTTGACTTGGTTTTCGTAAGAGTTTCCTGCAGCGAGGGTCGTTGAAGTTATCGTTTTTGGAAGGGTGCTTGCTGAGTTCACTCCCGCAGATACGTAACGCGAAGCTATCGAGCTTGAGTTAATTCGGCCAACCATTTGTGAAGATGTGGAACAGTTGCCCGTTGTATAAACAAGCGTACTCTCAAAGTACAGGTCAAGCTTGGCTGTTGTGGTGTTGTTCGTAACTACAACCGCTACATCTGAGCTCCATGCCCCAGGGCCGTTTGCGGTGAGTGTGATGCAGTTTACGTTTGCAGGATTCAAGAGGGAAAGGTTGCCAACTGTTGCGCTGGCCCCTACCGCACGAGCAACATACGCCTGCGTGCCGCCCTCTTCAAAGAAGGTCTCCACAGTTGGGTGTAGATATGAATCTGAGCGGTAATCACCAAACATCGATTCAAACTCGGCGATGCTCTGTACGAGAACTGCTTCACCGCTTGGGCCTCTATTAGCAAGGCCAACGACGAATAGTTGTGATGATTCTCGGACCGTCGCTGTCGATGGGCCGGTTCTTACTGAAGTTGATATTACTACGCCAGGCATAGGACCTTCCTATTACTTCTCATTGAGGGTGGGATTCCCTTATGTGAGTCAATTGTACAGAGGCAAAGTGATTATTTTGTGCAACTATCACTGGAACCTCAAACAAGTGGCTTTAATAAGAAAAACATTTATAAATCATACACCAGGGCCGGTAACGATGACCTCACCATTGGCTCCAGTGAGAACTATTCTGTTATCAGTTGATGGAGTTTCAAGACCAGGAATGTCATTACCGGAGCTGACAGAAACAGTGTCAAACTCAATTTGCGACACTGCAGCATGGTCCTTGCGCATCACGACTTCATCTATCTGGAGTGTGTATGCAATATAGGAGCCTGCCATAACGCGCTCACCTTTGAGTAACGTTATATCTGAAAATTCCTCACGAATTGTTGATTCATCGATTACGGCACGAAAAGAAGTCCTTGAGTCATAAGCTCGTAGACACGGATAGTCAAGCAATGCGGAACGGACTATCGTCGTCATTCTGTCTCTCATTAATGTGCATTCCTCTGAACCCTCAGTCCTGACCCAGACGTATGTACGCATTGAATAGCTGACACGATATAACGGGTCGCCATTGTCAAATCCAATTCTTTCCATCTCATTTGTGGAGAGAACCGTAGTAATGAGTGACGGCCATCTATCAAGTGCTAATGGCTCATGGAGTATGTACTGCTCTGGCGGTGGTAGTTGTTGATTATCAAGAGCCCAACCATTCTGATAGTCAACCAGGCGTGATGGAATATCCAACTGGAGATAGTCGTTCACATACTTTTTGGCGAAGTGGGCACCATTCATCAGGTTAATCATGTGAGCTTGCTTCCTTGGATTATGTACTTTCTTGCAGCCTTGCCAACATCTCTGTCAAAGTCTCTCGGTGTAAAAAGTATTGGTCTTGCTGGCATATTTTCTGTTCCGTATTGATGAAACTTAGCAATCCTATTATTGACTGTTAGCGTTATGGACTGGTCGCTCGCTGCTCCACCAATAACATCAAGATGAGTTGCATCGAATAATAATCCACCAGTTCTTACCAACATTGGAGTGGGCCAGTGTGTTGCCTTCCATGCTCCGTACTCAGGGGAGAGCGGTGGCCACGCTCCACCGAGCATTGCTTTTGCAGACATAGAACCTTGTGATAAAAAATTCTCTTTAGTTGCATCTTCTAGTTTGTTTTTTGCCCACCTAAGAACAGGACCCATATCCCGTGTTCTGTCGCCCAAATCATCTAGTCGTTCTTTTGCTTCGTCAGAGTCGATTGAGACTCGTGTTACTACGCGTACTCGTGTCACTATTAAATCCGTGTTCTTTTATATCTTCTCAAAGTTGAAAGTTCAGTATCCATGAATCCAGTCATCATCGGAGCAACATTTCTTGGATTTAGGTCTTTTACACCAACAACATCGTCATGCATGTTTTGCATTTCACGAGTTGCCGCACGAAGAATCATCAGTTTGAAAACAGGGATACTTGCCCCATCTAAACCTGCAGTATAAGTAATCGTCATCAGGTCATCTGGGTACCCATAGTAGAAATCTATTCCATACGTTCTTGTTACATAGTCCTGTTCATTAACTAGGATTCTTTCTGTTCCTTGTGCTGGCTTAACTTTTACCTGAGTTATAGAAACTATTGGGGTATTCTTTAGGTATATGGCTGGAGGGGGAGCGGCGTACGTCGTGTTATTGACCACGTTATCGACGAACGTATCGCTGTAGTTGTTGTCCGTAATCGACAGGAATGATGACATCGGTACACCGTAATGACCAGCGTCCAGGCGATGCTCCTCAACAAACTGAGTTGGCTCTATAGGTCGGCGAAGAAAAGCTTCTAGTTCGCTTTGGAGCCCTTCTAGAATCATTTCGCACGCGTCTATCTGGCGGTTAGTCAAGGATATATCCATGTAGACCTTAAGGTCATTTACCGTAACAAGTGCCATGTCATCCTCGGGTCAAAAGTTATTGGGACTCTTTATAGTCCATAATTTTAACATTTTTTACCTATTTTTGAGGTCAATGATTGATTGACCAACCACTTAGATGCTGGTAGTGTACGGAAATGGCCAAACCGAGCAAAACAGAAACAAAAGAGGATGTAGTAAATATCCTCAATCATGTCACTGAAACCCTATTTTTCTTTTTTGAAGATAACGAGGAAGACATTGAAGAAGACGATGAGGCTCTTGATGAGTTTACTGACTTCATGTGGGTGATTGCCAATGTAGCCATGGGTGCAGCGGGTATGACTATTACTGGAAGAAACCCAGACGGGACAATCAATGCGGTATTCAATCCAGTTAAAAGCGTTAAAAAGTTCCTACAAGAGGAATACACCGGAGATGACACCGATAGATACTTCGAGGATATGGTTACCGTTAATGACGACCCATCCGAAATGGACCTAGGGGACTTCGACGAATTATTTACTGGAGAAAAGAAGAAGTAAAACTACTTCTTTCTCGTTACACTACGTTTTTTGCCGCCAGACTTAACTGTCTTCTTCGTCTTTGACTGAGCTGTTTTTGCTCTTTTTGAAGAAGCTGCAGCACGTGGTCTTTTAACAATTGGCGGTCTAAGACCCTTCATCGGTGACTTAACTCCACCAGCCTTGTTGATTCCAGATGGTGTTGCTCGCTTTGCTATCTGCAATCTATCCAATCCTTCTTCGTTGGTGACGCGCTTTTTCTTTCCAGCACCAACCCTAACTCCGCCACGCTTGGCCATTCTCTCGAATGCGCGCTTCTTGATGTCGGTGTATTGTTTGGTTTGTGTCAAGCCAATATATGATGAGCCCTGACCTGCACGACGTGTAACTTTTTCATCACTTCTACGTAGGCTCTCTTTTGTATCTCTCTTGAGCTTTATTCTTCCAGTTCTCTTGTTTTTTGCAATTTTAGCTCTTTTTGACGCTGAACCCTTTTTGGTAATACCATCACGAGAGTATTGCTGCATTTTAAAAAGGTCGCCGTAGTTACCCTTCTTTAAATCGCGCTTTGTAACACCAAAGATGTCAGTTGCCATAGCGGCGAAACGGTCATACTTTTGTTGGTCTCGTTTGTTGAGTTTGGCTGCTTTTACTTTTTTCCCAGCCTTTTGGGCGGCCTGAGCTGCACGCTTGAGTGACTGCTCTTTTTTATTGAGGTCGACTATGCCCTTATAGATATAAGCAGCATCATCCGAAATATCTGGGCCGTAACGTACACCTGGCATAAAACTCCTTGGACATAAAAATATACCAGAAAATATGCCTACAACCTGGACACCATTTAATTAAGTTTTATTAATCACCTGTCAGCATTTGGTGGCGATTCAAAGAATGGCCCAGAAATACCCTCTTTCCCGGATGGGGCCTCTATCGGGACCCATGCACGAGCATAGTTGTGTTCTTTTATCTTTCGCACTTTTATCAGACTGCTGTCAAGCATTAACGATAACTCATCAGATTTCATGCACAACATGTCATCAAAATCCTGGTTCGTGTAGCGACCTGACCGTTTCATCTCGCGAACTATTTTTGAAAGCTTTGCTGCAACAATGACAGATTTTCCTCGATTTAGCTGAATGTGCATCATCATTGCTTCTAGCTTGTCGCAATCATGGAATACAACAGGTATACGATTGCCGTGAATTTCAGATATTTCAGAAATACTCATAAATAGGTTGTATCTCTCCGAACCATCTATTATCTCGCCAGTCTCCCTCCGTGCGTGTATTGGGTGTATGAACCCATGCTGCATTAAGGATGAAGAAATTACGAGCAGCTCAGGTCTAATCGTGTATGTTGTCTTCCAATCTGGGATAACGAGCGAGCCAGCACTAACCCATTCAATTTTTATTTCTTTCATAGTTCTAGTTCGCTTTCAATTATTCTCACTGCATTTGCTTTGGTCTTTGGTCCAACAGGGGTCGGCGAATTAACATCTATCTCATTGAGCATGAGATTTCTTATTAACCAAGAAATCGGATATCCATATGGGTCCTGAATATGTTTTTTTCTAAACTTTGAAACATAAACACGCGCTTCCATTTTTCTTCTATCGCCAACAAGATACTCTTCAATAAACTCAGATGCACCATCAAATCCTCTACCAGAGTATCTGGCAATAAGGCTTTCGCTGTCAAATTCAGGCCACCACCTTCGCTGCGCGTCGATGAACGGGAAGCACTCCCAAAGCCTGTCATAAAATTCTGGCTCAGTAGCAATAACATCGCCTATCCTTCTGATTGCTGTTGCATGGAGCGGTATCCCAACCCTCGTATTACTACCAGTAGCTACCGCCAAGTCGTAGTACTCACAGTATTCGGCTCCGTGTTCTTCTGTTATGAACTTAAATACGTCATTCGTATTCCAGTCATAAATTACTTTTGCAAATTTAAGAGGAATTCCAGCCTTGAGTTTATATGGAGTATTGATGTAATTTTCGTGCAGTTTCTGGACTACGGAGCGATATCGCACCATTGACTCACTAGCCCTAACTCCTGTAAGAAACGCAACATTGCCCTTTTTACCCTGCATCGTGTAGTAGTCGGTTTGTTCAGGGAGAGACGTACTATGCGATAGACCAAAGTGGTTACCGTTGATAGCAAACTCTGGCATGTCTCTTAGCCATCTTTGCTGCTCGCCTCTTTGCTCACTCCATAGGATTGTTGTGAGCCTATATCCAAGAATCCAAATTTCAGCAGGGTATGGCAAGCAGTACCACTCCATATCAACCCAGTCGTAGTTCCTGACCTTCTCAACGTATTCAACAACGCTTGGGCTCACCATCTCTTCGTCACGGAAAATAACTTTTACCGGACCGAGTCCTCTTTCTTCGTGCACTTCTTTGGCTAGATAGAGAATTGCTGTTGAGTCTTTCCCACCAGAAAACTGAACGCACACCGTGTCGAACTGGTCGTAGACATGCCTAATACGCTGTCTTGCAGCATCCACGCATGTCATATCTAGGAATAATCTCTGTCTAGTCATGGTGTGTGCTCTGAGATAAATGAAATTAATTTCTCAGCAACAGTGTCACCTTCCAATCCTGCGTCAGAACGTAGCCACTTTATGAACGTATACCACTCAGCTTGTTGCTGAGTGTCGTCAAAAACTATTGTGTACTGAACAACAGCCTGTGGTGCCGAGCGAGGGGAAACCGTGGTTGAACCCCTAATCACTGCGTCGTTCTGGTCGACTCCAGGACGAACATTTATTTGCTGATTTCCATCTTTGTCTTTTGTTATTGAGACGGTATTTAGGTCGACCGACGTGTCTTTCTTTACTTTTTCTTCTTCTTCTTCTTCTTTAGAAAAAATAATTGGTGGAACGTATTTGTCCGAACCAAGAACTTGATACTCTTCCCTGATTGATGTCTGTTCAAATTCTGCAATCTCGAACTCATCCCATCCAAGACTGTCAACGAGCTCTGGATACTCTTCGTGAATTTCAAGGATGAACTCACTTAGCAATTCCGCTTCTGTGTAGCCAAGCTCCATTGTTCTGTTGTCGGCAATAGCAAATGCAATCGCCTTCTTATTGTCAACGTCATAGCTAACTGCTGCTATCTTGTCCCATCCAAGAAGTTTTGCTGCTTCTAGCTGATGGTTACCCGCAATAACTGTTGCCGTTCCATCGTCGTTTGGGCGAATAACAATTGGTTTTATCTGCCCAAATTCTTTATATGAAGCCATGATTGACTGGACGTTACCTTTTCTTGGGTTTCCCTCAAGTGGAACAAGTTTGTCGACATCAACAGCAAGTTGCTTTAATGATTCGTGAATTTTATCTGACATAGTTATACCTGTGTTCTGACGTTTGCATTGAGTGTTCTCATTGCGTCAATTGATGTTCTTAGGGATAGAAGTAATTCTCTCTTCGTTTTAACTAACGCCTCTGCGCACCTGTAGTCAAAATTTTGCTCGTCCATCTTGTAGTCCGCCCAAGCTTCTCGCTCCTTGATTGAACCCTTCGCGGATAAATATTCGCGAGCCCATGTTGACTTATAGAGCGCATCTTTTTTTGCAGCGTCCATCGCTAAGGTTTCAAATTTTTCTGTTTCTGTTTCAAGTCTGTCTATTAGTCTTATAAGCTCTTGTTCAATTTCTACCTGGCTTATGGGTGATGTTCTCATTATTCCCCTTTTTTCTCGATTGGCGTCCAATCTACCTTGGCTAGGGCATCCATGTTCTGTGCCGGCCAATTAAATCGTGGTTTACCTATGTGGGCCAAGCCCATCTCCTGCAGAACCCACGCGTCACATCTGTCATCAGCTCCAGGATTTTGCCAAACAATTCCAGTACGTGCTGATATAGACGAAATCACTTCATTTTTTGATGCGTTTCCTTTTCCGGTTGCAAACTTTGCTCGACACGTTGGGGGTATCGTTACGTAGGGAATTCCAATTTGCCACAGCAGTAGGCGAATCACCCCACCGAGCTCTCCAATAGAGAAAGCCTGACCGCTGCGTGAAGCAAACGAGTAACCCTCAAGCATGACGGCCTTTACCTCGTATCTATTGATTAGGGATTCTATTTCCCTTTTTACTAGCCAGAGTCTTTCTGGTCCAGACTTATTAAAAGAGATAACTCCAGATTCGTCGCCAAACGCATACCCAGTTGATGTTAGGGATAGGTCTAGTCCAAGAAAATCGTTTATCACAGTGACATACTAACCTAAAAGCAAAAACCCACCGAACATCCAGCGAGTTCGGTGGGTTAAATTCGAACCGTTTGCGGCGGCTCAGAATCATTGCCGTGTAGGAACACTCGACTCTTGGACCACCGCCTTTCTTCCGTGAAGGGTAGATATCGGCTAGACGAATTAAGGTTAGCACTTATGTTATGCACTAATAAGTGAAGAGCTTTTAAATAATGTTCCACTAAAGTAAAAAACGCAAAAGCCGAGTGAGTCTCCCCACCCGACTTTCGCGCCTATAACGGTCCTAAGAATTACAACGATACACCCGTACTAAATAGTGAAAGTGTTAATTATAAAACTATAAATAATTATCTTTCCCAGCCATGTTTTGCTAACCCTAAATCAAACGCAAGTTGAGGGTAATTACCAATTCTTACGTGACACAGCCTGCAAACTGCAAGTACATTTTCCTCATCAAGTATGGAGCCACCCTGAGAGCGTCTGATTATTTCGTGAACATCCCTACTGAGATGTTGGTTGTATGTCGTCTTGCCGTCGTGAGTTGCAAAAACTTTACAAGCCTCGCATGCCGGTCTTTCCCTTAGTATTTTTTCAACAAACTTACGCCGTTCGACATAAATCTCTTCGGTTTTTGCACTTCTTTTTTTAGGAGGGCCACTTCTCTTGATTGGTTTGTTTCTTCGAATCATTGGCGACCTCTATGCTCATGTTGTTTACCTAGAGTGAATCCTCGCTAATGTCTTCGAATGTCCACTTGTTATCAAGAGTATCCCACAGCGAACGGTCTATCGCCGTATCTTCTAGGTCAAAATCCCTGAGCATTGCTCTGTGCTTTGCTATTGCTCGCTTGAAGAACTCAACCTGTTCCCAGCCATCGTTTTGCATTTCTTGGCCAGTCGAAATCATGACAGCAACTTCATCAAGCCTTCTATCAACATGAAATTTGAAGCGTTTAATTCTTGTTGCCTTGGTCTCGTAGTAGGAACCAGCTTCGCGAGTTAGCTTTGTTCCAGCCCTCCCTAGCGAGCCGTATCGTGCAAGGTCGGACTCTGAGTCAGCCTCTATATCGTCGATTTGAAGTTGGAGATTATTGGATAGTGCGAGAAGTGCGTCTTTCCATTTTTCCCAGTTCTCCTGCTTCATTAATTCTTTTTTATGCAAAGGTGACAGTTTGTTTTTAACTTCTTCTGCAACCATGCGCGCAAAAGCATCGTCGTTCGTAATCATTTAATTCCCCTTATTTCCAGGCTGGACAAAAAGACTTGTATCCGCACCATCCACACAAAACTGACTTCTTGGCTTCAAACTCCCCGGAGACACATCTTTCGTCTATTCCGGACTTTGTGTTTTGTATCTTCTCAACAACCCGACTAACGTCAGATGGGGTTATCTGCATCTCAAAGCGAACTCCGTCTTTCAGGTACAAAAGTTCGGCTGATGATTCTTCTGATTCAATCCCGATGCTTGAAAGAAGCTGGGAATAAATAATCAATTGGAAGAACCTGTCTTGAAGGTCTGATTTGCGTGGAGTTTTACCTGTCTTGTAGTCACTGATTTTTGGTGCTCCAGTAACTGCGTCCTGAGTAAGTCGGTCGATGAATCCACGTATTTTGACTCCACCAATCCCACCACTAACGAAAGACTCAAGGCTATGAGGCGCTATTAACGCTGGGTCTTCAAGTCTCCAAAGGTTTTCAACACACCACCAAGCAGACCATCTGAATAGCTTTAGATTTTTGTCATCGGTCACAATCTCTTGAACCTGTACCGCCCACTTTGTGTCCCACTGTTCTTTGGCAATTATTTTTGCTTGTTCCTGTGTTCTGAACTCTGGTGGGAGTTTGTACATTTCTTCAAGAATGTCGTGAACAAAGTTGCCGAGAAGAGCTTCTTTGCCACTTGGGTCCTTGATGTTGTCAATCTTGCTGTACTTAAATTTAAGCGGGCACTGATTAAATGTAGAGATGGATGATGGTGATAGAAACTCTGGAGCTTTTAGTCCACCATTACTGTTACTTTGTGTCGACATATTTGCCACCAAACTGAAGACGCAAGGCTTCTACTACGAGGGCCTGTAGGTCATCGAGTGACGCTGTTGTCTTCGTTGGCTTTGGCTTGCCGCCACTGTGCGTGGACCAGAACTCGTTGAGTTCATTCTTTTGCTCCTTGGTGAGCGCTTTTGTTATTTCAACAAAAGTATCCCACTTCTCTTCCAGCTCTGTTTTTGGTGCTACCTCAACTGGTTCTGCTTGGTGGGGTGTCGAGAAGCCGGCTTCCATTGCATCCTCAATATCCATCGCGTCTGCAGAGCGTGACAGGTAAAGGCCAACACCAATCAGTTGCGCAGCTTTTTTGAGCGCATCAGAAACTGCCATTTTTCTTGAGTTTCCGTAATCCAACGGTTTCCCAGTTGCTTTGATTCTTTTTACTGGTGCTCCGCCAACGGCATGCTTTACGACTCTCTTGCCGTTTCCAAAATCAACAGTGAGGCTCACATGGGCACTCAGCTCATCGACATTTGTTGAAACTTCATCGCAGCTAATTATTTCGAACGACCAACCATCAACGCCGAGAACTTTGTTGAGACGATTTATGACTTCACTCACGGGGATGAACTTTAAGTTGACCCCAGAAAGATTCATGCTTTTTTCCATCTCCTCAGGGAATGGTGCGTAAAGCGCTTGGGTTATTGCCTGTTCGTTTACTTGTTGTTGTTCCATAGTTGGTTCTATCTCCTATTTCTAGTGGTTATTTTGCTTTGCGAACAATGATGCTTGTTTTGAGGTCGCCGACTTCACAGTAGTTGTCTGGATTAATGCCAATTTTATTGAGTTCTTTAACTCTCCAGTACGATGGCGCGCAATAGGTCAGCATGTCAAGAGCGATTTCTTGTGGAGACTTTGTAATCTCACCAGTATCCATGTCTACGGACATCTTCATCAACTTGTCCGCAACCGCAGAACCAAGGTCTTTGTGCTTCCAGCCCTTGCGCTCGTATGACGAGTTCTTTTCAATTTTGATTCCGCTTGCAAGATTGACCTCTTGCTCATCGCCAATGATTCTTCCCATTGCATAAACGTAAGAATCGTAAGCAGTTGCTAAATCGCGCTTCAAGAAATTCAACTCAGCCAGTAACTCGCATGCCTCTGTGACATCTGGATTTGAGTCTGCGTATTCCATGAGTTCTGAATCAAGCTCAGCGACGAGCTTTTTAATAAGGTCTAATTTTTCATTGTTCATTTTTAATATTCCTTGTGGTAGTGGGTCTATCTCTAGAGCAGTATAGAAACTTTTCTCCTCTGAGGCAACCCCAGGCCAGTTAAAAATGTGAAAGCTCCAGTAGCGGAGTCAACCTGGTCGTCGTGGTCGCAAGATTCAGGAAAAGACGAGAATTCGTCTAGCCAGTTGGATAGCCATGGAGCCCTAACGACCCTCACGTTTCCATTTGCAACAGCAGCCGCGAATGGTCTTGCTCTGGTTTCTTTATCTCCAGTTGACCGTATTGCGGAGAAGTCATAGCCAGGAAGGACGTATCTTGCGTACTGGTCGGCTAGGGCCTTGCCAGACGAGCCTGGTTCCTGCTCCATTCGTATCGCCACGCCATGCCCGTCCTCTAGTGCTGTTTGGGCTAGAAGCTGCTCAACCTTCTCTCCTCGGACACGGGCTCTCCGTACGTCAAGAACGTAGGATATGCCCTCATCAAGCAGCATAAGGGTCCCTACGGTCCAGTCAGGGTCAGGGTTTGAAGATGTTGGCTCTGATGCTGCCAAGTCCCAGAATCGAACAACTCGCGCAGAACTGGTTATTGGAGGGAGTTCGGCCGAATCAATGATAACGAACCCTGTTCTATCAAATAGGGTGCCGAGCGTTGTGCTCCACCAGTCGCCCTCCTCTAGTCGTCTGCGTTCAATTGGGTCTAGGGCCTGAAGGGCTTGGCGATATGAAACAGCATCAATTCCTGGGTTATCTGTCAGTTTTGAAGGAACGAAGATTCTCCCCTCCTGGCGGCCCTCAACGATAAATCGCTGCCTAACCCAATTGGGTGCTGGGTTTGAGGCACATCGCATTCTAAGGGGAATCTGAGAAACTGGTCCGCTATTTGGACGGCGCAATCGTGAGAAGAGGTATCTATAGTCTGACTCTCGTATTTCAGTGACTTCATCCATCCCTATAAATTGGAACTCTGAACCCTTATAACGAAGGTAGTCATTGACATTGTTCAGGTAACCGAAAGATACCCTGGCTCCAGATGGGAAGGTAGCGATAAACGTATTGCTATTCCAGTGGATGTCATCGTAGTTTGCCATCCATGTCTTGAATCGGTCCATCAACGCTCCAGGGAGCGACAAGTCAGCAAAAGTTCTACGGAAGAGAATTGCCGAATAACCAGGAATATCTACGTATTGAAGTGCCGACATTAGTAGTGCTGAAGATTTGCCACCACCAGCAGCGCCTCCAAAAAGGGCTTCAAGTGCGTGCGTTCTGAGAAAAACCTTTTGATTGAGTGATGGCTCCTCAGGACAGAACGGAGTCTCCTTTGGCGTGAGGTACTTAAGCACCTCGTCCCAATTTGGTTTATTAGCCATCGGATTTACATTCCCTAATGTCGTAACTCGTGTTTATAGGCTACTGTATGTTATATGCCCAAACTGAGCACTTTGTCCAATAAGTTCAAGTCCGTAATAAAACCCAGACTAAATAGACGTACGTTCGCTAATCTGTTCATGGTTTCATTTATACTATGTACAAGTATTGGAGCAGGTTTAATATTCCCGCCAGCGGGATTAGTGGTTGCCGGACTGACGTGCGGTCTATTTGGTTTATTGTTAGGACTTGAGTAAAATATGGCTTGGAATTCATCCGAAAATAAGTCTGCTGGTCAAAAGCAGACTAAATCCGCCATTGGTTACGGCGCGCCCGTATCAAGTAACCCAAGTTACACGGATAAGCCATACAGGGACTCGTGGGATATTGAGCGTGCCTATAGAGAGGGCATGCAGAAAATTACCTGGGTTAACAGGTGTATAGATGCAATTGCTGGGAACCAAGCAAGACTTCCGATAATTCTAAGAAAAGACAATTCAAAAGACGGCGAAATCGTAGTCGGCCGTGAGGCCAAGCGTTCTTCATTGCTTGAGCTCCTCAACGTTAAATCAAATATCGGCGAGAACTCTTTTATTTTCAGATACAGACTTTCTGCCCAGTTACTACTTGGTACGCGCGGAGCATTTATCGAAAAGATTCGCGGACGAGATGGTGGCGTTATTGGGCTGAACCTTCTTCCGCCACAGTCAACTGCACCAATTCCTGACGCTAGAACATTTGTTTCTGGGTACGAAGTGCAGATGCCTTACGGTAAAAAAGTAATAATGAAGCCAGAGGATGTTGTCTGGATTAGAAGGCCTCACCCGCTAGACCCATATCTGTCGCTAACTCCATTGGAAGCATCTGGAGTTGCCGTAGAAATAGAAAACCTAGCCAAGTTGTACAACAGAAACTACCTGCTTAATGACGGAAGACCTGGTGGATTACTTGTTGTCAGAGGTGAGATTGACGAAGACGATAAAGAGGAATTACGCAATAGATTTAGGGGTAATTTAGGGAAAACTGGGCACACAACAGTTATCGCTGCAGACGAAGGTGTTGACTTTGTTGATACTTCGGCAAACCCAAGAGACGCTGCCTACATACAAATGCGTCAAATTACAAAAGAAGAAATTCTTGCTGCGTTTGGAGTTCCAGAATCAGTAATTGGAAATGCCTCAGGACGAACGTTTAGTAACTCATCTGAAGAGATTAGAGTTTTCTGGGTAGAGACAATGTTGCCTCACTTGGAGCCAATAGCAAGAGCTCTCGATGAACTTGACGAAAAGTATTACCTTGACTTTGACACAAGCGAAGTTCCAATTTTGCTGCTTTACAAACAGGAACGTGAAAGATACCTAAAAGACGAATTGGGCCAAGGTCTCATCTCTGTGAACGAATACAGAATTGCGAGCGGAAGAAAAGAAGTTGAAGCAGACCTCGCTGATTCATTACTCATGAATCCGAACCTGATTCCTATTGCTAATACAAAAAAGAAGATGGAAGAGAATGCCGCCCAGATACCCGGTGGCGCTCCTGGGGCACCAGGAATGCCTCCAATGCCAGGTATGCCACCAGTTCCAGGTATGCCACCAGTTGAGGGCGCAGTTCCACCACTTGACCCAAATACGATGCAAGGTGCAATGGCTGAAGTTGCAGCCGGTGGTGCTGGTGACATGGCTCAGACTACGCTCCCACCAGAAGTGGCCGGAATGGCACCAGCAACTGGAGCAGCCCCAATACCGCAAGGCATGGCTAGCGACCCACAAGATGGTTTTCAGTACAAAACAGCACTGACCGAGGATTTTGATAAATCGGAAATGGCGATTGAGCGCTGGTCAGAAATTCTCTCCAGAGGAATCGAGAGGGTCGTTGAAAGACAGCAAAGGGTTGTTCTGGAAAAGGCTGGCAGCAGCAAGTCCAAGAAAGCTCTGATGTCTGGGACTCTTGACCTTGATTCAATTTTCGCCACAGATACATGGAACAAGCAAATGGAAGACGACTTGCGTCCTGTTATTTCCGCAATAATCAATGACTCTTTTGAATTTAGAAAAGAATCGTATTCTCAAAAAGGACTCAAGCCGAGAACAATTGCGCCTGCGACAATTAAGAAAAATATCGATTCACAGATATCAAGAATCATCTCAATCAACTCAGGTATTCGTTCTTCAATGGAAGAAATGATGATGAAATCATTCTCCCACGCTGGAGAAGAGCAAAGATTTTCCGTCTTTAGAGAAGAGCTTGTGGGCATGTACGCAAACATTCTTGCCAAGGACCAGTTGGAAATTTCAGAAACTGAAGCAAAAAATGCATGGACGTTTGGACAGGTTGGATAGTTTCACTAAACTATTTCTGTAAAACATTCACTTTTTTTAAATACTTACATTCTGGAACATGTTTTTCGTTTAATATCGACTAGCAGCCGAGAGAAGTTGGTTCCAAAAATGTCAAATGAAGCATTCGAATACAAGTCATCGGCGCACGGCTCTCAGTCCATCAAAGGAACGGTCAGCCTAGACGAGGCCCAGGGGATAGTCGAATGTTTCGTAGCTGGAATTGGTAATAAAGACTCAGTCGGAGACGTATGTGCTTCAGGAGCCTTCACAAAGAGCCTTCTTCGCAGAAAGCCAAGAGTTGTATGGGGCCACAACTGGAATGACCCTATTGGTAAAGTATTGGAAATATACGAGGTTGGTCCACAGGACCCACGCCTCCCACTGAAAATGAAACTTGCCGGGATAGGCGGTTTGTTTGCAAAAGTTCAATTTAATCTAAGTTCAGAAAAAGGAAAAGAAGCATTTGCTAATGTCCACTTTTTCGGAGAAGAACAAGAGTGGTCGATTGGATACAAAACACTAAGAGCTCAGTTTGACCAAAAGTCGCAAGCAAATATTCTTTACGAAGTTGAACTCTACGAAGTTAGCCCTGTTCTCCACGGAGCCAATCAGCTAACAGGAACAATATCCGTTAAGGCAGATGATTCCGCCTACGGAGGTTCAGTAGCAATGATGCCGCAAAGAGAAGAGAGCAACGGCTACGAAGAAATGGAGAAGGAACTCTCCAATCTATTCGGTGCAAAAGTTTCTGTTCATTCAATCGATGGCGACGAGGTCGTATTCACACGCCAAGAGATGAACGGTGCGAAGAAGTACAAGTGCGGCTTCATGAGAAATCAAGGCCGATACATGTTCGGAACTCCTGAAGTAATCAATATTCCGCAGTCCCCAGTTCGTTCTCCTCAATCAGCACCAATGCCTGTGGTGAGCGGAAGACCTACTCCACCCAACGACCCACAACGCGTCATTAGACCACAACAGATGCCTTCAATACCAGTTGCGATTAAGCCAAGCGACAATGGGCTAATGATGATTCCTCTTCCAGCTGTTCAGTATGACTCAAACGAAAAGCCGTCCCTGGACAAGGAGGAAGCAGACCTCCGTGATGCGCTGTTAAAGATAGTTTCACGCCACGGCAAATTTAACGAAGACTCTAACGGCGTATGGGCTGGATACAGCCCTGCAGAAGAAAACGAAGTAGCACGTATCGGTGTTAAATGCTCAAACTGCGTCTTCTATCAAGGCGGCTCAAAGTGCAAAATTATTGACATGCCAGTTGAGCCAGAAGGGAAATGCAGATTTGCTGTTATTCCAAATGGGATTGTTTTGAGCAGTGGTTCCAAAGAACTCGAAGAGCATGTTTCCGAAGCAGAAAATGCAATCATCGATGTACTAGAACTAAAATACCCAGGCGAGTTTGTTCTTGGAATTGTCAGAAATGCAGTTGGTAAGAAAAAGAAGAAAAGAAATAAATACAAAAATCTTTCAGAGTTTGGTGATGACGACGACATGGGTGAAAAGTCGTACGTAATACCAGTCGAGCCAAGTTTTGCATTTAGAGTAAAAACAGCCCTTGACCCAATATTCGATTACCACAGAGCAGAGACTTTTGTTGACTCAGAAGGAATAGTGATTACCTCTGGGGTAACTGAAAATCTCATAGACGCAGTCGATACGGCTCTTCACAACTTAAAAAAAAAATTCTCAGAACATGAAATAGAGGGAAAATCCCTCGGTTACAGAATAGGTCGGTCGCTTGGTTCGAGGCTCGTAGATAGACCAAACCTCGGTGGTGGTAGGGATAGAAACAACCGTGGCGGCGGTCGTGGATTCGGGATGCCGGATGGCGACCTTGACCCCAGGACAAGAGTTGACAAGAATAGGGATGGAACACTTTTTGATAATGTCCCAGGATGGGAACAGCCAGACCCAACCCCAGATGGACCTGGTTCGATAAATAACCGAAAACTCTCTTCCTCACAAAGAAGAGATGTTGCCAATATTCCGAGCGAGAGCGTAAACCCAGAATCGGTAGACGGTGACGTAATAAAGAGCCGCAAACCAAGGTATACGGCTGATGACCTTGGTGAAATCCTTGGAGAAAAGAAGAAGCCAACGAAGAAGGCAGTAGCAAAAAAATCTCCTGTTAAAAAAGAAAAAGTAAAGCGTGGAGAACTTGATTTCGCTAAGGGTCCCAAAAAAGATAAGACACCATCACTATCCTCTGGTGAGGAAAGACCGCCACGTACTGCAGTTGCAATGCAGATGGACCCAAAGAATTCGAAGCTTGCAAGACAGATTGATTACGACCCACAGAATGGTGACCTCACTGTTTATTACAGAGATGGCAAAAAAGAAACATTCAATGATGTTCCTTATGACCGCGTGCGTAAGGCTGGATTTGACGACAAGCCAGATGCATTAATCAGTGCACTACAGAGAGAACAAAAGAAACCACAAGGCAGGATTAGTCTTGCATCTGGGGAGCAAGAAAAGAGACTTACCCGCCACTCTGGTGACCCAAAATTTGAATCACTTGTATCTCCAGAAGAACTTGAAAAGCGTAAGAAGTTTGAAGAAGTAATTAAAGACTGGAAAGACTCTGGTTACGGATGGGAAGACGTTCCTAGATACAAGCCAGACGTCTACAAGTCCCCGGATTATTTGCGTGGTAGGGAAATGGGCGTCAATCAGGCCAAAGTTATGTGGCGTGGAGATAGCACGGTAGAGAGACCAAAGGGATTCAACGAAAAGCAAAAAGCCTCACTTGATTATCAAGAGTGGTATTCACGAATGGTGATGAGGGCTGGAGCTTTTCTAGAAGCATCACGTGGCGATGACAACGAATTCTACAACGGCATGGAAGATGCCATGCATGAATTCATGTACAACAATAGACCAGATATAACAACCTACAACATCGATGGAGATAGAAAAGAACCGATGGCCGACTGGATGCGTCAGTACGGATTCGACCCAGGCTCACCGACTCCATTAAGAAAGAAAAAAGAAGGAAAGAAGAGAAGTTCACTCTCCCTCTCTTCTGGCGCAGACGACGATACAAGACCAAACTTTGATGAAGAGAATTACGAAAGTGATACCAACGTAGATTTCTACGACACCCTTCTTGACATGATGGGCCCAGAAGAAGAAAGACCAAAAGTCACTTCTCGCAAAAAGCCAAAAGACATGAGTGATGAAGAGATTTATCGCAAGAGAACAACAACCGGAGCATCCCTGCAGGATGTTGCGGAAGAACTTGGTCTAACTAGAATGGAAGTTAGGAAGCGCGAACAACGACACATGCGCAAAATGCGCAATGAAAAAGACGGCGTATCACTTTCTTCTGGAGCAAGCGATGACTGGGCCACTTCTAGGGGATACGAGCCAGACAGATTCGACCTTCGCGAAACGATGAATCAAATTGGTAGAGGAAACATAATGGCCATATCTGGTGGCCGCGTTGAGCGTAGAGGGAATGAAATGATTCTTCCTTCTACAAAAGACCAGCAAGTAGTCATCGGGTACAACTCGGTTCCAGACCTCTACTACGTCAGAGCTGAGCAGAAAATAAATACAGGTAAGGACAAGGGAACCAACAGAATTCTTGCGCAATGGGACGAGGTTTATGCTGACGAAATTGGCGAACTCGCATATCAGGCAAGTCTCAAGCCAGCAAACCTCAATAGTGAGAACAAGGAGTACTGGAAGCTCGGCAAGGGAAATCAATTTGCAGACAGACTCGTTGATAGACGTAGCGGAAAGCTCGTAAGCAGAGAATCAAGAAATCTTCCATCAAAGCCAGCGCCAGAGGAAAGCCCAACTCTTTCTTCGGGTGGCAGAGGTCGTGACTACTACAACTACGACATAACAACAACCGATGAAGGAAATGGATTACTCGACCAGGTGCATGATTACCTTGAAGAGAACCCCCTAATCAAAGATGACATAACAACCGATATTGCAGACATGCTCGGTGGAGATGGAATAGTTGAGGCTAATGGCTTTGACACAAAAAAGGCATTTGACCTGGTTACTGGTGGAGACGATGAGTTCCAGGATTATATGGACATCGTTGATGATGCCATGGAGGCCCTAAGTAATGGCTCCCTAGCAAAGCACAAGGCAACCGTTCGCGATACGAATGTAAGACTTGAGTCAGCAAAGCCAGGCAGTAATGAAGCAGGAAAACTCGAAGCAATCCGTGATAGGTCGTACGAGTGGATTGGCGACATAAACAAGTATTCACGCGTATCCACAATTAAAGATAAGAAGAATATTGAAGCCAGCGACGTGGCAACAAGAATGATTTCCAAAGAGCAAGATTCGCTCTGGAATGCTCGCGCGTCAATAACAGAAAAATATATTGAAGATATTGCTTCAGCTGGAAAAGAATCAAAGCGCCGTGTATCAATCAGCGCAGTAGATACAGACTCTCGCGACATTCCAGAGTATGATTTAGCTCTCTCGTCTGGCAGTGTTTTTAAGGATAAACCAGCATCAAAAACGCTTTCCGGTAAGGCTGATGGCCTTTCTCTTGCCTCTGGAGAAAATAAAAAGATTTATGACGAAATAGGTAAGTCCATTCTTGAGGCATTAATTGAGATGGATAAGAACCCAACAGCAACCTATTGGGACGTACCGTGGAGAACACCAACCCTATACGCAAGAAACCCAACAAAGAATCGCCTTTATCAGGGAATGAACTCCCTACTGCTTGCCAATGCGCATAGGCAGAATAAGTACAGAGGAAATTTCTGGGCCGGGAAGACTCAGTGGGCAAAGTTCGGTGGAACAATAAAGAATGGCAAGGATGGAGTAAATATCCTTGTTCCAAGAGAGGGTTCAACCGGAAAATACTTTGTCGTACAGACCGTATATAACCTCGATGATATTGAAGGGCTCCCAGATGCATATGTAAAGAAGCTTCTAGATACAGGAAAGGAACTTCTTGACCCAGCGACAAAGATAAAGGACGCCGAGTCGGTAATGGAGGAAATTAATCCTGTCATCAAGTTTGGCGGAGATGCTGCATACTTCTCAATTACGAATGACCATATTCAAATGCCACCATACGAGATGTTTAAGTCTCCAGAGCAGTACTACTCAACCCTACTGCATGAGCTAACACACTGGACTGGCGGAAAGTCTCGTCTTGGAAGAAAGCAGGTAGGCCGCCAACAGGACAAGAAGGCTTATGCATACGAGGAATTAATTGCAGAAATGGGTTCTTCTTTCCTTCTTGCCGCACTTGGCATCGCACCAGAAGTAAGACAAGACCACGTTGTTTATATCAAGAGTTGGATTTCCAACCTTCGCGAGGACCCGGGTGCATTCGTTAGAGCAATGACTGAGGCGCAGCAGGCGGCAGACTGGGTCATGGATAGGTCTCCAACAATGAGAAGACTTTCCGGTGTACCTGATAGCGAAAGAAAAGGAAAGCCAGATGCGGTTGATGCTGGGGAATCCGCAGTCTCAGAAGTAGTTGAAGAGACTAAGGGCTCTGTTACAGCACTCTCATCCGGCTCTCAAGTTGGATTAAGGAAAGCAAAAGAACTCAGATACTTTGGCGATGAAAAAGAATATGGCTCAGGCATAACTCAAAGAGACTCCAGTGGAAGGATTCTTGATGAATCTGGAGCACTTTCTCTTTCAAGTGGTGCAAAACCAATCGTCAGCCTTGACGGTAAAACAACGATTCCAAGACTAGACGACTCTGTCTCGTATAGAGAAAAGTATAAGTTCCTTCCTGATGAATTTGAACCAACAGAACAACAAAAGGCTTCAATAGACACGCTTGTTCATATGCTTGAAAGTGAGACACCAGGGATTGTCGCTATTGGTGCTGGTGCTGGTTCAGGAAAGACAACCAACCTTAAACAGAATGCTCGTGCAGTTGCCGCACTTTACCCTGGAAAACAAATTTATTACACCGTATTCAATAGAGGAAATGCTAAAGACGGAAACAGGGTGATGCCTAGAAATACAGGTGTTGCAACTGGGAACCAAATAGCATATTGGTCACTTGTTCTTGGAACTGGAGACGCCTTCTATGGTGCTGGAACAACCAGAAAGATACAACTCGGAGTTGGTCCAAGAGACTCCAAGAAGTTGCGAGGAGCAAAACGTAACACCGTGAACGTTGCAACCACGTTTGAGGGAGAAACAAAGGAATTCGCAGGAGAGATACCAGGGTACAGAGAGCTTGGGTACACAAGCTATGACTCTGCACCGAATATCGCAGAACGCCTTGCTAAAGATGGGATTGTTGACGAAGAAACTGATGATGGTTTTACTATTTCCCAAAATCTCAAAAAAGCTCTTGGCAGGTTTGCTGAAAGCTCGGATGAGAAGCTGTCAAAACAACATTTCCTACTTCGTGATATAGAGAAAATTCAGGCATTACAAAATGGTGAACCAGTACCAACTGAAGATTCAATCGATGAAAAAATGGTTCAATATGCACAAATGCTTTGGGATGAAACAGTTGACCCAAAATCAAACGTGCTTATCCCGCAGGACTATCAAATCAAGATGTGGGCCCTAACAAATCCAGACCTTAGGTATGACAAAGGACTGATTGGTCACAGGCCAAACGAAACAGTGTTTGATAAAGTTTTTCTTGGAACCGTTGAGGAAATGAACTCCGGAAAAATAAAAGTCGGAGACCTTGTAGAATTTAAAATTCCAGAAACTGGAGAAAAAGTTGCAGCAGTAATACGAAAACTAAACCCTCCATCAAAGAAAGAAACAAAAAAGGGTGAGCTATCTGGCAGTAGACAAGTAACCGGAACTGTATCGATTGTTTCTGTCACGAGTGATAAGCCTCTTGATGTGTTCATGTTCGACGAGGCCCAAGACGTAAACCCTGTGTTGGCAAAAGTACTCGCCGATAATGCAAAGAACATGCCGATAATAATGGTTGGCGACTCACGCCAAGCAATCTATGGGTTCAGAGGAGCCATGGATGCCCTGGAGAAAGCTAATGCAACATTCAGACTTCCTCTAACACGTTCATTTAGGTATGGAGCAATCCCTGCATATTTAGCCAATGTCGTGCTGATGCAAGGCAATATAGACGATTTTAACTTTTATCAAAACATGGGAACACCCGAAAAAAACATATGGCACCATGTTGTAGGAGAGGCGCAAAATGTTGTTATAAACGCGCTCAACATAAACGGACCAGATGGGAAAATACTTCCTAAAAAAGAACTTGAAAAGAAACTTAAATTCATAGAAGTTAAATACAAACTTGGCGGAAGAGCTGTCGACTTTAAGGGCAAAAACGAAAAAGAAGTAAAAGACATCATTTCAAAACTTTACGACGAACATGTCCCACGCGCTGAAGGTCAGATAGTTGAGGACATGACTAGTGCTGATGCTGTTCTAACTTCTACCAACTCCGGAGTAATGGTCGAAGCCTTGAAGGTAATCCAGGACGGTATTAATGCACATCAAATCGCGTATCTCGACCTAGATGGAATAGAAGATATAAAAAATCCAGAAGAGCTAGCTGGAAGACTAAGAACATTATCCGAGAAATACACTCTTGATGGTGTTGCTGTAGACCTTATAGAAATATTGGAAAAAGATGGTAGAGATTCAATGCTCAATGCCGTCAATGAACTTAGAGAAGAATATGCTCCAGGTGGAGCTGACGGGAAAATACCAGCCATTGGCATACCTGCCGACACACATGAAAAGTTTCTTGATTTCTTCACTCAACTCGACTGGATTATTGGTGACCTTGATAAGAAGTTTGGAATCGAAGGAAGACCAAAACCATCTAAACTACTTAAAGACGTATGGAGATTTGATAAGAAAAAGGGCAGATACCCATCAAAAGATGAGATGCTGGCAAAAATTGACAAGATGATTAAGGGTGGAGAATCAGAACTTCGCACGCTTTACAACCTTGCTTACCCCAAGTCCAAGGATGGAGGGGTAAGAGGTGATGCAAAAGGGGCAAGATTCTTTAAAGACCTTTTACGTCCACAAGGCCAAAAATATACTGACATAAATGGAACTGAGGTTAAGTACCAAGGCCTTAGACCAATGCGTGAAGGAATCAATCTTCCGAATATGGAATCTGGTCGAGACCACATAACTACCGAAGAGATGGACAGAGTCGGAAAGCTTAAGCCTGGAACAAAATCTGGAAGCAGCCAAAAAATTTCCTGGATAATACCCAAGAAGGAAGAGAGCGTATCTGATGGTGAGGTATTCGTAAAACTTCACATCGGAGAAAACGGAAAGCCATCTGGAGCGTTGATAATTGCAGGCGATGGAGCGCACGGAGGAAAGTACAAAGTCAGAAGATGGAATAAGGCCAAGAAAACCTGGAGCCCAATCGAAGAGGGGAAACCAGGGAAGATTGACTACCACGGTGATATATCAAAAGTTATAAAAAAGATGAAAGCTGAATACCCAGACGCCGTAATTGAATTTAGGCAGGGACTAATACAGCAAGTTGGTACAGCTCAGACATTCCCATCAGACATATCTGATGATTTTGTCCCACCAATGAAAGGTGATTTGCCAGATAGTTCTGTGCCAAGAGCTTCGCTTCCAGGGTTCTTCATACAAGGAAAAGACAGCGAAGAAACTGCGCGTCTTGCCAATGAACTCGGAAACAGGGTTAGACAACTTGCCACGGAAGGAAACACGGATACCGACATTATGACGGTTCATGTTTCCAAGGGCAGGGAGTGGAAGAGGGTCAGACTCGCTGATGATTTCAAAAATCCTGAAGACATGGTCCCAGTAATACCAGAAGAAGAATTAGCAAAGTTAAGTCCAAAGGACAGACTTGCTGTCGAGAGACAGCTCCAATTGATGCGCAGAGAAGAGCACAACAAGGTATACATTGCAATAACCAGAGCTCAAGAGCAAATAGATATTGGCGCAGTTCTTGCAAAACTTTATTTTGATGATTCACAAAACGCATCTATAAAAAGTGCAAAAGATAAAATTGCAGAAAATCCAGATGGAATATATGACGAGCTTCAGGCTCCTGCTGGTTTCTATGTTCCGTATTCTGGTGATACAGAAGCACGCGATGCTGCCAGAAAAGAACGCAGAAAGAGATTGGATGAGTCTTTCGATAGATACGTCAAGTCACAAGGAAAGACCAAAGATGTCGCTCCAGAAGAAGATGATGAACCAGAGGTGGAGGACGAATCTGGCGGTTTTGACTCTGGTGACCCTGATTTTGTTGATGTTGCTGGACCTGATGATGATGGAGCTGAAGAATTCGACGAAGAAGATGGCGACGTGCAGTCACTCTCCCTTTCTTCAGGAGCAAAGAAGAAGAAAACCAATAGGGCAAATAGGCGTCTTCCATTTAGTGAGCAAGAGAGACAAAGCCTTGCCGATGGAGACATATTGCGCTCAAAGAAAATACCCAAGAAGCGCAAACCAGCTCCGTCAAAAGAGGAGTTTGACGACCTAGCTCTTGCCTCTGGAGCCAATACACCAGAGGGAAGATACGCCAGAAGACTGAGGTCGATAAGCCTTTCCAGCGGCAACAATGAGCTTGGCGCTGGAGCACAGAATCAAAGAATAAGTGGAAAGAGATTCGCCCGCAATATTTCCGGACCAAAAGACCTTGCATCGATAAGAGTTGATGGTGACCCAAGTAAAGACCCAAACGCAAAGAGAAAAATTGAATATGCGATGAGTTTCTGGCGTGGTGTCAGGGAACGCGGAATTGCTTTTGACCCCCAAGACGCATCACAAGATAGAAAGTCGATAGAAATTAATAACGCCATTTCTTCTGTGTCAAAATCCATGGCTACGCGACCAAAAGCCAAAATTGGTAAAGTTTCACAGAATCAAATAAAAGATGATGTGAACCCAGACGAGTGGTTTGTCCCAGTATCAAAACTTAGGGATGCAATCAGAATTCCAACAGAATTCTCCAACTCCCCCGCGGACCCATCCAATCCAAATAGCAGAATGATTGCACGATGGACCCAAACAAGGCCATTAAGCAACGAAGAGTTGGGCAAGATGCTCTCTCTCAGCAAGACCGACATTGCAAAACTGTCAGACGATGATGCAGGAATAACCCACGACTCGGTTAGATTCCTGCTTGCGGCCATGGGGCAGCAGGAAGGTTTTGAGGCATGGAACTTTTTTGCTCCAACATCTACTACCGAAGATGGAGTTTCCGCCATGTCTACTTCTGAGAAGTTCGTAGAGAATCTCGGAAGAGCCAACATGCGAGACAGGTTCATCATCGAAACCTTTGGAAAAGACGCTTTCCCTTACTGGATTGACAAAGATGAGAATACCGTCATCGGCCAAAAGGAGTACTCATCGCTAGGCGAGGTCAGCGAGATGTCGAAGTTCAGGTCATCGGGTCTGTTTAGTAATAAGAGGAACGAATCAAACTTCTCCTCAACAGCCGAGGAGATGCTTCTTGAAGAGGCAGTATTTGGTGGAGATGACACTCCAAGCGACATGGTTAAGCAGTCTGTCGTGGAAGCAGCTTCAGCCCCATCAGACAAGACCAGCCGAGAGCAGTTTGACGTAGACCAGCTCCTTGAGTCGTTGGGTATCGATAAGAGTGATAAGTGGCATGAAGAGCTGAAGAGGAGAATGGTCGAGTCTTTCGGGGTTGACGATGTCGGCCTGAATACGAGAGAGATTGCTAGAAACTGGGAGGCCGGTGGAGTCCCAACTACATACATAAATGAGATGATTAGAACAGGGATGATTCCTGATGCAAAGTCGGTATGGAAGAAAGATGAATCTGGCAAAAAGCTAGACCAAGAGCTGGCAGCATCTAAGCACTCCGTGTATGAAGCCCTGTATGAATTTACTCAGTCAAAGCACGCTGCTGATAAAGCCAAAAACACTAGACGGAATAGGGACTACATCCTTAATTCTTCTGACTTCACGGTCTCCCATAAGGGTGTCGCTGCCAGAAAGGGAGCCACATTCTCAAAGAAAACTGGTGATGAAAGAAGATTCAGTCAGGGCGAACTACAGAATGTTGTAAATCGTTTTAATGAAATTTTTGGAACTAACTACAAGATTGATGACATCTTTAGTGCTGAACAGTTGCGCAATGCAACAAAGAGATTGAGAGAGGAAGGCAGGACTCTGTATGGAGATGACGCCTCCGAACTCGGTAAAAGAGTTATCCTTAAGAAAGATAAAGACAAGAAGTAAGACGAAGGTCCAGGGTCTACATTTCCATCTAAACCACTAAATATTGCTAATCCATTCCAGAGGCGCGTGGTAGGTTATAATTTAGACCATTAACAAAAGGTAACACCAACTGGTGATTGCCTGTAAATTTCAGGAGTCATATGAGCTACGACGAAAAGGCCAATGTAAGCATCGATGCTGATGGAAACGTGCTGAAGTGCGCCAAGGGTGCCGCCCCTACCGAATGTGGCTTTGTAAAGGGTTCAGAGTTGTGCGCAAAATGTGGCGCGATACCTTTACAGATGAAGATGGTCCCGATGGAAGACATGGTCGACGAGGACATGGTCGACGCCGAAAAGCCAATGAAGAAAAAGAATAAGAAGAAAATGATTTCACTTCCAGATGGAAGCAATGAAGAAGAAGATGATGACGAAGAAGATGATGAAGTACTGGGCGACGGAGAGATTCCGGAAGATGCCGTTGGCATGACAAAGCCAGACCTCAAGAAGCCAAGCCAAAAAGGCATGGACATGCAAATGGACGCCATGATGGCAGAGGGTGAAGAAGAAGACGAAGATGACGAAGAAGAAGACGAAGAAGAAATAACCGCCGCAGAGGGAATGGAAGACGAAGACATGTCTGAAGAGGAGCTTGAAAAAGCGCTCAACTGGATGAAGAGTCGTCGCATGGCCGAAAAGGGCGACATGGAAGTTGACGAAGAAATCGATGAAGAAGTCTCGGCAGAAACAGAAGTTCCTGAAGATGAAATGTCGGAAGACGACATCATGAAAGCATTGAATTACGTTCGCAAAATGAAGAAAATGCACGAGAAGGGTATTGACCCAGAGGAAGAAACCGACGAGCAAGTACTTTTCGATGCAGCAGACAAGGATTGGAATGACCTGAGAGAAGAGCGAATTGCATCGCTTGGAATCAAGTCGGAAGAAATTGGTCCTGACGGCTTTGTTTGTGCTCTTGACAGAAAAGCACATCCAGCAGGAATGTCGGTATGTGATGACTGCCCGGGCGGATGTGTTTCCGAAAAGGGACTCCCAGGACTTCTCCACGTTGAAGGTCTCGCCGAAAAAGCATTTGATGGTTTTGTGGTTGACTCTGGTTATTCATCAGATGCCGACATGTTCGTCATCGACGTTCAGACAAAGGACGGCTCAGTCAAGGAAGTATTCGTTGACGGAACAACTGCGGAAATTATGGGATTCCATAAACTTGACTCAGAAGAGTTTGAACAAAAATCAGACTACACAAGTTTGAAACTTGTCGATTTTTCGGAAGCAGCAGAGATTGCTGTTAAGTCAATCGAGGGCCACGTAGTTGCTGTTGAGCCAGATGTTTTTGAAGGCTTCGATGCATACGCTGTAGAAATTGACGGAATTGACGGAAAGTCGTATGACGTTTTTGTTGCTTTGGACGGAGAAATTCTAGGTTACGACAAGTACGAGCCTGAAGAAGCAGAAGAGATTGAAGCAGAAGCAGCAGAGATTGCTCTTAAGAGAGCATTCACCGATGAGCAGAGAGAGTCGATGTCCAAAGAGGGCTCGGCAATGTCGGATGGCTCGTACCCAATTGCATCTGAGAACGACCTACGAAATGCTGTTCAGGCTTTTGGTAGAGCAAAGGATAAAGACAAAGCTAAGCGTCACATCATGAAGAGAGCACGTGAGCTAAAGTTGGAGAGTCTTATCCCTGCAAATTGGCTCGCAGGAAGCAAGGAAAAGAGTGACGAGGTTGTAAATGATGCAGATTTCATGGCGGCCCTTGTTGAATTCCAGCTTCTCGAAAATAACATCGACTAACGGCATCATGGATACCCGCTATGACGGGTGATAGAAACAAGACACGAGTAATCGTTTCTCAACGATTGATATCGCCTCTATCGTGCTGCAATAATTTCAATTCAAAAGCACTTGAATTCCGCTCGTCTGTAGTTCAGTCTCTTAGTTCTTCACGGCTTGATGCTGACGCAGCAGTTAAGGCTGCAATGGGCAAAAAACCGACATACGAAGATACAGATAATAGAAAACGTGAATTCACTGGAACAACAAAACCGGGTGTGACAGAGATTGCACCAGGAATCCGAGTCGAGGGGAATCAGGCTTGGGAAGAAGGCCGTGGCTTGGTTTTATACCCTAGCTGGAAATCAAAACGCTCCATGGACCTGGACGCAAATTTTGGTTGGATTAAAACAGAGAAAGATATAGATTTTCAAGCTGCGCAGAAAAAAAGAAAAGAAAAACCACAGCTTCAGTTCACCAAGTATCAGGTGAGTAAAAAAACAGGCGACGTAATACCTGATTCAGAAGTAAATATAGACATGGCTTACCCACATCTTGGTTTGTCGAGAGCGCAAAGAAGAAAAAAGAATAACTATATAAGCAATCCAAAAATGGAATTTAAGGCTGGTCTTCCTGGTCGCTCTCTTGAATCCAGAGTTCCCGGCGGTAACCTCTTGGCAAGAACTGCAGGACGATTTGGAATAATGAGGGATGCTGCTAACAAATTTAGGTGCCCACCAGGAACACCAGCGGCAAACCAATTCACAGACCACCTTGGCTCCAACTGTTTTGGCGTTAGTGCTGAGAGAGCTGCCAAGTTCATAGCTGAAAAAATTTCAGATTTAATGAAGGTTAATGACGACTCAATTTCTCTTTCTTCTGGGGCAAAGTCAACATGGAGAGAAAGACTCGGACTTGCTAGGCCAGATGTTGAGTTACCTGGTAGAAGCCCATCTTTTGATTTGGAGACAGGGGACAGAATACCGACAACGCCGGCTGAGATTGTTGATGTCCCAGGCAGGTTGAGATGGTTTAAGAATGCGACCGTAAATGCACAGAGAAACCTTGCTCGCTCTGAAAGCGTTATCCAAAAGCTTGAGTCAAGAATGGTCACTGGTGATTTCACCCCAGAGCAAAGAGCGGTAAACGCAGACAGGCATGCATTACTCCAAATATTATCAAATAGAGGAATTTGGGATATAAATATTGAGGGAAGGTTGTCTGAGAGTGAAGTAAATGAACTTATTGCTTCAAGGCTTGAATCAATTCCAGAGTGGTCTTCGTTAACGGATGAAGAAAAACTAGCACTATTCACTGCTGACAAAAAAAGATTTTACGAGACAGAGAGGGCGATGCTTGACTCGCTTCTTGAACAGTTTGTTATTCGCCCAGAACACATGAGGACGATAGGGACAGTGCAGTTCCGTCAAGCAGCCCTTCCAGGAAACTCTGAAGCAGACACGCTCTGGGATGCTGGAACAAAAGGTGCAGAAATAAAATCAGTCATAAGAATAAACCTTGCACAAATAATGGAAAACCAGGAAAGCCTTATTCCAAATATGTCGGCAAGTGAGAGATTGGTTATTTCAGCTGTTGGCGCAAAGACCGATGCCGAAGCACTAGCTTCTGTTGCTGACTTCCTAATAAATACCGAATACACAGCACGTGGCATGGCTGGATTAATTGATGGGCCACGTTCTTTTGCCCGCCACATTATGTTGCACGAAATTGCCCATACAATCCAGGGCGAAGCATTTCTCGCAACAATAAAACAACAGATAGATGCAGTTGGTTACGTACAGGTTCCAGTTGTTAAGGATGGCAAATTTACTGGTGCTCTTAAAGAGGTGTCTGATTTCAAAAAATTGACAGGGATGGACCTTTCTGCTTTAGTGATTAGTTCCCAGGACGATATAAATCTGACAGCACTCGAAGAAACAATGTCGAAAATTGAAAATGTTGCATTTTTAGCTGGAAGCTACCCTGGTCAATACAAAAACCCAGAAAAAATGGAGGTGTACGCACTTGAGTCGACTGCTGAGCTTTGGGGGCTAAGGGAAGAAGGTCTAATATTTGGTGACGACATAGATGATGCGCTTGGGTTCATGGATGACGCAATAGGAGCAAAAGCTTCTGAGGCTAGAGCAGCAACCGACCTTGAGATGCTTGAGAAGCTTGAGGAGTCATACTTCTCGCCGTATGAAAGAGGCGAAGATGTTCTTCCTATCAGAAAGCATCTACGCTCTGCAATTGAATTAGATAAAAAAGCAATTGCCATAAAACGTGAAGAACGTGAAATAGCTGCGCACAGGGAAGAAATAAAAGATTTAGACCAAGACGGACTTGCTGAAAAACTTGCTGACACTATTTTTGAGATTGAAATACGGAAAGACATATTAAGTAATCTAGAGAAAGAAAGAATTGATACTGAAAAAGCCGGGCTTCCTCTTGAATCCATAGATGAGGAAATTGAGAGAATAAAATCACCACTTCGTTTATTAGAGAAGAAGAAGCAAATAGAAATTGCAAAAAATAGAGATTTCAACTCTGACGGAAAATCTAAGTCGGATAAAGAAATAACAGATATGGCTCTTGAGATTAACAGGGCAAAAACACCAGCTACAGAAGAGATGGTTAAGCGCAGAGAGACAGAAGCTCGCATTGACTCCCTACGTAGCGAGGCTGAATCGCTAGATGAAAAGTCCCTGATGAAGACAATTGCAGACTACGACCTGAAGGCTTCCTCGCTTAAGCCGGACAGCGACGAATACATAACCGCGGTTGCTGACAGAGAGATATTTATCCAACAGCACATAGCAAACCAGAGAGCCGCTGGCGACACAAGACCAGAGAGAGCAATTCGAAATGAATTGAAAGCAGAGATTACCAAAGAAATTACAGCATCACGCAAGGCTGTAGACGAGGCAAAGAGGGGGAAACTCAAGCCCCAAAAGATGAAGAGCAAAGAACAAATTGCTCAGAACGCGAAGAAGGAAAGAGCAAAGCTCAGAAGGAACATCACAAAGCAGCAGTTCGAAGCAGTAAAAGAAATAGATGACTTCAATACCGCAGAGATAACGCAGATGCTTGAGCCGGAAAAGCAAGTTGTTATTGGAAGAGCTATAAATAAGAGAAATAATAGGTTAAAGAGACTCGGCCTTGAGTCCGACCCATCATCGGTAGATGAGGGCTCGCTTGATGAGCAGGTTGAAAACATACTCATACCTGCAATGGAAGCTATTGATGCTTCGGACATAACAACTCCATTCGAGATGGAAGTTTTCCTAGATTCATCAAAGCTCTCTCGTGTCAAGCCAGGCAAAGAAATAGATATCGACTCGTTTGGTCAAGGCAAGGTTCTTTCACGCTCCATGAAGCCTGGGAAGCCGGAAAAGGGTAGTAAGAAAAAGCGTGTTGTCGTTCAGGTCAAAGAAGGCGACAGGGGGCTATTTCCATTAGCCAAAAAAGGCGATGACCAGCAGTTCGTGATACCTCCTGGAAAACTACGCGTTGTTGGTAGGGATAAAGATGGAAGTCTCATTGTTGAGATTTCTTCGCAAAAGGACACCGTTGACGTTCTTGATGATTTGTCGAAATCAATTGGTGATGGTCCTGGTGATGCAATCTGGCGACAAGGCGCAAAAAAGAAGATACAGCTTGTTGCAGATAGACACGCAGTTAAGAGAAAAGATGAAGTATCTGGAACAAAGTCTGATGATGCGATAAAAGTGACCGAGACTAGCGAGTCAGTCGTTTCTGAGGTTTCTACCGCTGGAGCAGAATTTGGTGAAACTTCTTCAGAAAAGTTTTTGACACTTTCATCAAGCGCTGAATTAACTACCGAGTCGTTGAGAACAAAGAGACATGAGAAATACGGTGAAGTAATTGGCAAGCCAGGGGAAAGGTCTGAGTCGCTAAAATCTTCTATTGCAGCCTTGATGGACGAAGATAGAAATCTTGCTGCTTCTGTTGAAGAAATTCTAGACAATGAATCAAATGAGCAGATAATAGAAAGAATAGAAACTGCTGCTCAGAAATTGCACTCCGGATTTGACAGAAGAGTTCGAGTCAGAATGAACGAAGATGATATTCGTGAGCTTGCAGAACAGAGAAAAATTAGGGCAATTCGGAACACCGATTCCTCTGTTTCTTCTGGGATGTCACGAAGAACTGAAAGACTTTCACTTTCTTCCGGCGAAAAGAAAATGTCAAGAAAAGATACCGAAGAAGCATTTGCGAAAAGAGTAAAAGAAAGAATAACGACAAAACTTTCCAGAATTCCGCCCCCAAAACTGGAAGAAGGATTGTCGCCATCGGAAGAGGAGAAAGCAATAAGAAAACATGTCGACAAATGGTTCGACAATCTTACCGATGCTGAGCTTGCTGAGCTAGGTGCAAAAAGATTTTATTTACCAGACGGAACACCACTATTATCTAAAACAACTGGAAGAGTTATCTATCAAACGGAAAACAATGAAGTTGCTGCATCCCTGCTTTCCCTGGGTCAAACAGTAGAAATGCCAGAACATAAGCGCGGCGAATCATTGATGGTCAAACAGGCCGCAAGTCAAATCAAGAAGGCACTTAAGGAACTTGCTAAGGAAAATCCGGGACAAATAGTTACTGCCGACTTATGCAAATTCTATGTTGAGGGTAAAAACGTATTCTGTAGCGAAAACCTAAAAGTTGACAGACTTGAAATGCCACAGGTTGGCGGAAGAGCCGTGAACAATGAATCGATGGCCCTGCGTCTATGGGGCTCTGGATTGGCGACTGCAGAAACAGTCGAAGCTCATCCAGCCTTTGAGAATGGGAAGCTAACCGTAGGGTTGAAGGCTCGGCTCGCTACTCTTGAAAATGGAACGATGGAGGCAGAAGAGCTTGAAAAAGATATCGAAGTCCTTCAACTTATTGGGACAGGATACGAGGGTGCCGGCGTTGAGCAAATAGCTATAACCCCAGAACAACAGCGAGTAATGGATAAGTACGGGGTAACCATAACTGCCCGAGAACTTAAGAGACTTGGTGAGAAATGGAACAGAACAGCAACTGCTCGAATCGAGGGCAAAGAACCAGACCCAAGTGATGAGTTAACGGATATAGAAAGAAAGAATTTCTTTGACAATATTGATTATTCAATGATTGAACCAGATGGCGTTGACGCATTTACTAATTTCTTAAAAATGCTTGGAGTTGGGATACAGGAAGACAGGGTTACCAAACCAGACGAACTCATGGCGTCACAACGCGAACTGGACGGCCCCAAGGTCGACAATATTAGCGAAAATATACTTCAAGCTGTTAAAAAGTTAACCGAAATAAAAGACCCCGCCGAAAAGAAGAAAGAAATTGAAAGACTAAGAAGGGAACACGGATTATTTAAGAAAATTCTTATATCAAAAGAAGGCTACATAGTCGACGGACATCACAGAATAATAGGCAAAATTGTCACAAACGGTGTTCTTTCGGAAGATATTCCAGGGTTGGACCAAGACGACCTGGACATTCTTGGATTGCCGGTCAGACAGATAGATATGGGAATTATCGAGCTTCTTACCGTGTCTCGCATATATCAAGACTTTCTTGGGATAAAACCTGCGTCACTTTCTGCAACTGACGACGACTCATTCAAAACAGCAGGAGTTGTTGGGAAGAAAAGCAAAAAAATCATAACCGATGCAGAAGACATGCATGGTATAGATAAAATTCCAAAAATAACACAACAAGAATTCGATGATGAACACGAAAAACTCAAGACTCAACTTGAAGAAAAAACAGACGAAATATACGCGCGCGGACAATTTATACAGGTTGACTCGGTCGGATTGAACAACACCAAAGAATCAAAATTGTATAAAGAAGTACAACTAAAAAGACAGAAAGAAGCGACTGCCAGGGTTGACGCTGGAAAAGCCAGGTCTCCTGGCCTCAAGGAAAACAGGGATAGGTCTGTTCGTGAGTATGGAATGAAATGGAAACCTGAGTACTCCGAGGTTAAATCAGTTGAAGAATCAAAAGCATGGGATGGGTGGGATGGTGTTGAGGTTACTGAAGTTGATTTGTCATCAGACATTCTGCCAACTGAATCACACCTAAAAGGTTCTTCTATAGACAAAGTCGTATCTGGTCAGGAGCCATTTAGAGAGGGCTATTACCCGAACCTCGTAATTGACGTAGATGGGAAGATGTACATATCGGATGGTCATAATAGAGTCGCCATGAATAGGGCTCTTGGAAATCAGACAATCCAAGCTCGAGTTATAGACCTTAGAAAGATTGAACAACCATGGGGCGAACAGAAGCCAGGTAAATCAAACTATGGTGGATACGACCTAGTTGAGCCAGACAATCCACTGCCAGAAAGCGGAAAGTACGCAGAAGATGTTGTTGACGCAGCAGACAAGCAACGAGAAAAACTAAAGCCTGTAGAGAAAGAAATAACCAAAACCCTAATCGACCTTTCCAACAAACATGGCGCTGTAATGATTGGTCTCGCTGCACGATTTAAATCAGTTAAATCTCTAGCGAGAAAGATAAATGACGAAAGAGGAAGCAGGACTGCCGAAGAGGCAGCTGCAGACATGTCTGATGTAATCAGGTACACGATGACATACACTCCAGAAAACTATGTGAGTGGAGCAAAATCTGTAATCGACGAATTGCAGTCAGCTGGATATAGGCTTACTGTTAAAAACTACTGGAAAACAGGCGACCCATATCAGGGGATAAATATTGCTGCAGTACATCCTGACGGAACCAGATTTGAGTTGCAATTTCATACCCCACAGTCTGCAGTGGAAAAAGAAGTAATTCACAAGGTCTATGACGAATACAGGGTTGAAACTGACCCCAAAAAGCGTTGGAAGCTATACGACCGTATGACAAGAATGGCAGAACGAATTGATATTCCGGTTGAACCAGGTATTCAGGATATAGGTGAAACCAGATTCCAAGATTTCTCCCTTGCTTCCGGTGCTCAAATAGATAAGCCAGAAGCACCAGTACGGCAGTCAGGCGCAACCAAGAAAATAACCAACAGCGAAACAGTGGTAGACGAAAGCACTGGTCGCTCTGTTGGTAAAAATAGAGATAAAAAAGAAAGCACAAAGAAAGATGTTGCTGCTGAATGGTTCTCTTCGTTTAAGAGTTTTGAATCACCGGATTTTGGTAAGAATAAAGATGAATATGGAAGAATGCGAAAATACTACGAGAGCGTTGGTCTTACCAAGGACGTCAGAGACGACCTTATGCCGGTCTCTGGATATCTGGTTCACAAATCTGATATTCAGAAAAAGAAAAATGATGTTATAAAAAATAGAGTTGGCAACGTGGGCCCAGACGCAGTATTTGAGGTGCAAGATAACGACATAGTTGGTGACGGATTGACTTCCCTTGGTGATGTCGAGATAGTTCTGAAGCCAGAGGTATCAAAGAGGACCTCATATGGCAGAGGTTCTGGTATAAAGAATGGGCATAGACCGGTAAGGATGGACTCTACGTCTAGGGATGATATAGCGCATGCTGTTTCGTACTCTCAAAATTCCAACACCAACGCTGATTCCTCTGATGCACTGGTTAACCTCCTTGCCTCATCTATCGACGGGGATTTTTCAAGAGTATCCAGGAGTAGTAAAACAAAAGGAAACGAGAACTTCGAAGCACACATACTTGGCGGTTTTGATGCCGATGAGGTTGATTCAATTAACTACCCATATTCGAAACTCTCAAAATTAAGCGAAAAAGAAGATATTTCAGACGTGGTAAACGATAAATCAATCGCTGCCTCACTTAGGGATATGGGATTCACTCAGGCAGAAATAGATTACTTCTACTCGGTTGGTGGACCTGGTCAGATAAATACCGAAAGTATGGCGAAACTGCGCGAATACAGAATGTCGAAGAAAGTCAAAAATGAGTACTCAAGGCTTGGTTTCTCAAAGGTCAAAATTGCCCACCCACAAGGATTGAACATCGAGAACCCAAGAACTCATTCAAAAGCTTCTCGTGGGATAGAGGATATTGAGAGTCTTCTCAAGAAAGAAATAGCTACAGAGATAAAGAAGACCGTAGAGGAACTACTAAAGGAAATGCGCAAGGGTCAGAAGCCAAGAGTTGTCTCAAAGGTTGGTTCCGGAATATGAAAGCAGCACTAGTTGGCTCATCTAGTGGTAGCAAGCTTTACTACATTATCGACGCGTCCGTCGACGATATGGATGGGGCAATAGAAAAAGATGATGGAACGGTGATTATGGTTGATTTTCAGTCACATGTTGCTAGGGCGAGAAATATAAAGAGAATTAAAACTACCCCATTCCATAAGGTCTTCTGGGATGGGGATGATGGTGAGAATGAAAAAACATGGGAAATGATATTTATTCAAAAAAGTAAAGAGATACCAAAAGAAGTTCTAGTTGGCGTAAACATTCAGACATCACTTGGCAGAAATAAGAGGAATATCTCCCAAAAAAATGAAGACGCTTTAAGATTCAGTAAATCAGCAAAAAAATTATCCAGTAAATCATGCTGTGATGGACAAGTGGTAAAGTCTATTAAGAACAAATTAATGCGATTTTCCTCATCCGAGGAGAGAAAGTCTATGTGGACAGCCATGTCCATACTTAGGGAGATTGAAGAATAATGACAAGCGAAAACATTAAAGCCGACCCACTTGGCGGAATACTCCCACAGGAGCTTGTCACTGGAGACATCCTAAGAGGCCATGGACCACGACGGGGCAACCTAGAGCGTCTGCTGCGCTACTGGCGACCAATCATGAAGAAGCCAGGCGGTTTTAGGCGCTGCAGATTGATACTTGCTAACCACCCAGAGCTCTACCCACTCTCCAATATATGTGCTTGGCTTCACCATGAGACAACTGGTCTGTGGCCAAATGAGGGATGTCATCACCCAACAATGAAGAACTGCAGAAAAAAACTTCGGAAACTCACAAACTGGACCGACTCTCAATTCAGTTCATCACTGTCTGGGAAAAAACCCAAGAATGTCGTACGCGAGATTGGCGGAAATAAGTCTTTAGAAGAAGATGTTTTCTTTCATGATTTTGAAAATCAAGAATTTCAATTTAAATCAGTGGTGACCGAAAACGACGTAATGCACGCCATTGAAGTTTTGAGAGACTTTCTCGAGATGGAAGATTCTTTTTGCAAGATGCTAAGAGACGACAAGAACTGGGAAATTTCAGGAGAAGACGAAAACGGCCAAGAGAAGTCCATGCCTTACGAGAACACAAAGTCACTCGAGGAAGAGTGTTGTGGAAATTAATCAAGACTGCTGCCCTGAAGTAAAGGTGAAGCGGACGATAGTTGCTGACTTATTTATCAAATCAAACACTGACGCCATACGTGGCATAGGTGCAGTCAATCAACTATTCGTTGACTACAAAGCAGTATCAAGATTGAATGGGAATACCAGAAGAAAAGATGATAACTCGATTCAATTTAAGGCTAATGCGGTAAGAAAACTAGGCTCGACTTTGACAAGTCTCGCGATACCTGGTGACTCCGACCCACTTAACTCACCGATTCGCTCTACCGTCTACAGAACATTAACCCCAGGAAAGCCAGGAATACCCGGAAGCATGCCAATGAAGCCAAACCGCGGATATAGATGCCCAGAGGGGTATCAGTTCGGCGGCCGATTCACGGACTCCCGTCTCTCCACGTGTGGAGCAAAGCTGTTTGATATTCCATCCCCTCTTGGTCTTGCGATTAGTGCGGTAAGAAGAGCAATAAGAGGAAACGTGAGTCGTACGAGCGGTAGAGACATAACAGGAGTTGCCGCTCCGAGTTCTATCATTTCATCACGAGCACCACAAATACCAAAAGTAACTCTTGATAATCCTTCAGCAAGAAGAACAGGCTCTTCGTCCCTCGTTAATGAGATAGGAAAATACAACAAATCCTCTAATGAACTTATTCGCAGAATGGTCAGACGTGACGGATTCGTCCTAGAGCCAGTAGTTCCAGACAAAGTGTTGAGAGCCATCCCAGACAACAGGGACATGGAGGGCGCTACATATATTCGTTCATTACTGACAATGGAAGATGTTGGAAATGAAGAACTTGGAATGCTTTCAAACACAGGCGTTACATCTCTAATTTACGTAATGCCAGGCGGTTCAACAATCAGTCTAGAGAAGGCACGAAAGTTAACGGTTGGTGAAAGAAGAAAACTGGGCAGAACTATAAGTACTGCGATGTCCAACCCTGTTGGCAAAGACCCTTCTTCGCGTCTTAAGTTCGTTGCGAATGAGATGGGTGATGGAATCAGGTATTCCGAAGATTTCCGTGGAGTAAAGAACCCAAACAGTTTGATTTCGGGAAGTCCAAAGTGGGTTAATGACCTGATAAAGAACAGGAAGATATCTTCTCCAAAGATACCTAGCTCTACGAGCCCATTAAAAGAAGACAAAAATGTGAAGTTGATAACCAACCTAGAGCAAGCAATAAATCACATTGCAAATGGCGGGAAACTGTCAGAGATTTCTCCAGAGATAATTGAACAGATACTCCGCGACCCATCAATATTGGCAAGACAGGAACTTTCGGATGCCGTTTCATTGGTCGCTGCCGGGGATGGCAAATGGTTTCTTTACAAGGACCCAAAGGCGTTCCAGCATTTGGCTGAAAGATTTGCCTCGAGCTTACAGAAAAAACTCGGTCTACAGTCTCCAGATGTTGTATTTGCTGCAGGAAAGAACAACAACAGAATGTATATGAGACAGGATATCGAAAGCGTAATACCTGGCTCCAAGTTCAATCCAAATATAAAATTCAACGACCTAGAGCCTCTTGATGTTGCAAGAATTATGGTTTCAGACTATCTGACTGACCAAAGAGAAAGACCAATGACGTCGATATATCCAGTCGACACAAGCGAGGGTGTTCGCGCAATTGTGGCCAATAACAACTCGTCAGGACTTGTTGACCTATCAAAAATAGAAATTACAAAGAGAATGAAGATGGCAATTGACAACTACTACGAGTCACAGTTAATACCTTCCTATTCAGAGTACTACCAGGCCTTGAAGGTTGAACAGAGAATCATATTTATGAAGTACCTATCCCAACTTATAAACAGGGCACGCTCAATTAACAAGCAAGAACTACTTGGTGAACTTGATAAATATGGACTCTCTACTGGAGAGAAAATACACATAAACATCATCGACAAATTATTCTCACTGAGAATCGAATCACTAAATTCCCAAAAAGAAAAACTCAAATCAGTAGTACGCGGCGGGTAACCCATGAAAACATATGCGGTAATAAAAGATTCAGTAAGAAATACACCACTCGTTATAGCTGTTCGGGAAGAGGGGATGGTTTCTGTTCACGGTATCAATGAGTACGGTAAGTCGGTCACTCAGCACATTCTCAAGAGTGGCTCAATTGACAGCAAGTCAATGCCTGATGGGGTTGAAATAACTGAATTTAAGTCAATTACTGGCAATACAGCTGCTCTTTTTGAGAGCTACATCAGCAAGTCGATAATGAACGTACCAATTACTGAGTCAATTATCAATACCGAATTTGACAAAAAGACACGTGGGAAATCGTTCAAGGAAAGAAGCATTCTCTCCGAGGGTAAGGAGTCATCCCAGCATTCAGGCAAGCAGATACGCAAGTTCTCAAATGTAACAGCAAAAATTAATATGGTTGCATTTAAGGCCGGCTCATTTAAGAGTAGATTAAAAAAGAGTTCTGTCATAACATCGCTGTCTGCTTACGGAGTTGGGTTTGATTCGTCTGCGAACAAAATCGTGCAGAAAGATTCAAAGAGAATCACCAATCACACCATAGACAAAATCAATGATTATGTCGGTGAAGGACAAATGAGAAGGTTTGCCAGAAAGACAATGGTGAGCAATTTAGACGGAACCAGACTCACCAGACGTTCAAGTGCATTGTCTAAAAAAATTGAAGAAATTTCAGAAAAGTCAGTAAGACCTGAACATAGATATTCTGAATCAATCAAGTCAAGACTCAAGAGACTCTCATGAGCGAGAGAAAAAGGAAATCTACATACACAAACCCAAAGCTGCGCGAACGTCTTAAGAACAGAATCATGAGCGGCTCCCTTGGTGGCCGAAGCGGTCAGTGGTCAGCGAGAAAAGCTCAGCTCCTTGCTGCTGCATATAAGAAAAATGGTGGTGGATACCGTGGCGGGAAGTCGAAGACGCAGCGCTCCCTCTCTGATTGGACCAAGGAAAAATGGACTACATCTGACGGAAAGCCGGCCATTAGAGATAGTGGGACGACTCGGTATCTACCTAAAAAGGCATGGTCAAAACTTAGTGACGCTCAGAAAAAAGCAACGAATACAAAAAAGAAAAAAGGAAGCAAACTTGGAAAACAGTTTGTTGCAAATACCCAGGCCGCAGCCGATGCTGGTCGCTCTGCGCGGAAAAGCTACTTTGTCGACTCGGATGCTGAAACCAAGTCTCTAAATCTCTTTAATGAAATAAGAATAAAATCAGATAAGAAACTTCAAGAAGCGATGGATGTCGCAAAAATGATTGGTTGTTCTGGTGTCCACAAGGACAAGGACGGCAATTGGATGCCATGCTCGACAATGGAAGAGATGGACAGAATCTCCAACCTCGCAGAAGGCCCCAAGTGGAGAACCGTTGTTCCCGAGTCATCTGGTCCCAAGACCAGAGCAAAGGGAAGAAGAAGGCAAATAATGAACCCGAACCAACAATTTGAGGAATTACAAGAAAAACCAATAAGGGGCATAGTTGGTGTTCCAGGGGTTGGGATAGTCTCCGGGAAGTCAATTGGCCCAGAATACGTTAATGAAAATGGGCCAGACGTTTTCCTAGACCAAGAATCAGCTAGGGCTCGTTCGCGTCAGCTTGGCTGCATAGGAATAAGCCGAAGAATGTCCAAAAATGGACGGGTTGTCTGGATGCCATGCACAAATATGACCGATTACGCGAACAGGGCTGGGTCAACATCACTGGGACGCAGAAACATTCAGAACAGAGAAAAAGAACGAATGGAATCCGCAGTAAGAACAGTGCTCGCCAAGAAAAATCCAAAGGTTCCATTGAGCCAGAGATTGAACAAAAAAAGTAAATAATGTATTTACACACTTTTGTTGTGAAACTTAATTAGTTGCACTAAGTAGTGTCAAATATCTGTTAATTTTGATATCACAGGGCTGGGTGCTTACCTAAGCCACGGTAAGTAAACATAATCAACCCTCACATCTCAATAGGAGAAAAAATATGTCGCAAGACAAAGCAAGAACAGAAGAGTTGCAATCAGCTCTTCGCACGAAAATGGCAGAGAATAAGGCCATTGCGGATTCATTCAAAGTTGAAGAAGGAACTGTCATAGTTTCGACAGACCAGAAATCAGCATTCGACAAGAACATGAGAGACATCAAGGAAATTAAGTCACTCTTGTCCGACCTTGAAACAATGGGCTCAGTAGAGTCATGGTCAAATCAGCCACAGGGCGAAACAGTTTCATCTGCTTACGCCGCTGCAGCTGCCGACATGAATCACCTGTCGTCACATGAAATCAAGTCAATTGGTCAGATGTTCCTTGACTCACCAGAGTTCAAGTCTTTGGCCAATGGTCGTAACGGTGCAAACATGTCATCACCATGGCAAGTTGCAACTTCGTTGACAACACACAACTTCGGCATTCAGCAGAAGGACATTTACACAGCATTGCCAACAACATCAGTAACAAACAGCCGCCTCGGTGAGTTTGGAACAGTTCAACGCGATGCCATGGTTCTTCCTCCAATGCGTACGAAGCGTGTCCGTGACTTGTTCCCAGTTCGTAGAACAAACGCAGCAGTTATCGAGTACTTCCGTCAGCTTGGTTTTACAACCCTTCAAGCTGGTCATGGAACAAACTCGGCATCATCTGTTGCTGAAAGAACAACAGCTGGAACAGCATTTGGTTTGAAGCCACAATCTTCATTCGCATTCGTTGGCGAGCAAGCTCCAATTCGCACATTGGCACACTGGGAAGCTGCACACCGCAACGTCCTCGCCGATGAGCCACAATTGCGCTCAATCATCGACAACGAACTGATGTACGGTCTCCGTCTTCTTGAGGATAATCAAATCCTCAACGGCAACGGAACTGGCGAGAACCTTCTCGGTATTCTCCAGACACCAAACATCCAGAGCTACAGCTGGTCAAGCGGCGCAACCTTGCCGGTACCAGACACCAAGGCTGATGCACTTCGCCGTGCAGCAACTCTATCGTTCTTGGCATACTACGAGCCATCTGGCATCGTTTTGCACCCGAACGACTGGGAAGATATCGAATTGACGAAGGACGTAAACGGCCAGTACTTGGTCGCTATGTCAGTCGCAATGGGCGGCGAGCCAAAGGTTTGGAGAATGCCAGTAATTGACACTCCAGCCATCACTGAAGGCCAAGCACTTGTTGGTGCCTTCGGAACCGGTGCTCAGTTGTACGACAGAGAAGAAGCAAGCATTCGCATCAGCGAACAGCACTCAGACTTCTTTGTCCGCAATGCGATTGTGGTTCTTGCAGAACAGAGACTTGCTCTCGCTGTCAAGCGCCCAGAAGCATTCGTCAAGGTGACATTCAACAACGCACCAGCGTGATAACTGGCCCACAGGGCCTGAATTGAGTCTCACCCCCGAGAGTAGCCGTAATGGCGAAATCGGGGGTGTTTCTTTTATACGGACATTTATGTGCGAGAATTGGTAATCATGGATAACAACGAAATTGACTCACTGTACGAAGAGTTGCTCAAAATCGAAGAGATTTTTATAAAGAGTGATGTAGCTACAGAACATATAGAAGACGAAAAAGTGCACCTTGAAAGCACACCTCTTTACGACGAGTATTACGGAGCAAGAGTTTTCAGTGAACTTTCTGATAAGTTTGATGAAAGAGAAGAGAAGTCAGCGTTAAAAGACCCAGACGGTGGTCTTACTGCTGAAGGAAGAAAATTTTTCAAGCGCACTGAAGGCGCAAACTTAAAGCCTGGAGTAAAAGGCCCAGCAGATACTCCAGAAAAAATGAGAAGAAAAGGTTCATTCCTTACACGCTTCTTTACAAACCCTTCAGGTCCATTGGTTGACGAAAAAGGAAGAGCAACAAGACTTGCTTTATCCGCTACAGCTTGGGGCGAGAGAGTACCTAAGAATGCAGAAGATGCTGCTGCATTAGCATCAAAGGGTAGAGCACTGCTTGATAAATACGAAAATTCAAAAAAGAAGTCAGAAGAAATCGAAGATATTGAAGTAAAAGCTGGCGGCTCTGCCCTTGGTGCTTCAATAGGTCAGGCTGCTGGTGGTGCTGCTCCAACTGGAACGAATCCACAAGATACAAGAGACCATGACGGCGATGGAATGATTTTTGATGGAACACCACAAGAGCAAAGAAAGCCGTACGAACGCTCCAAGGATGCCAACTACGAGAAGCAAAGAAGAAAGTTTGTACGAGAGCAACTCAGAAGGCAAGGCATAAAAGCAAACAGAAGAGTTGAAGATAGAAGTAAGGAAGAAAGAGATGCTCGAGCTAGAGCAAGAGCAGCTTTCGATAAAGTTCTACGTGACGGACAAGGAAAACCAACGGCTGACGGCCTACCAAAGGGTCCAAGTTATCCACCAGGCCAATCCGTACCAAAGAAGTATCCACCTGGACAAAAGCCTGAATATAGAAAACCCGAGCCACCAGCAGATAGAAAACCTGCTGATAGATATCCAGAGCCAGGCAAGAAGTATCCTCCTGGTCAGAAACCTTCCCCATCGAGCCCACGTGACCAAAAGCCAGCCGATAGATACCCGCAAACCAGCAATCCTTCTGCCACACGACCTGGAGCAGATAGGACAGAGCAAGCAAGTGGCCCAGCCAGAGGTCCGCGAGTTGACAGGGACAAGAATCCAGACCCAGGATTCTTCAAGCCAAAACCACAGCTCGGACCCCCTACACCAAAAAGAACACCAGGTAACAACGGGTTACGCAGGTCCTAATGGAGCGCTTTTGGTACGGAGCAACGCTTCTCAAGGTAATTGATGGTGACACGGTTGAACTAATGGTCGATTTGGGTTTCAATATAAATTACAAGATGAGAGTTCGCCTTTACGGGGTGAATACTCCCGAATCACGTACAAAAGACCTTGTCGAAAAAGAGCTTGGCCTAAAAGCAAAGAAATTTACGGAGGAGTGGCTTACAAACCATCAGTGGGTTTTTGTAAATACCATTCCAGATAAAAACGATAAATATGGACGGATACTAGCAAGGATATTTTCATCCGACAAGATAGATGACCCGAAAACTGCATGCCTAAATATTGACATAATTCAATCTGGTCTTGCAAGGGAATACTTTGGCATTGGCGACAAAACGTGGGCTGAGTTCAAAACCAAATAACAGCAAGTATGAGATAATGGTTGTATGAAAAAGGACCTGCTGGTAAATGTATTACTTAGAATTCTTGCTACTTTCGCCGCATCTGGTCTTGGTGTTATCGGTGCAGGAACTATTGCTGGTGTTCCAATACTTAAAGCTGTCTTCATGGCTGGAATTGCAGGGGTTGCAGTCGTAATAGAGGGACTCTCTAGAGCATTCTTGGAAGATGGGAAACTTTCGAGTTCTGAAATAAACGACGTTTTCAACAAGATAGACAAGAAGGCCCCAGCAAAGGCGAAGCAGAATGAAGCGGTTTAGTATTGTTTTTCTATCTATATTCTTTCTTGCTTCTTGTGGCTATGAGGGAAAATATCGATACTCATGTCAGGACCCTGAAAATTGGGGCAAGACAGAATGTGAACCACCTATATGCGAAGTAGATGGGAATTGCACAAAAACCTTGCTTGGTTTCAATCCGACAGATACAACAATAGAAGCAAATCCAACAGAGGAAACAGTCGCACCATGAAAAAGCGCTTAACACCAGCAGAACTTGATGCACGCCTTAAGTTTGTTATCGGTTGCATGCTTGGATTTGTTCTTATGATTACAACGGTAGGAGTACTCTGGGCGCTTGTATTCGTGACACAGCCAATCGGCGCCCAAGCCGAAAACGACAAGATGTTCTTCGGTGTTCTGTCATCCGTGGCCACCTTTATTACTGGTACGCTAGCAGGACTGATGATTTCAACCGGGAGAAATACCGAAGACAAAAACGGTAACGGCATCCCAGATAGCGAGGAGTAATATGAGCTCTAGTACATGGGGTACATATCAAGGCGCAATAACTGGCTTTAGGTTTGAAACAAAGGCAGACAAGAAATGTCCGCCCGCAACACAGGACATAGCTGTCAATCTCCGAAATCGCGGCAAAGCAATTAAGACTGCTATGTACGGTCCATTGAATCCATCTGAACCTAATGAAGATTACTGGAAGAAAATTGGCGATGAATGGGATGTTGATACTGCTACCGCAAAAAAACAACGATGCGGAAACTGTGTGATGTTTATTCAAACTCCATCAATGAAGGCATGTATAAATTCAGCAGTTACGGGTGGTGACCGTCAAGACGAATGGGAAGCCATAGATGCTGCTGGACAACTCGGGTACTGCGAAGCGTTTGACTTTAAGTGCGCATCAAAGAGAACTTGCCGAGCATGGGTTACTGGTGGACCAATCACAAAGGAAAAATAATGAGAGTCTGGATTGACCAAGACTTATGTACTGGAGACGGACTATGCGCAGAAATAGCCCCAGATGTTTTTCACATGATGCCGGACGGTCTTGCGTATGTAAAAGAAGGGGACAAGATTTATGCGGCCGCTGTAGGGAACCCAGAAGGCGCAGCTGGCTTAGCATCCTTTTCGGACAACAGGCTTGAAGACGTTATTGAGTCAGCAGAAGAATGCCCTGGGGAATGTATCTTTATCGAGCCTTAGCGCCCGAGTCGTTCCCTCTCAAAGTTAATCCATTCTTGCTTTGCGGTAGTACTACCGTATGAGTCGTAATTACTTACTGCACTCATGATGTATTTATGGAATGAAACGACCAACACTGTTGTGACAATTAAGAAAATAAGCATTTGTACATTATGTCATCTAATCTCTTTTAAAGATTAAATAAACATAACTATCTTAGAAATAGATAGGCCTAATCTTCTGCCGTGATGCTATTTGTTTTTAATCGCATGTCAGCTAGGGCTAATTCCGGGGTATCACCGACACCGATAGTGGAAGCGATGCTTGAATCAAAGAAGTCCAATGCGGAACAGTCATCTCCATACATGTAATCCTGGTATTGCTCGGAATTTACAACATCGTCGAATTCTGGTATTGCGTGCCATTTTCCGCCCTCGTACACACCGGAATATCTTGATTGAATAATCGCAACAGGGTATGTCCGATTTTCACTCATTTGATTTTTCCTTTCCAAAATTCGTAATGATAGTGCTTCCACTTAGATGCTGTCTGGGTATTGAGTAATCAGCAACCAGCAACCTCATCACCCATCTGTCGGTTCCATCGTATCTTGCGGCAAATGGCTTTCTTCCGTGGACGGTTGTTCTGTTATCTATCACAAGTAAGTCGCCTTTTTCTAGAACAATGTCCTGAATACTTTGACTTATTGCTTGATTAAATTCGTCTAGCGCTTCTTGTGCTTCTTCTGTTGTGCCTCGCATGAAGTATCTGTCATAAGTTATGTCAAATCCATCATCTGAATTCTTTTTAAGTATTCTTACAACCATTTCAAAATCTGGTTCGCCATTTGAACGAAAACTATCGTCTACTCGTGTTACGTAAATAGGCTGTTGGAGTAATTCGAGTGATTTTTTACTTATTTTCTTAATTATGTCTTCACTATTTGCATACGTAGTTACGGCATTTTCGTCTCCCCTCAGGCACATGAGGAGAACATATGATGGCTTAAAGGGATGAAATGCTGTCTCGGTGTGTAGCTCTAGATTTGACTTTGATGATGTAGAAATTTGTCCATGCTCTGTCTTGAACACGGGAAGGACATGCTGTATCAGCTGTCCACCCTGTTCTTGCCTGTAGGCAATTGGTTTACCCAAAGAAGAACCAAACGCCATGAGGGTTTTTTTCTCCGTCAGCAACTTACTATCGCTGATGAATGGGACTGCTGGGGTTGGGCCAATATCGCCCACCTCCAGGTTTCTGTACAGTTTTACACCCATGTTCAGATACTACTACGCCTTAAATGTCTCCATCAAGAGACAATTGGAGCCCTCTCTCGGGATTGAACCGAGGACCACCTCATTACAAGTGAGGTGCTCTACCACTGAGCTAAAAGGGCTGGACACGCAGTCTGGGAGTCGAACCCAGAGACCGTCCGTTAGATTCCACGGGTGCTCTACCGCTGATGCTTCTGCGTGCGTAAGAGAGTAACACAAATGGGGACAGGAGGGGTTCTAACCCTGCCCAACTTTTGAGTTTATTAACTCCAGGGCTTTGCCAACGGTGTCTACGCCTTCAATCTCGGAGCCGGCAACGGTAACGCCAAACTCCTCCTCTAAAGCCATCACTAATTCTATGATGTCAAGAGAATCTGCGTTTAGGTCCTCCACAAGTCTTGCTTCTGGGACTATTTTTGATTCGTCAACAATGAGAATTTCTGCGGCGCATTTTATAAATCGCTTTTCTGTGTTATCGCTCATGTTTAACAGTATATACATATGGCTGGCGAGGTAGGGCTCGAACCTACGACAAGCGGATTAACAGTCCGCTGCTCTGCCAACTGAGCTACTCGCCACCGTGAGGGTAGACAGAGTCAGTTTCAGCACCACCTAGATGGATGCCCCCTCGTATTGCATCATAGCAATAGTAAGTCTTATTACCAGGACTTACAATTGATATAATTACAAATATGGAAACACAAAATTCAATAAAAGACGTTGTTTTGATGGATTCAGATGGGAAAGTTAATTTAATCGACGAGATTTCTGGGAAGGTAACTCTTTTTGCGAACGTTACTGGGCACTGTGGCAATGCTGAGCAGTATGGGATTCTGGAAAAGGTTTATCAAAAGTATAAGGACAGAGGTTTTGAGGTTATTGCCGTTCCCACGAACGACTACTGCGGAGCAGGTGTAACTTATGGCAAATACGAAAACGGCATAACCGGAGCGAAGGATGCCGAAGAATACGGACGAGCAGAGTGGAACGTCACATATCCGTTCTCTGAGATGGTTGTTTCCCGGGAAGCTCGTGATGGGGAAGAAGAAAAGCCAGATGTTCACCCCCTATACAGGAACTTAAATCCAGAGGGAGAAAAGGCTCCAATGAACGGTAACTTTGAGAAATTCTTAGTCGACAGAAATGGCCTACAGAGAGTTAGGAAAGCAAATGGGGTTTTGCTTTGGTGGGCTCACCGTGATGGGTATTGCGAGTCACCAGAAAAAGAATACGAGAACCTATGCAACGACATAGAGCGTCTGCTTGACGAATGACTATACCTAAGGGCAGTTCATTCCATTCTCAACCCAAGCCTTATATGTAACTGGCATCTTGTCTGCAAAAATAGCCTCAACAGACTTTGCGTACCTTCTAATATCAAGCTGAGCAGTTTTTGATAAACGCAAAGAAAGAAAATTCATTAAAGAACGAGCATTAACAGTCCAGTAAAACTGTGTGTACATTCCGACTGGAAGAACCGTCCTTGATAGTTCTTTCGCAATACCAATATCTATAAGTTTTTTATATGCTTCATAAGCGCTGATGTTGGCTTGATTTATTATTTCTATTGCTTGATTGGCAATGTCTTCTTCAACCATGTGAAACTCGTAGGCTCCTGGCTTTCCGACTTGCGACCTAACATCGTTTTGGTAAGGGACGAAAAAGTCTTCCCCTACTTCGCTGTATCTTGCTGAAAATTCGTTGAATGAGCCAATCCTGTGCCGAAACCACTCCCTAGCAACAAATACTGGACATTTAACATGAAAGCGAAATGAATTGTGCTCGAATGGGGTTCCATGTTTTTCGCGCATGAGGAAGTTGATTAAACCTCTACCCGAATCATCCATCTCTTGCTGGGACTTAGCAAATGAAACTCTTGCCGAATTAACGACAGAGATATCATCTGCCATACACGAATCAAGACGAACGAAACCAAAACTCTGTGATTCCATCTTTTTCCTTTTCTAGTTATGGCGCGCCGGGTAGGACTTGAACCTACAACCTACAGATTAGAAGTCTGTTGCTCTATCCGATTGAGCTACCGACGCATACCGATTACTTTATCGGGCATGCTCCTGTAGCGCAATTGTCTAAATCCAAATCGCCCATGAAGGCCACGTCCTGTAATGGTGTAGAGAAATCAATCTTGGCGAGCATCTTGTCGTACTCCTCCTTGGTTATTTCTTCGTATGGAGGAAGGGAGAAGTTGTGGTCAACGTGAAGCAGGAATGAAACTGATTTAACGCTCTTGTCGTAATTCTTTGAGAGCCACTCCTGGATTTCTCCAAGTTCTTCTTTGCGGTAATAGACGGTCACGGATACGGCATTATCCGCCCACTCGGTCTGCATCTTCTTGACCCACTCAAGTTGCTCTACTGCCGTCATTGCCGAAGCGAGAATTGAACCCTCTGGCGACATGCATGGGAAGTCCACTACATAGCGCGTATGGTCCTCCCTGCCGTCGATACCAATATCCCACTGAATCTTGTAGCCACGCTTGCGACAAGCGTCTACAAGGGGGTCTGAGGAGCCAAAGCGGACACGTCTGGTGTAGAACGGAGCGAATGCTGGGTGAATTCCTGGAGTCACGCCTGGGAGCAAGGATAATGTCCCAGAAGGCTGAACCGTGGTCAAACGAACAGACTCCGGCCATCCACGCTCAGCGGAATACTGCTTATCGAATTCCTGTAGGTATTCGTATGCTGGTGAAAGCCAAGAAACCTGCTCTTCTGAGCACTGAAGGATTCCAGTAACAGACTGTCCAAGTCGCGCATTCTTGCTAACGATGTTGGTTGTCTTTTCGTATGGGTACGCCATGCGGGTGATTTGCTTTTGTGTCTTATAAAGCAAACGTGAAATTTCCTCAAATTGCTCCAATGATTCCACGTTTGGCAAAAATATTGTCGCGAGATTGCATGATTCGCCATCAGCCAATGCAATTTCTGCGCACGGGTTAAAACCTTCAATCGAGTTATCTGGCTTTGCCTCACCAAGTCGACCATACTTTCGTGCAAGACGACGATTCAATAGGCCGTAAGGCTCGCCAGTTCCGTCGTAGCCCTTCCAAAGTTCGGTCATGATTTCGTCGTAATGGTCGGCATAAATGGAGTTATTTGAGTTCGCTCTCCATGCAGGAATATTTCCAGATGCCCAATTTTTTGCACGAAGGAAAAGAACATCATCTGGGTCACCCATTGCAATCTGCGCCGAACGACGTGATGAACCAGAAACAACGATGCGACCAATTATGTTGCAAATGTCCAGTACATCAATTGAACGAAGTTTCTTGCCTTCACGATTCTGCATGACTTTTGCAATATCCGCAATTCCCTCAATTAGTGCGCCAGGACCCGATGCGGTGCCACCAAATGTCTTCAATGGTGCGCCATACTCACGAATGAGAACCGTGGAATACGAGAAAGATTTACCAGTATCGAAATATGACTTCAGTACTGCATGAAGTAATCGCTTCCATCCTTGACGTGAGTCAGGAACAATGATGTCTGCATCGTTACTGCGTTCGTGCGTAATTGTCACGCCCAACTTAATCTTTGGCAGGTCATGAATCTTCGAGCGCTCAACGGAGAATCCAACGCCACCACCGAGCATTAGGTATTCAAAAAGAAGCTCAAAATCTTCAATCTTTTCGATGTTTGTGAAATAGCAGTTGTTAAGTGATGTTGCATTGAGCTTCTGTACTAATGGGGTGCCAAGCTGCCAGAGTGAGCGCCCAGAAAACGAGCATCGCAGGTTGAAGCAATGGTCGAATAGGGCTTCTGCCTCTTCTTGGGTGTAGTCGACACCAACCTCAATCGCACCGTTGATAACACGCTGAAGCGTCTCAACCCAGGTCTCGTTGTTCCCGTTTTCCTTCTTGCGGCTGTAGGTGCGGAGAAATACTATTTCTCCCATTCCATTAAAGCCCCATGGCGCTTGCTTCGTTTTGTAGGAGTCGACAAAAGATTGACTAAGAGTTGACATGTTTCCATTCCTGTAATTGGCTAGTGATGAGAGAGACGAGTGTACCGTAAGGATGAATACTGAAATGGTCTAGCATCCAACTAATTTTTATTTTATAAGGCCAAGTTCCCTGGCTGTAATTAAAGGTATTTGTTTACCTTTTTTATATTTAAGAATTCTTGTATTTATTCCTGGCGCTATTTCAAAGGGAATCCAATAATCCTCAGTTACTATGAAAACCTGATTTGCATCAAGGGACGAGTGTGTGTTATATCCCCATAGTTGAATTATCTCATTACTTTCTTTTTCGTTTACACAATCACCAGTTGGGTGTCCGCAAACTAGACACGGAGTACGAGTTGCTCTTAAGTACGTAACTCCATCAATTTCTTCATTTTCATCTTGCCCGCCAAAACCAGGGCTTGAGTAAAATGGCTGATTCATCTACTTATTATACAGCTTGCTAAAATTCCTGAAGAAGAAACCCAAACCTGGATATTTCATCCCTTATTTCATTGTATTGAGACATTGGTATCGATGAATCAAACTTTTCATCCATGGTCTTTCTGAGCATCACCGGATAAAGCGCATGTCTGGTGTGATTCTCGCCATTCTCTGGATAAATGAGAATTTCGTCCCAGTTGACCGTTTTTCCAAGATTCACTGTATACGGAGCCGCCAACATGGCAACAGGCATTATCTCCCCATCATCCGTCGTGCTTACGTGGGTGATTGTTAGGCATTCCTTAACGGGCATGTCTGGGTCAAGAAACGCATCAGCAAGCTCAATACCTTTTGTCTTTTCCGAACTAGAAGAACAGTACCCTTCGGCAACCATGGTTATTCCGGTTACTCCCCAGTATTTTCTCAACATTAAACAAAGTTTTTTGCATTTAGTAAATCTTTTAGCGTGTGGCTCTTTTGATATCTCTGATTTCATTTGGGCTATTATCATTAGGCTTGGGCCAACCCAGCCTATGAAGTGAGTGGCTATATCTTCGCCAATACCGTGCTCTTTTACGGCGGTATCTTTTGCCAGTTGGGCCGACGTCAGGGCAAGAGCACACTTGCCAAAATCGTCAATATAATCGTCCACCGTGAGATATTAAGGGAAAATCTCCACCCCCAGGGGAAGCCCCATCCCCTACGACCCAAATCCATCGACTAGAGTCTTCTTTATGGCAAACAACAGCAACCCCAAGAAAACAGCTAATAAAAAGAGTCCTGCGAAAAAAGCAGCCGCTAAAAAAGCACCTGCAAAAAAGGCAGCACCGAAAAAGTCAACTGCGGCAAAGAAGACCGAAATCAAGGTTGGCGATTCGACGGTGTCTTTCGTGAATGCAGAAAAGTTCGTTAATCACGTACTTGACGATGTTGCATCAAAGTCAACTTTTGTAAATTTAAAGATTGATGAGAACGTTCAAAAGCAGAAGCGCTCACTTAGAAGATTCTTCAAGAAGCTCTTCAAGTAAAAACACATCTGGACGGTCATGACAACTGACCACAGAAAAGCTCCAAGAAGACAAATTCTAAATGTCACCAAGAGTGGCAGCTGGGGAAACGTCGCGTATCATCACGAACTATCCTGTGGACATACAGAGATTCGTAAACGTGCGGCGACCGGGGACATTGCATGCGCTTGGTGTTTTCGTGCCAAACAGCGTGATGTCGAAATGAAATCACTTGTTCGCGGCCCTATCTTACTCATAGATGAACCCGACTTGGGCTTAGAAGAGATGAAGATAGATAAGACAAGAGCAACCCTGTCATCCCGATTTGGGATTCCGCTTGATGCTGTTGATGTCATGGCTGAAGATATAAATGGGAAACTAGTAATTAGAAATGCTGTTATTTATCTTTCTGCTTTGGATGTTGAAAAGCTGACACGCAATAAGTAGGATGTCGTCCTTACCACTTGACTAAACGGGGGATACATGAATAGCTCTGAAGTATCGGCTAAACCACCAAAGAACGGCAAGTGTCTCGGCTATGACCCAAATATTTTTTTCCCGTTTGCGGAAAAATCCGGAGACTCCTATTCGCGGAGTTATGTAAGAGGAAGAGAAAATACGATTCTCGCAAAATCAATATGCAAAGAATGCCTCGTTTCGGAAGAGTGTCTTCAGTACTCATTGCTTCACGAACCGCACGGAATCTGGGGTGGCAAAACGGAACGAGAAAGAAAGACTCTGAGAAGAAGACTTGGTGTGTCGCTAGTACCGAAAGAGCCAATAAATATTTTGCTCGGATTTAAGTTCGGGGGCTAGGTTACAGAAATGGCACAAAACCCATCAGAACAAACCTCCAACTTCCTAAACAGGCTTAGTGGAGTGCGTCAAACAGGTAACGGCTGGCAAGCAAGATGTCCGTGCAGAGAGGACGACAATAATCCGTCACTCGCTATCGGTCAGGGCGTAGACGGAAGAACGCTTGTTACTTGCCATCGCGCAATGTCTTGCGATGTAGAAAAGATTTGTAGCTCGGTTGGTTTGAAAGTTTCTGACCTGATGCCCCCAGATGGAAATTTTGTTCCGTCAAAGGATGTTTTCAAGCCAGTCAAGCAGAGCCCTGTAAAAAGCACGCAGGTTAATTCACCAAGTGCCAGCAAGCCAAAGTTCGTAAAAGCTTACGATTACACCGATGAGCATGGTGTTTTGTTGTTTCAAAAAATGCGTCTAGTTGATGATGAAGGAAAGAAAACCTTTAGACAAAGAAAACCAGATGGCTCTGGAGGTTGGGTTTATTCGCTAGGCGAAACTCCCAAGGTTCTTTACAATCTCCCAGCTGTTCTTGAAGCGAAATCAAAGAATATTCCGATATGGCTTGTCGAGGGAGAAAAGGATGCCGACACGCTCATTGATATGGGTATTGTCGCTACAACTATGCCTGGTGGTGCGGGAAAGTGGTTGGATATTCACACCGAAGCCCTTGCTGGCGGGATAATCGAGATTGTTGCCGACAACGACGAAATAGGCAAGAAACACGCAGTTGATGTTTTCAATGAATTACAGTCAGCCGGATGTGACTCGCAATTATGGATTTGCCCATCAACCAAGGACATAACGGACCACCTTGGTTCTGGAGAAAAGATTGAGGACTTAATTCCACTCGATGCGTCGCAGCAGATTGAGCAGATTCAAATACCAGAAAAAGAAATTGAAGAGTTATCAGCAGAAGAATTAACTCTCATAAAGCTCAACGAACTCCTCAACAGAGACGACCTTACCGCAAAACAAAAGATTGCAAAAAGCAATCTAATAGTCGCATCATCCACAGTTGGGCATGTACTAGATACAGGAAGACTTGTTCAATGGAATGATTTTCTTGCAGAATCAACAAACGAAACACATGACTGGGTAATACCAGGACTGGTTGAGCGCATGGAGCGAGTGATTGTTGTTGCTGCCGAGGGCGTTGGAAAAACAATGCTTGCACGACAGATAGCAATTTGTTGCTCTGCGGGAATTCATCCTTTCTCCTTTCAGAGAATGCCACAAGTCAGAACCTTGACAGTCGACCTTGAAAACCCAGAAAGAATTATCAGAAGAACGTCGAGACAGATTGCCGCAGAAGCAATGAGTCTTTCAAAAATTGAAAAATTAGAAGCATATATTTTGACAAAGCCATCGGGAATGGACTTACTAAAAGCTCAAGACAGGTCGATACTTGAAGAGGCGATTGAAGAAGTACAACCGCAGATGCTCGTGATTGGACCGCTCTACAAAGCCTTCCTTGACCCAGGTGGAAGAACTTCTGAATCGGTAGCTCTAGAGGTAGCGAAATATTTGGACACAATCAGGACTGTGTATAATTGTTCATTATGGATTGAGCATCACGCTCCACTTGGCTCGACAATGTCTACAAGAGACCTACGCCCATTTGGTTCTGCTGTTTGGTCGAGGTGGCCAGAGTTCGGTATCTCTTTACAACCGGACCCAACGGCTCTGGGCGATTATGTTTATGACGTTAAACACTTTAGAGGAGCGCGAGAAGAACGCCCGTGGCCACTAAAGATGAAGCGTGGGAAGAGATTCCCGTTTGAAGTTATAGATTGGATGAAAGTTGGGCCATGAGCGAAGACAAGTCTAAGCCAATAACAACTAGGGAGTTTTTGAGCGAACGTGATATGCGCATATTCAAAATGCGTCAAGCCGGAACCTCAATAAATGAGATAGCCAGAAGATTCGGAATATCAAATAGCGTCGTTGCGAAAGCAATTCAGCGACAGCTAGAAAAGATGAACAAGGAAGCGGTTCTTGCTTACCCTGAGGTATTGCGAATGGAGCTTGAGCGACTGGATAATCTTCAGCAAGCAATCTGGCCTATGACTCAACACAGAAGACAGGTGATGGATGATGGCTCAGAGCAGTCAATAGAGCCAGACATGAAGGCTATTCAACAGGTTTTGTCAATCATGGATAGAAGAACGAAGTTGCTAGGTATGGAAAGCACCAATATCAATGTTCAGATGGATGTTAATGGCTCACAGAACGTGCGGGCCACGATTGCTGGACAGGAAGGCGTAACAAGGCCGGCAATAGGTTTCGACCCTGAATCCGAGGCAAAGAAGCTGCTTGAGTTGATGGCCATATCGGGAGTTCTTCCAGCCGACACAATAAAAGCCCTGATGGGTCCTAGCGAATCTGACATAATAGACGCAGAAATAGTCCCAATAGAAATAGATGATAGTGTTGACGAATCGGAAGAGGAAGATGATGTCATCTGAAAATAATAGTCAAATGAATAATGGTGTTGTCCATTCAAACATCGGTCCCGCAATGGATAAATTGGCAGAAACAATGGATATGACCATTCAACCAATAGAAAAAGACGATGACGGTCCAGCTCAGGTTCAGCAATTAATCAGATGCACCGATACCGACAGGGACAGATGGAGACAGGCGTCTGCGCTATCCAATATGACTGTTTCTGCATGGATTAGACAAACACTTAACACCGAGGCAAAAACTCTCCTTGAGTGTGAACACCCATTGAACGAAATGTTGTTGTACCCGTGGGCAAAAATATGCAAAAAATGCAATACTAGAATATTGTAGTTTTAGCTAATTATAAACTCCTGGCCTTTTGGGCATAGTGGTATCATTGCAAGCGAAATGTCTTCGCAAAATAATGAGTTTGAGATTCCCTTTAGCCAGTCACGCCGTGGCAAAAAAGAGGAAATTAACGTTAAGGCAATAGGCCGGCGAATTGGCTCATCGGCAGCAAGCAGACTCGTTGACCGACCGAATATAGGTGGTAGAAGAAGGCGCGGAACTCGTGGACTTGGCATCCCAGATGGAGACCTGAATCCCCGCACTAGAGTTGATGTCGACGGAGATGGAACAATCTTCGATGGGTGGCCTGGCTGGGAGCAACCAGACCCAACCCCATCATCGATGCCTAATGCTCCAAAATTATCTCTATCTAGTGGAGAAAAAGATAAAAAACCATCTTTCCCACGCAAACCTACATATGGCCCATTCATTGGAAGTGCTGAAGACAGATTTGGCAAAGCAAAAACATGGGAAGAGTTTAAAGAAATTTACGACGACACCGAAATAAACTTCTTTGACTACGAAACAACTGGTCTTGTATTTGACGAATTCAGAGAGCCGTCGGCCAATGGTCAGCCAGTTCAGTTTGGCGTTGTGAGAATGAAGGGCGATAAGGAAATAGCTCGCTTGAATCTGTTTATGAACCCAAAAGAGCCGCTTGGCGAATGGTCGGCAAGAGAATTAAAAGATAGAGACGGAAACCAGCTAACAGACGAATGGCTATCCAGACAGATGTCCATGGCCGAAGCTCACAGGGCACTCGTTGAATTCGCTGGAGAAGATGCAATATTTGGTGTGCAGAATGCTGCGTTTGACAAAGACGTTCTAGAACAGACGCTTAGCGATGCCGGAATTGAATGGCGTCCCGGTGGATACCTAGATACAAAAGACATAGCAGACATGACTCTTCCTAAATGGTCTGAAGAAAATCAGGATGGGCCGTTCGTCATTGACTCTGAAGGAAACAAAAAACCATCAAATGGCCTTGCAGCAATAACCAAATACCTAGAGGTTGAGCTAGGGGAAAAACACCACACTGCAGATGCTGATGCACAGGCTACCGGCCTAGTGATGTCGGCGATAATAAATGGTGCCATTGAGAGAGACTGGCCGACAAATCTTCTTGATTCAGAAAAAAGAAAAACAAAACTGCAGAAAGATAATGAAAAATTTGATGCAGAAATAAAAAAATTTAGAGCAGCAAAAGAAGAATTTATTAAAGCTGCAAAGCAAAACGAACAGCCAAGCTTGTCGTCTGGTTCAAAAGAGCGCCCAATAATAAAACTAGAAAACGACAAAAAGCGCCCAGTGATATCGTTCCAGAAAGATGAACGAGAATTGCTAAAAAAACATCGTTCAACAAAATACAAATATGGCGACAAGAGTGCACTTGGTGGAGAAATTAAGTCTACTAAAACCAACTGGCTAAAGGGTTTGTCAAGTGAGCAAATTTCAGAACTCATAGTTCCCAGTTCGCAAGAAGAGCACTACAGAATGTGGGTTGACGATATAGCCCCAGGCGCATATGAGACACCGTCAATCAATGAGGCATTCAGGAAATATTATGACGAGATGATGGCAGGAAATCCATGGGATGAGGTTGACTATTCTCCGGACAACGTCCAGGCTTCACGGGATGCAGTAAAAGCACTGCTTGACTCATCACCAGCCGTTAAATGGGCCTTTGAAAACCATGGGGCTCCATCCATTGGTGTGATGTCAGCAAAAGGAATTGAAACCTACGAAGCAATACCATCTGTAAGTCAAAAATTGACCGCGCTGCAGAATGAAAGATTTTTAGCTAAAAAACCATTTGTCAGGGCAAGACTTTCTCCTGGAACCAATTTGCTGATATTTAACAAGCGTGCCCTCATTGATAGAGAGGGCTCGATTCCCGGGGAAGAGACTCCGCTCCTATGGTCAGACGCGCATATGCCACTAATAACCGATGCGCATATAGATAAATCAATCACTGGAACGATTGTTCATGAATGGGGACACTGGCTTGTTTTTAGAGCAGTAAAAGACACAGAGCAGATAAAAAGGAATAGAACCAACTTCTTCGGCTCGGGGGACCTTAACGACGATAATTACATCAAAGCCCTCGCCCTATCTGAGTACTATTCAAAAACAGAAAAAAACAATGGACTTATGGATTTATGGAATAAAAAAGTTCCCATAGAAGACTCCAGAGAGGTTCCGCGTGTTCTGACTTCATATGGTCACGTAAACGAGGCAGAAACATTCGCCGAAGGTGTAGTTGCATACTTTCATCCAAATCCAGAAGTAAGAAAAAATGCAATAAATGAAAAGTTGCGCAACGATATTGAGACATTCCTGGGAGATGGGGACGGAAAGAAACCGTGGGACGATAATGAATCCATAGAGCTTGCTATATCCTCTGGGCGGACATCTAAGCAGCGTTTGGAGAAGAGAGAAGCCAATTCAACCTCATCGGAACAGGCATTTTCGTCAATGCCAGAGGATGACAGGGAATTGGCCCGACTTGACTACTTCTTGTCACTCTCTTCTGGCGCAATAATTCCCGAATCCGGCTCGCGCAAACTAGAAATAATAAACGATTTTGATGATAGAAAGAACGACAATTTTGCGACTCCGATACGCGTTGTGAGCTTTAAGGACAGTAACGGGAAAGATGTTGAGTACACGATATTTGCCACTGGGAAATTTGGCGACAGCGTTTACGTTTTTGAAAAGACAAAACTAGATAAATACGTATCAGAAAAAGAAGAAATGATTTCTCTCGCCAATGGGGTTCCATTTGAGGAGGTTGGCATATCCGTCATAAGTACAATGACAGACGAAAGAGAAATACGAGATAAAAAAAATGGCCTAGTTGGCGTAATGTCTGTCATGCCTCCGTCGGGTGACGGAGAAACATCCGTAGTACACGAAATTGCAATCGACGACAAACATAAAAGAAGAGGACTCGCCTCTGCTCTGTTTAAATACCACAGAGACTCATGGCCGGACCAAGACCTGCATCACAGCTCGGCACTTTCTGATGATGGGAGAGCGTTTGCTGCGGCTACCCCGTTTGACGGAACGTCCAATCCTCCAGTCGGAAATCTTCAAAACGATTTAACCAATTTCGTAAGAGGTTTGATGGAAGTGCTTCCTGACGATGAAAACGATAACGACATATCACTCTCCTCTGGGGCGAAGTATTCAGAAATTGTGAAGAGGCAGCCAAATCCTTCACGTGAGCAAATTGATTCTTCTAGAAACTTTAAGGATTTCGTTCAACTTGACGAACTAAGAAAAGAAGACGTATGGGCGACCACCGGCGTTGATGATTTCGGTGATGACATAACGGAAATGGTGGACTCAGAAGATAGGGCCAACATAAAGAAAGATATCAAGCAGTCAATTGAAACGTTGTTCTCTTACGAGATTGAGCTTGACGACAGTATTGTTGTAACGTCCAATTCTGGAGAAAAAATCAATCTCGGAAACAGGATAAAAATTACAGCTGTTGTTGAAGACGTTCAGGTCTCTGCTCTAGAAGAAAAAGATATCTCCGAACAGATTAACGAGATAGGGCACATGCTTATCGGAGAAGATAAGAAGCCGCTCACAAGGGTGGATGTAAAATTCAAGATATCCCCAGCCGATTCCGCGGCTACGGAAAAACTGCTCGCCTTAGGTGTGCCGGAGAGTCTTATCGATATCGACAATCCAAAAACAGACATTGAGCTTGGGCGCGCTCATAGAGCGATATTTACGGACGGCAGCAAGACGATAGTGTCCCATGAGTCAATATTCATTAGTAATAGCGCTCGCGGTAACGGTTTGGCTAGTGTATTTAATGCCAGAAATGAGTCGCTATATAGAGAGATTGATGCCGATTCAATAATAACCCAAGGCATGTCCTCATCGTCTTCAGACCAAATCGGCGCTACCCATTGGGCCAGAAATGGTTTTACTATCCTCGGCGAGCCATCGAAGCAGAGATTCATTGGCGTAATCGATGATGCCATAACCAACAAACCAGGGTCATTCTCTGAAGAGGAGAGGAAGAGAATATCCTCGCTATACAAAAAAGATAAAAAGACTGGGAAATTCACCTCTTCTGCAACCCCAGAAGAACTAATTGACTTCAGCGAAGCAGACGAAGTGTTTGGCCTCTCCAACAACGGTGATGGAGAAGCAATATTTTTCACTCGCGAAGTCTCAAAGCCAAGCGGAATCAATAAGGCAATGAACAGAATGAGGAGAAGGGTTGGTTCGGAAAGAACTGAATCGATTTCTCCGTCGCTTTCTTCTGGGGCTTTTGATTACCGCGGGCTCCATGGGGCTCCAGGTCGTGGCTCTGGAGCACCACTGCACGACCTGATATCCCCAGACTATTCGGTATACCCGGAAGACGTATATTCATCAAACGCTATTAAATACTACGGGGTTGGAGACGATAACCTTGATGCATCAGCATTCAACTTGATTAGAAGCTTTAAGGGTAAGCCAAACGCAGAGGTCACTATATATAGGGCTGTGCCTACTTCTCCTGAGACGAGAATTTCTCGTTTGGAAAAAGAAAAAGCTCACATAATGAAGTATGGAAAAGTACCAAAGAGCGCCGTAACCAATCTAGGACCAAGCGAGTACTACGAAAAAATTAGCAATGAAATAGATGAGTTGAAAAACAACCCAGAAGTCAGGTCTTCCGTTTCTTCTGGGGACTGGGTTACCCCATTTAGACAATATGCAGTAATGCATGGAGATGGTGCTCTTCGTGGAGATTATGAAATAGTAAAGAAGCGTGTAAAAGCAAAGAATGTCTATACGGACGGAAATTCATGGCTTGAGTGGGGCTATGACGATAGTAAGGGTTCGTTGTCTTTGTCGTCTGGGGAGCAACCTAAAATAAACCTATCAGATGATGAAAAAAGAGAGATAATACGTCTCGCATCTCAAAGGACGGATAGTTTCTCGCGTAGTGTTGTCGCTCAATACCACAGAAACAACGGAAGACTATCGAACAAGCAGTGGGCTTCGTTAAATCGAATGACATCCAGGGGCGCTCTTGGTCTTGGTTCTGGAATGGTGAGCGATGGGGAAATACTAACTAGGGTTGCCAAGTCTTTTGAGAGGGCATCACTTCCAGATGAGCCATCAACGCCAATAGACCAGAGACTTATTTCAAAAATGGTTTCTGGACTAAAGAAAAAAGATGGAACACCGGTGTCAATTAACGACTTCCTTGGTTTCTTGTCAAAAATAGCTGACATAAATGACGACAGACTGGGTAACCACCCAGGTTTCAATGATTTGGAAGAAACAATCTTACCGATTGAATCACTTGCAGATATTTTTAAAGAACTTGGTCACTCAAGAATCGATGTACCCGGCTCAAGGACAAAGAAGATACTCGGACCAGTGGTCAGAGAAATGGTCGACCTTGTTGGTGACGATGAATTTTTGGAGGATGCAAGACAATACGCGCTCCCACCACTGGAGGTGTGGGCCCGAGCAGCAGCAAAGTCGATTTTACAAATGCAAGAATTTACAAAAGACGTTGGTGAGCCGCGGCGTGAGTTTATGAAGCGCGAATTTAGTATTGAGTCACTTGATGGGGTTAATTCCTTTGTGCTTAGAGATATTGGTGGAGAAATCATCATGTCTGGACCAGTTTCTGATATGCAGCAACGGGATAGGCACGAATTCCAATATTCAAACTTGAATTCAATAATGTTCAGCTACCACCAGCAAACTCCAGGCATTCCTTTTATGACGATGGTTAAGCGCCATTTGTATCCAGACGACCCATTGGCTGAGGTTCTTGCTGACAGAAGGGTTATGTCGGCAAATAATGATGCCGCAATGGGTGGAAGAAATATGGCGGAGAGTCTAGAAAACGCCATCTTGACCCCTCTGGATGTTTACAAGTTCTCTGACTCTCCATCAGGAAGAAGAGTAAGGGAAATGTTTGAAAGGGCATATACCGACGTTGCTCACTACGATGAATTTTCCAGGAGATACGCCACTCGTGTGAGAAAACTTGTTTCAGATGCCGGTTTAGACCCAGATTCACCTGAAGTTAAGCGCGCACTCACAACAGGATGGACACAGGTTGCGGACTCAACGGAAGAACCACCAGAAAATGGTGGAAGGTTCATCTCGGCTGCTTTGTTGGTACGCAACCTCGTAGCAGGCCTGTATCGACCATCGTGGGATATGTCCGGAGAGGCGTATACCACTCCTCATGAATTTATGCACCTAATAACTGGTCAGGGTTTCACGAGACACGGAGAAATGGCTTCAAATATTGGATGGCTCGGTGCTTTTGGTAAGGATGTATGGCCAAAAGTTGCAACCCTGCTGGGCGTCCAGGCGAGATTCTTCGACCTGCAAAAAGAGGACTCAGCGGGTGGCGACCTCATCGAAGGAAATGAACAATTCAGGGTTCTTGTTATGAACGAGATTAAAGAACTTCTTGGTGGTGATGGGGACGACTACGGACGCACAAGCCAAGCACTACTTGAAAAATTGTATGAAGAGGGCGGAATATTAAGAACAGCAAAAACGGATGGGCTTTTTGAAGGATTCAACTGGATTGACCCGCTCCTCCCACTTGAGGCTTCAGACCTTGGATGGGGATTGAAATTTGGACAACCAAAAGATGACGAAGGGTTAAGCCTGAGTTCGGGAGCCTTGAATCGTAAACCAACCAAAAAGAACATCGCTGACGGTAAAAAAATTCTTGAACGTTTAAAGAATGAGTCTGATTTTTCAGAAAACGGTGAAAGCCTAGACAACATGTACGCTCGTGGCGCAGTTGTCTCTTCAGAAAAAATTGTAAATGCCGAAAACAGAGATATTGCTAGAGACATAGTGCTTGATGCTGAGAGAAATATGAATAGCTGGAAGGCAGAAGAGGAATCCGCACGTAATTCCGGCATGGCTGGATATGTCTATGAGGCCGAGGGCATGCGTGATGGCGCATCACAAACATTCACGGCAATGTATGGACCGTTGACAACCGTTACCGAATACAGGAGAGAGAATAGAAGAAACGAACGTTCAAGCAGTCCAAGTCTTAGCTCTGGAGCCGAACCAAGCCGCTACGTTGTTGACCCATACGCTGGATTCAATCACCGGCTTAACCAAACAAAAAAATTTGCAGACCCAGAAGAAGAACTAAATAAAGTCAGAGAACTTTACGCAAAATATAGAGATAGGTCCATCCCGTGGACAACTGGACCAGAAATCGAGGATGAGAGCGCGATGTCAAGGGCTGTCAACGAGGTCATGGGGGAAGGGGTTGTTCCCGATTGGGATGGCGTCCGCGCATTTGCGGATGCGAAGAGGAAGCGAATCAAGGAAGATAAAGAATTCATCGAGGAACTAAAACAAGAACACATAAGACGGTTTGGTTATTCTTTCACCGAAATTCCTGGAAAAAAGAAAGCCGCCATAGAGATATATGATGACGAGCTTGCCTATAATTCACTTAATGACCTTTCATTTGAAATAGGAAAAGGTAAAAATGGTGAAACAAAAACAAGAAATGAAATTAAGAAAATTCAAGAACAACTAGAAAAGCTAAATTACGACAAAGGTGGGGAGTTTGTCCTTGAAGACGGACCAGATGGTTTCAAGTATTACCTAAAGAAATTAGACATGTCGTACATAGAGGAAGAAAATAATGAAAGATTAAGACTGATTGAAAAATACAAGTCGGAAGGTCTTACCGCAATCGAAGCGACTATGCGCGCCTGGGATGACATACGAGATGACGAACGGTTCTCTTGGGAAAAAAGATACGCAAAAATTACAGAGGATGAACAATGAACAATAAGATAACCAAAGAAATGATTGATTCCTACATGTCGCACTTCTCCGAAGAGGAGATAACCGACATTATCGCAGCGGAAAAGAGCGAGATTCACTCAGGTTTCCCATCCAATAGGGCGAAGCAGTCAAAAAGGGCCAAAAGACGCTCCTCCAGGAAAACCCCAGAGTCTGGTAATCTTTAACAAGTAAGCACTATGCCTAATCAATTTTACGAAGACGACGAAGAGTACGTAGAACTCATAAAAGAGTACGAGCGATACATACGCGACACCCCTGGCGCATACGAGGATTTTGACGAGTGGCTTGAAATCGAATATGGTCAATCAAGAAAAAAGGCAATTAAGCGCCCTAAAAGGAAACGTGATAAGGAGTTCTAATGACCGTCCCAAATACAGACTCAAATGACAATCAGATATTGTCGGAAATCGCCGCTGCGGACGGGAAATTAAGACACGACAGCTTTGAGTCGTACATGGACGCAATCGCAATCTTTGAGCACTCAAAGAGAAGGTTCAAGACTGGCGAGCTAGTGAACGACAAGGATAACGAGTAATGAGCGACGAAGATAACGAAGAAAAAAAGGATTCAGAGAATCCAAACGCACGAGCCATACCGGTTTCCGAAGTTGTTAAACCGGTAGGCCCGCGTATTAGACCGCGACGAAAGTGTTGCGGAAATTAAGTAAATGAATCTTTAATGATTCAGCGTTATTGTGTTTTTCGTGTCTTCTTTAATTGCTTGTTTGCCACGACAATGCCCAATTCCTTTGCTGATGGCTCATTAGCCAGAGCTGAAAGTTCTGCTTCGTAGATTTCCGAGTACTCATCGGAGTGACGACTCTTCAGGACGAGGTGAGCCCTGCGTCGTGCTTCTTGCCTCATTACAGCAAGGGCCATTGAGCGTTGTTTTTCTACCCCAGTAAACTTGGGTCTTCCTTTTTTCATTCCTTTTGCTTTGAGCTTGTTGTACTCTGACATATTTAGTAACTCCTTAGGTAGGTGGATTAATTAGAGTAGTTAAATAATATGTACTAGGAACAAAAAACACAACCTCACCTATAAAAATAAAAAGCGCCCGTTCCATGGTCTCTGCCATGGGTTAACGGGCGCTTTTAATCGTTCAGTTACTTAAAATGGCTCTTCTGCGTCCATCATTCCGCCGCCAACTGGGGCTGCTGTCATTGGCTTTGTTCTGCGCTGTGTTGATGCGGAACTACCGGTCTGGGCTGGAGCTGATGATTCCCCTGATTGCTTAGTCCTACGGACAATGTCCTCAAGGCCCTTGGTATCAATCGCAACCGTGTCGGCAATGACTTCCACGATTGAGCGTTTTGCGCCATCTTTGTCATCGTAGGAGCGTTGCTCAAGTCGACCAACAACAACAACTGGAAGACCTTTTCCAAGGGTTCTAGCTGCATGCTCGCCAGCAAATCTCCAAGCCACAACATTGAAGAAGCTTGTCTTTTCTTGCTTTTCATTGCTCTGGTCGTACCAGACGTGATTAACAGCGACAGAGAATGCGCAACGCGCTTGTCCTGAAGCCGTAAAGGTGAGTTCTGGGTCTCCTGTGAGATTTCCAGAAATCGTGATTGGTGCTAAATTCATTATTTCTCCTATTCCTAATGGGTTTTTACCTGCCCCCAGATGATACACAGATGAGACTATGCTGTCAACATGTCAGAACCAAAAAGTATCTCAGAAGCCAAACTCTTAATTGCCGACACAATCACGGAAGCCGTCCTATCGTTCCAGACATCTGGCGAAGAGAATGAATCCGACATGGATGAGTTGCGGGTTAACACTGAGGATTTTGTTGAGCGCGTTCTCGATTCTTTGCAACTAAAAATAGTTTCAGTGAGTAGCAAGACAGGGATTGTCTGTACCATGGACCCAATCAATACTGAAGAGTTCATATTTGTAGACTGATGATTGGTCACAAAACCCTTTAACCATAAGGGTTTTGACAAATGTTGCGCATCCGTGTCAATTTGGTATACTTATAAGCACCCCTTGGCGGGGTTAATAATCACTTACATATAGAGCAAATACTAACTCTACTTTTATCCGCCGAACGAAGGACAAGCAATTGAAGCAACTCACAGGATGGACTATTTCTATACTTTTTGGAGCTCTTGGGATTTCACTCCCAGGGACAACGAAGGCGGAGGTGGCCACACTGTTGCCTCCCCAGGCTGTCATGGTCTTAACGCCGGACAGGATGGAGGAGGTTAAGACGAAGGCTGTTTTGCTGGACGTTTACGCTTTTGGCGAGAATAGCCAGCGAGTAAAAACACTTCAGAAGACAATTGGAACAGTTCGAGTTGATGGTGTCTATGGCTCAATAACGCGCCGCGAACATGTTGAAAAACTCCAGGCACTGAACCTGCCTATAAGTAATGTCCCAACTCCACCAATAAGTTCTATTTACGATATTCCAGGCGACCAAGACAAGCGCTGCCCGATGTGGGAGCCATTATTCAGAGAAGTAGGTTTGGAGCCAGTCGAAGTGTTCTCTTATATTGCTTGGCGCGAGAGTGGCTGCAACCCCCAGGCACAGAACGCTAAATGGGATGCGAACGGCAACATGACATACCACCTGAACAAGGACAAGTCGTACGACACTGGCTTGCTGCAAATTAACTCAAGCTGGTATTCGGTGACAAAGCTTGTGTGCGGGGATGACTCTGTCAACGGACGCATGGCTGGCCTTAAAGACCCTGTCTGCAATATTCGTGTAGCAAAATACATTATGGACAACTCAAAAAGCAAGCTTGGAAACTGGAGAGTTTACAAAAACTAATCTCCCGCAGGGGTTGATTTATCTTCAGTACGGTGTCATGATGAACGCACTATGGCTGCAGAGTTTGATATTCCCCAAAAAGCTTTTGATTTTAAGAAAGATTTGTCCTACGGTGAATCCGGGGAAGAACTGGTTAAGTCTTTTTTCGCAACGCTTTCTGATGGCGCTTTTGAAGTTAAAAGCGATAGGTACAGAAACGGCCGCATGGTCATCGAGACAGAACAGAACCCTCGTGGAACACAAGACAGCAACGGTGACAAAATTTGGGTTAAGAGCGGGATAAATATAACCACAGCAAAATGGTGGGTGTACATCTACGCGATGGACGGTTCATTTGTAATAATTTCGGTGGCAAGGTTGAAGCGCTTTTTAAGGAAACACCCTGATAAGTTTAATCAAGGAACAAAACGGGATTTTGGTGGCCAAGATAACCCCGCAAAGGGTTTTCTTATCTACCCAGAAGATGTAATAAAAATGATGTACGACAAAGAATACGACGAAACGGAGTAGTATTTAAATCATGTTAGAACTTACCGACCAAACATTTAATGAAACAATAAAGTCATCAGACAAGATTGTTATTGCTGATTTCTGGGCACCATGGTGTGGACCATGCTTAAAGCTCTCACCATTACTTGAAGAGTTGTCAGCAGAATTTACTGACACTGTGGTTTTTGCAAAAATCAACACAGACGAAAACATGGAGACAGCCAAGGAATTCGAAATCATGTCGATACCATCTCTTCTTATTTTCCACAATGGTATTTTCCAGGGGAAGATGAATGCGTCAGGAAGCGTCAGTGCATTGCGTGAACGAATAGCCAGCACGGTAGAGGTTTTCAAATGAGACCCGCCCTTGTATCGGCTCACTCTTATAAGGTGTAGAAACCGTAGCGGTCCATGTTGGTTCAACTCCAACCAGGGGCACATTGTAGGAAAGATGGAGAAATAATGAAAAATAGACGACAAACCTATGAACTAAACGTAACTGAAGCACAGATGAAAGAACTTCAGTTATTGGTCAAGCAAGAACGGCAGAGGATTGCCACAGAAGGCTCAAAGCGCACACCTCAAGTCGCAAGACTGCAGGGTCTACAGAAAGCGCTTCAGCGGTCGATTTACTTTCATAATAAACACATTAATAAAGTAAACGACTCAAATTTCTCTGAAGAAGATGCTTGGTGGGAAGCGACCAGGTAGACAGAGGGCCTGTAGCTCAGTGGTCAGAGCAGGGGACTCATAATCCCTTGGTCGTGGGTTCAATCCCCACCGGGCCCACTAAAAGTATTTGTCGCCCAGTTTCCTGTGTGCCCATAATCCGTAGAATGAACGTTCAGAAGGTTTAAACCCACCCAATACGGCGTGAGCCATAAGGAATAAGTCAACAACGATGAGGTCGTTTTCCTGCCACATGTGTACTTGTTGTAAGTCTTCATTTTCTTGTACATTTTCCGTAAATTTCCAACAGAGTTTTTGAAATCTCAAATTTTCTTCTTCGGATGGTTCCCTGTTGTCAAAAGTATGTAAGTAAAAACTTTCTCTGTCATATTTGAACAGAGCATTTAATCTCAAGGCATACCTTCCTGATGTTTCGTACATCTCAACCGCATCATGTAGCGATGGTTCTCCCTGCTCGTCTATGTCCAGTTGTTCCCAGCTATAAAAGGCAGCTATCTTGCACTTTTTTAAGAACGATGCTTCTTCTTCGCTGAATAAATCGTAAACGTCAGAGATATTCACGAATAGAGTGTTCCCCTTATCGCTATCGCAGGAGAATTTCTCCATATTCCAGGTAGCGCCGATTGCTGGATTTCTATGACCCATGTGCTCTATGTGCCACGGCAAGAAAAGCTCGTCTTTGGGGATGCCATGTTTATTGAGTGCATCCATAGTTCGCAAATGGTTTTCTTCGTATGGCCAGCATTGCTCGAACGGGATTGTGGAGTTCGGATACCAGTTGGCATAGTCGCCAAATAACCGTGTCACCTCTAGTTGCTGTTCACGGGAGAACCTGAAGCCACGAAAAACGACGATTGCCTGTTTCTTGAATAATTCAATGTATTCCGGTAGTTCCCGGACAAGCGACTCAAATGAATCAATAGGTATGGTCGATATCGGTCTTCTCGACACTCTTTACTCCCTGCGTGGCTGCACTATCTGGGCCCATTCTGACACATGTCTACAAGTTCTGGTGGTTAGAATGGTGGTATGAGGAACCTCAATGTCACAATAAAGACAGTCCTGGATATGTTTGGGGAATCAGAGCGGTGCATAATGCATAAAAATATTGCTACTGTTGAGGTGGTTGAAAAGTTTCTCACCAACGATGAGTTGGATAAATTAATCGGAAAGTATCCAAATAAAAGTGATAAGTTGGGTGTATGAAATATAGATTTTTTTCCAGGATTACACCAATGGGCGAACACATCAAGCTGTTCATACTTGCGCTAGATGATGACAAGGAAGAAATGTATGAAGTAGCCCTTGTCGATGGCGAACTAACAGAAACATCTGAATTAATGAAAAACATAGTAGATGGATTCCAGGACATGAAAGAAATCACTCAGGAAGATGCAATGCGCTTCTACGAAGAGGATGGTGCGGCAGAGGCAATGAAGAAAAGATTTGGATAAATCAAGATGAATGAGCTACAACTACAGATAGAGGAACTTAAGAAAAAAATAGTCCCCGAATACTGGAAATCAATAGATGTAGACGAAGGCTGGTATCAGCTGGTCGTAGATTGCGACAAAGAACTAACTAGAGTGGACCCGAACTACCAGATTTACCAAGTCAAGGAAAAGTTTGGCGGTCTTCGGTACTACGTAAAGCCATCAAACATGGATGACAAGCACACCCTGATACAAATCGGTAATATCATCTCCAAATACGAAGATATCGCATGGAAAACATGTAGCGCCACAGGCAAATCAGGTGTTCTTATGAAGTCAATCGGTGGATGGCGCAAGACGTTGAACCCGGAGTATGCGGCAGAGTCTCTACATCACCAAAAATACTCAATTGCAGAAAAAAATGAAGACAACCCCCCGCCCGCGCACGGGTAACTCCAAGGGTTTATTTACTAAACATTTTAGCAAGCATCGAAAATTTTTTTTTAGTTCTTGTTATTTCTGGTTAAATTTATCCTAATCGCACACACTGTTGTATATATTTACCCCGGGTGTATTACCATTAGCTCAGTAATTCCAGATAAATTAAGCTGATAAACCGCGACACTTTATAAAATTATCCCTCTACGGAGAAACGAGCAGGTTAGCAATACATGAGTAGTAACAATGAACAGACATTCATAATCACCATTGAGAAATCAGAAGATGAAGATGTAAAGAACATAGAGATACAGTCACTACTCAAGTCCTTAATAGAACGAGGCTCGTTCATCAAGGTAAAAGAAATAATTAAAACAGGAAGTAAAAAATAAGAGCTACCACTTGGACTCTACAAATGCGTGAGTCTCTGGAATCTCCTCATGTACTACATAGAACGGGTCATATAGTGATTCCCGTAGTTGGTTAGCAAGTGCCGGCTTGAATTCTTCCAGCAGGTTGAAGTACATTTGCCCATAACGAAGTGGGTATTTATCGTTCTTCTGAAGCTCGTACTTGATGCTGACATCAGCAATGAAGTCGTTGTAGGAGATGTAATCGTGTGTCATGTTTTCATTATATGATGTATTTATTATGGGGACAACACGTGACAGCTTGTATCAAGATACTCAAGAAGTAATAGATGAATACGAAGATAAGGCCTTCGTCGAGCTAGCAATGAATGAGGAAATCCCATGCTGCGCGGGAGTGCATCCGAAAGAAACTCGATATTACAAAAAGGTAAAAATAAGGGCAGAAAAGCTTTATGGTTTGGATAAATCTAAGTAAAATAGCTGGAGTCAATTTTCTGCTATTTGGCTCCCCCCCGGTATAGGGGTTTTGTGGAAAGCGTTAAAAAAGCGGGGCTCATAGGGGGTCTCTAAACCCACCCCCACCCCCCATACCACCACCCCAGCAGACGGGGGGCTTCCGATAATCCACACCAAACGAGACCACCTCACAGCGTGACCACCCCAGAGGTAGGTGAGACTTATCCCTAATAGATAACTCCACCCCACCCAGAGGACACCCCAGAGAGCAACCCAAGAGGTATGCCCTAAGTCCAACCCAGAGAGGTACGCCCAGAGGCACGCCAGACACACCCAGAGGCACACCATTGACATACCCCATAGAGACACACCCAGAACACACACCCCAGAGGGACACCAGAGGAACACCCCAGAGAGGTATGCCCCAAGAGGAACACACCCAGACACCCCAGAGACACGCCCAGAAGCCCCAGAGGGGGGGTATATAGTGATGATATATGAGTAAGTCAAAAGGTAAAGAGTATTGCCCTTGTAGTAGCGACCCAGATGGCAGGCGCATACTCACTTGTGATGATGGTGATGATGATGATGAGTAGGTGACCTCACCCCCACCCCCCTGCCCTACCCCCTACCCCCTACCCCACCCCTACCCCCACCCCTACCCCCTCACCCCTTGACCCTCACCCCTTGACCCCACCCCCTTGCCCCAAGCCACACGGGTAGCACACGGGTATTACTAGGTATCACCTACCCCATACCCCTACCTACCCCCATACCTATACCCACCCCACCCCATACCCACCCCATAGCACGACCCTTGACACCCACCCCTACCCCATACCCCCCTTGACCTCACCCCCACTACCCCCCCCCAAACCCCACACCCC